TTATCCTATTTTCACTTACACATAATACTATCATAATAAACGCTAATACTTATTTACAATAAAACTAATAAAAAAGCCAGCTAACATTACGCTAGCTGGCAACTGACATCAACGGATAAAGATTAACTATTTTATTTTCTCATTTAATATTTCCATAAAGTTATGCTTCTGTGCTTCTTTCATAATACTGTTCGTAGTCTCTTTTTTTATTTTCTTTAACATTCCAAGCAATTTTGTAAAGCTAGTTCCTTGATTGTTCTTCTTAATAACCCAGTCGATGAAGAATCCTTTAGCCAAAAAACGGTAAGTAAATCCTGCATCCACACCAGCTTTAATAATTTTCTCTGCCCTTTCAACCAGCTTGTTTGCTTCATCACCCACATATTTAGCAAGAATATACTCTCCATATTTACACGTCTCTGCCAATACCGATTCTTTTATGTCAGCAGAATAAGTCAGATACTTGCTAAGCGTTGTCAATTTGAATCCACCATTCGGTAACATATCATCTGCTTCACCTTTCTTTGCTTTTTGATGTTGCATATCCATATATTTGGCAATAAACTTCAAAACTTCATTATCAGGATACATAGCAAAAGCCTGTCTTGCAAAATCACCTTTCTCCCATTTAACGGATGTATTATTTACTTCTGTAATAAGAGTCTGTATGAGTATCTCATTATTCAATGGATACCTAGCTTTTATGTGTGCAGGGGCTTTAGGAGTGTATTCTTCTGGCTTATCTTTTGGTTTATTACCGTCCTTCTGCCATTTCCTCGCAGCTTCTTCATAATTCTTCTTGCCACGTCTGTCCTCTTCTCGAAGTGCCATTATAGCCATATACCTGTGCTGTCCATCAATAATAGCCAGATAGTCCTTTGCCTTTTCATCTTCTATTGGAAGCCCTGACATAGGGTCTTTCAAACTCAGACCTTCATTTACTACATCTTCTCCATCGACAACTTCCAACTCCGATAGTTGACCACATTCCTTAATGGACTTCATTTTAGCTTTCACATTCGCTTTGTTGATGTCCCGATTAATACCACCAGCAATAAAAGCAACTTTCTTTCCTTCGTTCAATTCTCTTGATTCCAGAGTAAAGATTTCATTCTTACATTCTTTTGTAGTCATAATACCTTTGCAGTTTTTAGACTGGTGCGCTCCAGCTTTAATTAATTTTATACTACAAAGATTGCCCTTTTCTTGAGAAGCTAACGGGAATAAAAAAACACTGCTTTCTTATTCCCCTACTTCACAAGCTGTAGAATGAAGTATTTAGAGAATAAGAAAGCAGAAATAAACAATAAAATAAGTCTCAATCAATAATAAAATGCGTTCAAACTCCTTATGTCCTTATCCTTATATTGTTTCAACAGGGACTTCAAGTAGTCATAGTCAACCAACACACTTTCGTTGCTCACGATACCAGTGAAGTATAGTAGATGAGAAATCAGCGTCTTTTCCTTGTCAGACATATTAGCTCCCTTCTTTCTCTTTTCTTTTACCTGTTCTTGATAATTCAAGGCAGTGATAATCATTTGTGAGAAATAATAAGCGAATACGGAGAATGATTCAGTATGTGGATTACTCAAATCAACGCTACCAGTATTCATTTGGTCTGAATTTACTGTTTCCAATCCGTCTGCACAAAACTTCGCTATACTAGCAATAGCCGTCTTATTATCTATCACGATATTCTTCCTACCTATTTTCAAGGTAATACAAATTGGGCTTTTAAAGACTGCACCAAACGGAGTATCTCTTTTATAATCCTCACTGATAGCATTAACAAATTTTTCTATCTGTTCTTTAGGGGATTCTTTTATTTCTATACCTTCCATACATTTACCCCAACTGCAATCATAACAGAAAAGCAATAGATACCAAAACTTTTCAGCGTCTAAGCCCAATACAGCAAGCAATTCTTGAAGTTCGTTATTCTTTATGTATGAATCAAACGAGAATTTGCCTTTCAATATTCCTCTGTTGTATCTTCCTTTAAAAGTATCTGGCGTTTGTGACGGCAATATATATGCCTGTCCTGTTTCTTCGTCATAATCAAAATCAGGGAAATATTCTTGTGTCACTGGATATATATACTCTAGCAACTCGCTATACTGGATTGAGAACTTATCTACTGGCTTCATAGTGTTTTTGTTTGCAATGATAATAAAAAAACAGCAAATGAATTTCTTCAAATGGTGATAACCATCTTAGTTACCACCATACCAAAGAGATATTTAATTCAAAATGTCAAAGTTACATTTAAGGGTAATTACCAATCATCATTACTTGTTTGCAATGGCTTCTTTAGAACTGTATCAATTTTGTCTACAAGGATTTTATAACATGATAGTGAATAAACAAAAGCTCGTGATGAGGTCACTTTAGGATGTTGTCTGTTTTCTGCAAATGGAAAGCAATCAGAAAGTGCCCATATTTGGGTATCTTTAGTAACGCCATTACCTGTTACACCAAAACCACCACCAAACATTATGACATATCCACTATCGTCATTTATCTTCAATACCTCATAGTTCTGTAAGGTATATGTCATTCGAATACGTTCTTCTTTAAAATCAAATTTAATAAGTGGTCGAATACTTACTCTATATGAGTTATCTCCCATAGTCCGTTTTGCAATATTAGGCAGATAACAACGTGCTATGATTGTTCCTTCTTCCTCATTTGAAACCTGTATAGCTGACTTTGCATCAGAAGACATAGATATGACCCAATCTATAATTTTGCGATATAATTGAGATTTGGACTGACCTTTATACTCTTTTATAATCGATAATGATAGTTCACCCAATTCATTCAACTTATATTCATTGGATAGCTCTTTAGCCTTAGCTGACCAAGACATATCCCCTATATTAGTATATTCTTCTAATTCTTGTTTGGTTACAATTTGGGCATTAATTGTATTACAGACTAATCCTAATAACATTATAAAAATAATCTTTTTCATGTTGACTTGAAGCTTACTATTAGTATGATGTATTTTTGTGTTCAAATGTACAAAAAACAAATTAATTAATCAGATTTTATTATATATATTCTCTAACAAGTCTTGTTGTAAAAGATGTGTTGTAATTATTGATAGAACAATAAAAAAACAGCAAATGAATTTCTTCAAATGCTGTTTTACTCAATATTTATAAATAATTCATTTGTTTATTATTATATCATACCAATCTTTTAGTCTTATTGGTTCATTTAAAATAGTTTACCTAGTTCCTCCAAAGTACAAGGAGTGCCTTTCACCTCATCAGGTTCTAGAAAATTATCTACGGTTCTACTCTTCATAAATGCAAGATGAAATCTAAATAAAAGAGCCTCTTCTATACTACCTTCAACAAGTTTTCCGTCTATAAAATCTTCGACGGAAGATATAAAACCATGTTTGCGTAATCTACTATATGTTGCTTCTATTATTTCAAACTCTCGTTTACTACGCAATCTATCTACCAATTCACAAAATATTGATAAAGTTTGTTCCCTATTTATTTCCATAATTCATTCCTCCAGCTACTCCAAAGGGTATTAATCCTCTATAAATATTTTTATTATTTAAATCAAAATTACCATTGTTGCCAACAATAGATTTTCTAGGTGTACCCTCATGTATTATAAAATTATTACTTACTGTTTTCTGCTTCACATGAGGACCTTCTATTACATCTTTAATCAATGTTGCATCATATCCTCCTTGCTGTTTCCAGTGCACAAGTTGGTCAGAATCTATAGTTGAATTTCCAAAAGGTATACGAGCAAAGTCATTTCCTTTAGCATTAACTGTTGCCACATTAGATGACTTTGGAATGGTCAATGCAAAAGCCTCTCCTTCACCTAAACTAGGGTCATAATAAGCATACCCTTTCTTATTCGCAAAACTATTATATACCTCTGGGTTATCGCTCATCCAACTTTTTCCGTTGTAGGTGGCAGATTTATCTAAATCCCACGGCTTTACTCCAACTCTCCAATCTTTGTGGGGCATTAATAATTTTTGTCCATCCTTACTCATTAGTTGCACCCATGTTCTTGGGTCGCCTTTCCACTTCCCTCCATTAGGAAGATTTAGCCATGTTCCATTAGCTTTAGAAGCCCTTTCTATTTCGTAATATTCAGGAATATGTGATTTTAAAGCATCTATGTCAGATTTAGTATAATCTTTCCATTGTCCTGCTTCTTCAAACCATGATTTTGGAGACCAGTCTAGTTCTGATTTAAACTTGTTAGATTGTCTAAACTGTGGCGAAACAACTCCCAGTCTTTGATTCTTTATAAAATCTTCAGTTACTTTTTGCCTATCCTCTTACCAGCATATTTCAATCCTCTACCAATAATACTTCCAACACCAGTACCTAAGCCCACATAATCTGTAAAAGTAAGGAATCCATTCAAATTATGCAAACCTTCTTCTGTATTCTTAGCTTGCATATAATCTTTATATGCTTTATCGGATTTCTCACGACTTTGTGATTTCTCCCATTCACTTCTATTATCTTGACTTATTTCAGAATAAGTTGGAGTATATTGTTGCTTTATAGGCTCTTGAATTTGAGGTCTATAATCTTTAATGGCGTCTCTCCTCTGAATCCCACTAGAAGGGTTCTGATACTTCAATATCCCACCTCTCTTTAAGTACTTATTGAGAGATAAAGTTCCATTCAAATTTCTTCTGTAAGAATCTTTATCTGCACTATAATTATATCCTCCAGAATTATTTCCATGTAATCTATCTATAAAGTCATTAGTATCTTTAGCATCTAGAGCTTTATATCTATCATTTAATACTTTTACTTTATAATTAGCATAGTCTTTTAGATTATCAAAGTCTATATAATCAAATCCGTCTTTGTATCTGCTCTTCTTATATTTGGGAGCTATTGAATCGCCTGGATGCTTAATTCCACTTAAGTTAAACCCTCTTTCACCTCTAGGGTCTAATCCATAATTACTTTCTAATGCCGCTTGCCTTACTAAGTTATTAAGATTAGTAATGGGTAATCCATTTTCTTCTAATGCTTCTTTAAAGATAGGAGTCATTACACTTGCAAACTCTTCAAACTTATTCCCTGTACTTCCAAATTTATGGGAATAATCTAGAGAAGACTTCTTTCCTTCTAATAGCTTATTGATAAAAGGATTAACACTTCCAGATAAGAATGAAGTTGCAGCACTAGGAGCATATTCTTTAATAATATCTACAACATTAATAGGTTCCTTAGGTTCTTCTTTAGGAAGAAAACTCTTAACTTTATTAATAGCTTGAGTTACTATTCCGTCTTGTGCTTTAATAATACCACCATTCTCTAACTGTTCACTTTGAGTAGGTGTAGTTTCTGGCTTAGGTTTATTAGATTTATATCTACTCCAATCAAAGCCAATTAATTGTTCTTCATTTCTGTTGGCAGCTTTTTCTCTATTGAACTGTCTTAATATTCTAGCTCTTAACTCTCCTGCACCCTTTAATTTAGGAATCTTCATTCCTTCTTGGGCTTTAGCTATCTGATTATATACATTAGATAATGCTTTCTTATAATTGGGGTCAGTTGCATATCCACCTTTAACTACTCTATCAATAAAGTCTCCAGTGAAGGCATTATATCTTTTATTATTTAATAATGATACATGATAATTAGCATAATCATCTATATCTTTAAAGTCTCTAAAACTGTCATTAATGTAAATACTCTTACCATTTACTACTTCTCTAGTTCTCCTTGTAGTTCCTTTCCCCTTTATTCCTCCAAAGTTGAATTTGCCTGACTGACTTTTTCCCCAATTACTTTCCAAAGCTGACTGGGCTACTAAGTACTTTGCATATTTAGTATCTAAACCTCTAGCTTTAAGTGCATTTTCAAATGCAGGAGTCATTGTCTTTATAAATTCATCCTTTGACTTTATATTGATAGGTGCAGATTCTTTATTTTCTACAACAGGAGTTTCTTCCTTAGAAGTGGGAAGAGGTTCTGTATTTACCTTCTCTTCAACAACTGGCTCTTCTTTTTTCTCCTCTGCTTTAGCCATTACATTCTGCCTATTAGTTTCCAATCTACTTATCGGAAGTTCTTTAATTTCAACAGTAGCTACAGGCTGTTCAAATACTGGGCCTTCATAAGGAGCTATACTATTATATGTAGTAAATATATTTCCTCCTAACTGTCGTTTAAGAGTAGTGGGTTTTTTTAAATCAGATGTGGGAGTTGTCGATTTAACAACTTTCTTTCTCATGTCTCGTTTAGTCCCTGTTAGAATTTTATGATTCTTTACTAACGGAGACTCTTTAAATTTCATCGCCATATTCTTTTAATCCATTTATACTGAAAGACTTTTCTGCTTTCATAATAATCAACCTCGTATTGAGCCATTCTAGCTTCTCTTTCAAAAGATACAGCTTTATATGCAGTATTCCAATTTCTATAAATAACTAACTTAATAAGGAACTCCAGTACATATAAAGGATAGTAAGGAAGTATTCCAACTTCTAACATTTGTATTGTATGAGTTCCTTCATGTCTGGCTGCCATATCAGTAAATTTTTCTAGAACATTCTTTATTCTAGTGACCATTATCCCAAAGAAATTAAAATACTTGAAGCCCTTAAAAGGAAGTAACTTGTTAATAAAGAATAAGAGTTTTCTTTTCTTATCCCATACGAATTTCATACTTTAAATTTTAGTTAGGTTGTCCGTAATTTTCATCTAACCATTTTCTAAAGGATTGAGCATCGAAGTTTTCTAATGATTTAATAACTCCTCCTTTTGCATGTTTCCACTTAGCTGCATTACGAGCAAAATTAGCTCTTTTCTTTTGCAATGGAGTTGCATTTGGATTGTTGAGTACAGACTTAGCATGTTCTTGAACACTCTGTCCTGCCTTCTTTGCTGATGCTGTAAACTTACCTTTGTTTTCAGGTTTTATATGGATTCCACTTCCACTTTTATGTTTCGGAATCAATCTACCTCCCTTTTTAAAATAATCTGCTTGTTCGTAGCTAAGTGAATTTACATAGGCTACGGCTGCTTTGTGCAGTCTGTCCAATAAAGTTTTATTCTCTCTCATAGTATAATAAAATAATTATTTCATTTTGTAGACTACAAAAATATAGCTAAATTTGCACAATAACAAATGAAAGTATGAATTATATGAAATAATGTGGAAAATTTAAGTAAAGATTTTTAAAACTATTTAACTATTTAAGAATTTAAAGAAACAGAACAATTAGTATGTTAGATTTTATTAAAAAGGTGTTCAATTTTATAAATGGCTTGAATCCTACAGTTAAAACCATAATCATAATGGGACTACTGTTTTGGTGTACACAAGTATGTTTAGTAAATCAAAGTAGGCTATTTATAACTGACTACATCGAGTCTGTTGAGTACAATAACAGAAAATCTGAGGAGTATTCTCTAAAAGTCTCTCCCAAAATTAGGAGACAAGTAGAGAACATTAGGAACAAAGATACAGATGCTTCAAACGTTCTTCTATTATCTTTTCACAATACCAAGAAAAGTTTACAGGGTTTTTCCTATATGTATTTAACAGTATTAACTGACTCTCCAAGGGGTATAGATGATGAAAGTTGCGTTGACATATGGACAAATCTTCCGTATTTACAGTTCTCGGACGAAGTAGAAAAGATTAGGAGAGCCAGCTATTTAAGAATAGATTCGCTGGAATCTGCAAAAGAAAAGTTTCCACAGTTATACAAGAAGCTAAGATTGAGCGGAGCTTGTGCCGCAGCACTTTACCCGATTGAGGGTATTGATAGTGAAGGTTCTATAGAACCTGTTGGAATGATTGTCGTGATGTACGACGAACCAAAACGCTATTATTTAGGATATTATAATGAATGTATTGCCCCTTATATTCAAGTACTTTCCACGCTATTAAACTATAATACAATGTACAAAAATAAACAATGAATTATGCAAGTCGATAAGAAAAATGGTAATGACTAATGAGAAGAAAAATTTGTGGAATATATTGTATTAGTAATGATTACTTCTTCTATATAGGACAATCTGTCGATATTTATAAACGTTGGACTGCCCACAAAAGTAAATTAAGAAAAGGAAATCATGAAAATATTATAATGCAGAGAGTGTATAATAAATGCCCAAAACAATTTTCCTATGAGGTTATCATAGAATGTTCCGAAGAAGAACTTACTTTCATGGAAAACAAAATTCGTGAAGAGTTTTCTTTACTTTATCAAGACAAACAGTGCATGAATATTGCATCTTGTTATCAAACTTGGTCTGAATACAGTAGAAAGAAAGCTTCACAATCTCATTCAGGAAAAAGATATTCTGAGGAACATTGTAAACACATTTCAGACGGGCAAAGAGGAAATAAACGGCCCGCTCAACGTGTAAAAATAGTACAACTAGATTTAGATGGGAATCTGATAAAAATTTGGGATTCTATAAAGGAAGCTTCAGAAGTTACTGGGATAAGAATAAATCTTTCTAGATTATCTTGTGGAGGGTTTCAATGGCAAAGACATTCTGAGTGGATAGAAAACCCTAAGAAAAAGTATGTTAACCCAATAATGAAAAGAATTGTCCAAAAAGATATGGGTGGACAAGTTATTAAAATATGGGATTCTCAATCTGAAGCATCAAAAGTTCTAGGAATTAGACAAGGAGATATAGCAAATATTTTAGCTGGAAGACAACGTTCAACCAGAGGATTTAAATTTGAATACTATAATGAAAAATGATTATGATAAAAGAAATGGGGATGTTGTTTTTTACGAAGACTCTCACAAATACATAAATTTAAACACACAAGAACCTTATATATCAGTTACTACACTAATACACTCTTTTACTCAACCTTTTGATAAGGAATTTTGGAGTGCCTATAAAGCATTAGAAAAACTTATTCCAAAAGAAAATTGGGCAATAGAAAAGAAATCACTTTTATCTACTAAAAGATTTGATACATCTATATTGGATTTATATAATATTGATGCTGGAGTATTTAGTGATACGCAACAAGATATACTAGACGAATGGGATAAGGCTAATAAAGACTCTTGTGAACGAGGTACTGCAATTCATGCAGAATTAGAAAATCAATATTACAAGAAGCCGAAGGATATAAGCCTTAAAAAGTACGGACTCGGAGGTAAATTCGAGTGTAAGAAAGGGTATACAGAATTAGATATGAAACAGGGAGTTTATCCTGAATATCTAATATCATACGAATCAGAAGACGGAATGTTAAAAATTGCTGGGCAGATAGACTTATTAATAAAAGATGGTAATGACATCTATATTGTGGACTATAAAACCAACAAGAAAATTGACCAGAAATCTGGATTCGACACATCAACAAAGAAAAATGCAACAATGCTTTATCCACTTACTAATCTAATGGATTGTAATTATATGCATTACACTATGCAATTAAGCACATATGCTTATATGTTACAGCAATTAAATCCAGAGTTTGTAGTAAAGCAATTAATATTAGTGCATTATGACCATGATGGCAACGAAACTACATATAATCTCGATTATCTAAAAGAAGATGTAGAGAGAATGTTTAGCTTCCATAAGAAAAACATGATTAAGGAAAAACAACGAGCTAAAAGACAAAGGATAGAATATTAATCTTAGTAGAGAAGAATAAATTTAAGGAGCATTTTTAAAGCCTTATATAACGCTTTAAATGTTAAGCAATGTAATAGAGATTCGAACGGATTAATATATCCTTATTTATAGACATGAATGTAGGACATATTGTAACTGGACACTTAAATGAAGTTCTCAATTTGAAACAAGATATTTCAAAAAAGAGACTAGAGATATGTAAAACATGTCCCTTATTTACTCCTAAATTAGGAGGAATGTGTAATAGAAGATTATGGTATAATGCCCAGACGGGAGATGTAAGTACAGTTAAACTAGATGGATATGTGCGAGGATGTGGATGTAGACTAAAAGCAAAAACCACAATGTCAAGAGAATCTTGCCCCGCAGGAAAATGGTAAAAATTTTAAAATGTAAATGAATTATGGCACACAACCCAGGAGAATACGAAAAAGTAAAAATAGCACAAGAATTAGTAGGTCTAGACTCAGGTGACCAACACTTTGTAATGTCAGCAGAAGAAGACGTTAAAGAAAGAATGGCAAGAGACGCTGCTGTCAAATTTAATAATAGTGTTGACGAATATACAGCTAAAATGGACGACTATATTAAAGATGTTGAAGAAAAGGCAAAGAGTATTGCTGAAAATATGAATGGATTAGAAATCATGCCAGTCTTCAACTATATGATAGTTAGACCTTATGACCAAAATCCTTATCAGAAAATTAAAGTTTCTTCATCAGGACTTATTTATGATTTAGGTGGACACAAACCAGAGTTTAAGAACCCTGATAATGGACAACTAGAAGAAGAAGAAAACTTCATTGTTGTAGGTAAAGTAATTGAAGTAGGTCCAGAAACTAAGTATGTTAGAGAAGGAGACGATGTATTCTTTACTAAACCTTCACAAACTCCAATACCATTCTTTAAAATGGGACTTGTCTATGTAAGTGAACAACGTGTTCTTGCAGTAGTAAATGAAAAATTAAGAGCTCGTTTCCAAAGAGCTGCAGAAGGAAAACTAAAAGCATACAATAAATTTTAATTATGGAAGAGAAAATATACTTTTTGCCTGGCGATGTGGTAACACTACGTCAGGCAATTCCTTATAAGCCAACTATGATTGTTGTGAAGAAGGAAACTAAGATAATAAACCCACGTAAATCTGCTGGAATAGAAGGATTTACAGGAGGAAAAGAAGATTGCCTTAAAGGAATTAAATGTAGATGGTTCACATCAACTGGTGAATTACAAGAAGCAGTATTTAACACAAAGGATTTAATAAAACTATAACAATGGTTTCTAGAAGAAAACTTAGACAACAGACTGAGAGAAACTCACAAGCTGCACAATCATCTTTAGCTAATTTTAAACCAGCAGCACCAGCGACACCCTCTTACCCTAATTTAGGAACTAGAATTGGGCAACAACCTCAAGGACTTTCTCTTAGCGAGAGAAATGAAATGAGAACCAAGTTAAACAACACCAATGGTAAGAAGATGATACAGGATACAAATGCTAAATTTAGAGAACAGCCAAGTAGGTTTACTGGCTCATCTAATAATGCATTTGCGGCAGCTAGACAGAAGGGATTGCAACAATTTGAATGGAATGGCAAATTGTATGGAACACAATTAGCTACTCAGCAAAAGGCTCCCACACAGCAAAAAGCTGCTCCTGCTAATGAACCTACTTATCTTGATTCTATGAGAAGAGGTTCTCTACCACAAGTAGATGTAGTAGCAAAGAGAGTTTCAACTACTCCTATTCCTGCTCCGGTACAGCCTGCACAAAACACTCCAAGTGCAGACTCTTTAGGATGGGGAAGTAACCAAGGCCCTTATCGTTCAGCAGGAACTATTGCTCCTACACGAGGATTTGATAATAGAGGAGCATATTCTACGACAGGTGGTTCATTTACAAATACAGTTGGAAACAATCCAAATTACGAAACTTCCCCACAAATAAGAAGATATACTCCTTCCTTCAGATTTCCTGGAGTTAGAAGTAACGAGAAGGGAGGAAAACTTGAAGACAAACAAAAAGCATTTGTTGCATACTTAATTCAAGCTTCTGGAGTAAATAGTGAGGATGAATTAAATGATTATATTCAAGATTTAGGACAAGAAGGATTACAAAAAGAATTGGAGAAATTTGAAGAACTTATGACACAAGGAACTGAACAAGTACCGGCAGCAGCTAAGGGTGCAAAATTAAATTATATCAAATCATTAAGAGGACAATGTCCAGAAGGATTTGAAATGCAATATTTCAAGAAAGGTGGAGTAATGTGCAGCCAATGTATTAAGAAGGCAAAAGCACAGAAAGCTCCAACTAAAGCAGAGCAAGGAACTAAAGTAGTTCAAGACTTTAAAGCTGACATGAAGAAATGTGGCGGAAAGATGAAAGGCAAAATGAAGAAAAAAGAAGACGGAGGAAAAGTAAAAACTATTCCCGGAGTTATAGATACTAAAGAAAACAAACTATCTCCAAAAGGTAAAGTACAAATAAAGAAACATTACTTTGGAGGAAAACTCTAAATAACTTATGCAGAAAATATTTCTATATGATAATGTAAATAATAGAATAGAGTTAAATGTTCCGGAAATTTTACTCATTCGTGAGTTTAAAGCCCTAATGGATAAAAAAAGAAATATTACTCCCAAGGATAAAGAAGGAAAACTTGGAACTCAAGCATTTAAAGAATTTACATATATATGGTTGGCATTAGATTGGTTATCTCCTTATGCTGATTATGCAGAACAAGAGAGACACCAAGAAGCTTTAAAGGACGCAGGACTTACTCAAGCAGAATTCGATGACCCAATATTCAGGGCAGCTTGTAGAAAATACAGAGCTTTACAAGAAGAAACTCGTTCAATAAAGATGTTAAAATCAGCTCAAAACACGGTTGATAAATTTATTGACTATTTCAATAATATAGACCCAGAAGAAAGAGATTTACAAACTGGCAGACCTATCTTTAAAGTAAAAGATATTATGGCAGAAATCTCTAGTTTATCTAAAGTTAATGATGAACTGAAGGCATTAGAAGGTCAGGTTAAGAAAGAACTCGTTGAAGATTCTTCTTTACGTGGAGGTGCTACTGATGGATTTATACCTAAAGACTTTTAATTATGGCTAGAGGAAGAAAAAAGAAAGTTGTTGAAGAACCTACTTTAGATATCCTTCCGGAAAGAGTCCAACGAATATTACAAGAAGTAAAACAGAAAGAGGACCAAGAGTTCAAGGATGAAATTACTTCTCTAATAAAGGCTAGAAAAGGAGAATGGGATGTCACTATAAATGATGATATCCCATTTTTTGATTCCAATCTATCCTACGAACTTACAGGATATAAACCTATCGATGATAAACACGGATTGGACTTTGACCCAGCTTGGTATACTGAAGCTAAGGATACATTTATGAGAACAGGACATTACTGTACTTATAGATTTGGAACCAAGCCTTATAATGACTTCTGGACGCAAGAATATATAAGATGTAGAGATGGAATGACAGTTAATGGATATACAATTACTGGTGATAATTATTTCTTCTTGAATTATTATCAATTAATGGACTTGACATCAGCTGACAAAGCCGGTGGTGGTAGACTTTATGACTTCCCAAGATTCTTTGTAAAACAGTATGAATATTTCCATTACGTTGAATTATGTAAGAGATTAAGAAAAAATGCCATAGGACTTAAAGCCCGTGGAGTTGGATTCTCTGAAATCGGTGCTGCAATTGCAGTAAACACATATAATTGTAGAAGAAACTCTGTTATAGTTATTGCAGCTCAACTTGAAAATTATCTTACTAAGACTCTTAGTAAATGTTGGAAACAGTTGGACTTTTTAAATGACTATACTGATGGAGGATTCTTCAAACTAAGGCAAGTAGAAGATACAGCTCTTAGTAAGAAAGCATCTGTTTATAAAGTAATAAATGGACAGAAAGTAGAAGCTGGATGGATGTCAGAAATCACTGGTATCAATGCTGATAAGCCAAATAAGATTCGTGGTGACCGTACCGACTTATTAATATACGAAGAAAGTGGTTCTTGGCCTCAATGGAAAAGAGCTTTCGAACAGGGAGACGCTCTTGTAGGTATTCAAGGAGCAAAGTTCGGAATTAAAATGGCTTGGGGAACAGGTGGAGATAAAGGTCCTTCACTTGAAGGATTAGCTAAAGCATATGAGGAACCCGATACATATGATGCTCTTCCTTACAGACATAGATATACTCCAACTGGTGAAGAAGTTATTACAGCTTACTTTATTCCTGCATATACTATCATTAATAGACCAGGACTTATTGATAAAAGAGGTTGGACAGACCCAGTTAAAGGTAGGGCTTATTATGAAAAGGAAAGAGACAAGAAAGCAGCTGACCCTGAAACTTTAATTATACACTGTGCTGAATATTGCTTTACAGCAGACGAAGCTCTAGCTTTGGAAGGTACTAATAAATTTAATAAGGTACTTATTTCAGAACAGATTGCAAGAATTAGAGTTGACAAACAAGGTCAGAAAATTAGTGTAGGTTCTCTTGAATATAAGTTTAATGGCCCAGTACAAAAAGAAAATATAGTTGGCTTTAAATGGATAGAAAACTCTGCTCATGGTAAAGTACATATATTGGAACATCCTATTTGGACTATTGATGATAAACAACCTAAGATGAGGGATATGTATGTGGCTGGAATAGACAGTATTGATATTGGACAGAAGGAAACTTCTGATGCTACTAAAGACCCTTCTGATTTTTGTATTGTAATTAAGAAAAGAATTAGAGGTCTTACTGACCCTATGTATGTTGCTTATTATAAAGACAGACCTCAAGACGTTAGAGACGCATATAAAATTGCACTCAAACTCATGGAATATTATAATTGTCAATGTGTGATTGAAGCATCTAAAGTTGCTATGATTACATGGGCTAGAGAAAATAAATGTCTTAATAGGTTTATGAGAAGACCTAGAGCTACTATGCCTGATGTTCAAAATGGACAAAGTAAACAGTATGGTGCTCCGGCAACAGTGGCAGTTATTGATTTACAAACTGACTTGATTGCAGACTTTGTAAATGACTATTGTCATACAATATGGTTCCCAGAAATGCTCGATGAACTTAATCGCTACACTGATGAGAATAAGCGAAAGTTCGATATTGTGGCGGCTATGGGTATGGCTGAACTTGGTGACCAAGAATTACAAGGAATAATACCTAAAGCTGTTGAAAATGTAGATGATGCATTTCAAGACTTTGGATATTATAGAGACGAGAATGGAATTAAAAGGTGGGGAACTATTCCTAAAGAGAAACCTAATATTCCTAAATATGATTTATTCCCTTATCATTATGACAACGACAGAACTAGAAGCAGCAATCCTCGACATAATCCGCAGATGCTACAAAATGGAATATACTAGCAAACTTATAGTGAAAGAACTTCCAGAAGGAGGTTATTCAGCTATATTTGCGATGAATAATATTGATAAACCGTTAGTAATCTCTGGACAATTAGGGGCTTGCGACTTTTTGAAATATATAGAACAAGAACTTAAAGACAAATGTCTTTGGAGAGTTGAATATTCATTAGGATATCAATCATTCCCAGAGCCTTGTCCAGAATCACCTGAACAAATAAAATGTAAAAATGAAAGATACTAAAAAGAATGAAGAGTTGATGGAAGCTACCAACAGGGCAATCAGCGAGCTGGTTTATCCTAAGTATAGGTTGCAAAAAGCATACAACTACTATAACTGCAAAAGAGATGCTGAGCAGTACAGATTTCTTGAAGAAAATTATGGTATAGGTCAACCTACATCAGTAGAATTCATACCTCTTATTAGGAAACATGTGGATGCTTTAGTAGGAGAGTTTCTAGGAACTCCAATTCTTCCTAAAGTATCTTGCAAAGACTCTGCAACGATAAGTGCCATCACTCGTGAAAAAGAAGTCGCAATTTCCTCTGAAGTATATAGTCTTCTACAAAAACACTTAAAGAACTCTATGCTTAGCTTTATTGACGGAAGAGATATTACAGATAAAGCCATAGAACAACAAATACAAAAGTTGATTGATGATTTAGACCAATCATTTATTTCTCAATATGAAATGGCAGCTCAAAATGTTATTGAGTATATTATGCAAAGTAGAGACACAGACCTTATGACTAAACTAAGAATATTGTTCTTAGATTTACTAATAACTGGTTATGCTTTCTACAGAGTAAAGCCATCTACAAGTAAGGGAAATATTGATATAGAGGTACTTAATCCTTTAAATACATTTATTGATAGAAATCCTGAATCTATATATATTAAAGATTCTTATAGAGTTGTTGTAAGAAAATGGCTTACTAAGAATCAAATCTTAAATATATATGGTAGAGATTTATCAAGAGATGATATTGCTAAAATTAAAGACTCATGGCATCAAAGCTTTGATACTTCTCATTATTACGTAAGGTCATTTGCTGATGTAAAGAGTGGTGCTCCTATGACAGACGGACTTGAAGCAGGAAGAGAAATAGTTCCTGGATTTCCAGATGAAGCTATTCAATCTTACAATTATAAACTAATTCCTGTTTATGAAGTAGAATGGACTGAAACTGATAAAGACTATAACCTACAGAGATATGAAACTGTTCGTATAGGACAGGAGATTTATATCTTAAAAGGTAAGAATGAGGAAGTAATAAGAAGTAAAGATAATCCTTCCTATTGCAGTTTATCAGTAAACGGAGTCTACTTTAATGATAGAAATAATGAACCATTCTCTCTAGTATTAGCTTGTGCTAACCTACAAGATAGATATGACTTGTTGCATTTCTATAGAGATAATTTAATTGCAAATAGTGGGACTACTGGAGATTGGTTAGACTTATCAGTGCTCCCAACAGCTCTCGGAGTTAAACTTCCTGAAAGAATCCAGAAATGGATTGCTTATAAGAAATCAGGAGTTGCAATTATTGATACATCTCAAGAAGGAAGACAATTTAATAGTAATACTACATTCTCTGGATTTGATGATACGGTTAAAGCTCAAACTATCCAAGGTATTCAAATTGCAATTGATGCTACTGAGAACACAACAAGTTCTATTACTGGAGTCTTTAGAGAACGTTTAAATGGAATCCAACAAAAGGATGCAGTTACTAATGTACAGACAAGTGTTAATAATTCATTTATTATTACTAAAAAGTACTACCAACAAATGGATTTAGTAACTAATGAACTTCTTCTTGACTGCTTGAATATAGCTAAGATTGTATATAAGAATGGATTGAAGGGAACTTTAATTCTTGGAGATAAATATCAAAGAGTCTTTACTGCACTTCCAAAATACTTTACTGTTAGTGATTATGATATTCATATTGTAACAAGCACTGATGTTATTAAAGACATGGAATCTATTAAAGCTATTATCCCTGAATTTATTAAGAGTGGAACTCTAGAACCAGGAATAATCTTTGAAGCATTAACTGCCAAGAGCTTAACTGAACTTAAATATAAAGTACAGAAAGCACTTAAAGTACAGAAGGATGAAAATGGCCAGATGCAGCAACTTATGCAGCAGAATGAACAACTTCAACAGCAAGTACAACAACTTCAACAACAACTTCAACAAGCTCAAAATAAGGTTGAATCTCTTAATGAAGCTAAGTTACAAATTGAAGATAGAAAGGCTAAAGCTGATGAACAAATCGGATGGTATACAGCTAAGACTGATAGAAGGTCTAAAGATTCTAAAGCTGAAAACGACGATAAAAGAACTGAAATTGAGTACGCTCAATTATATGATGGCAATTCTAATAATAACGAAGTAAGAAATATATAATATATGACTCCTGTATTTAATGTATGTAAATCTAACACTTGCGGATTAACAATCACTGGTCTCTCGAGAGAGGCCGGTGAGTATCTGCCAGAAGATTCTACTGAAAACATAATTAACACTTTTAAGTACAGTGAAACTGTAACTGTAAATGTTATACAATTAGATAAGATAGACGAACCTGAATTTATTAAATCTACTGTTGTACCTCATTTAACTAACACTGATGAAGTAGAAGTAGATATATCTAAAGATGGTAACTACCGTATCTCACATATCATAATTCCCACTACAGAGTGGTTGCAAAAAGAAATAGATAATCCTAATAGTTCTTTATCTTCTTATGCAGTTGTGTATGTTTCTGACGGTTCTACAATATATAAGTACATAAATGAAGGGCTTGTTGAATGTCCTGCACTCGAACTTGCTGAAAGAAATCCTGACGGGACTACAATTTCCATAAGTGAAAAAAATACCTTTTCCATTTGTTATTTATCCAAATGTTTTGTTACTTTGTGCAATGAAATTTTAAACATGAACCTTCTTAAATGTAAGAGTAAAAATGCAGATTTAGACAACCTAATATTTAAGAGAGATTTTGTTTGGATGACTATTAACGTAATTAAATACTCCGTTAGCCTTGGTCAATATGCAGAAGCCCAAAGAATATTAGAACAAGTAAATACTTGCAATGGTTTTTGTGATTCAATTAATAACAAATATAAAACTTTAAACAGAAGTTCTGGATGTGGATGCAATTAGTTTACTTAAACAGAAAATAATTGAGGATTATAATTCTTACGTGAAAAAACTATATAAGGGATACCGAGAAGACTATTCTTTAATTTTGCACGAAATAAGTTTTATAGAGACTCATACTAAATTAGATAACTGTGACTTTATTTATCAACAACTAATGTTAGCATAATATATGTCAGAATATAAAGTACTAGAAGAAGGAGTTCTACTTGATGACTGGATGAACGATAATCCAGAACAGCCATATATTCCTAAGAAAACTCCTAGCTGTAATTGCAACACTTGTCCAGACGAAGACGGACATCTACTAAAGGATAACTTCTTTGGGGAGTTCTTAACTGAAGCTGATAAGAGAAGAGCTAGAGAGAACCTAGGACTCAAAGATATGGAAGGCGATGCAGCCAACATTACTTATAAGACAGATACTGACCCTGATATAGAGTCGGTTAAAGACGCCTTAGATAAGTTGTTCTATGTTCCAATAACTATTAGCTCATTTACTGTTTCTCCTAATGAAGCAGAAACAGGTTCAGAAGTTAATACCCTTACATATAACTGGAAATATAATAAAGAGATTAAACAACAATACTTTGACGGAGAAGAAATTAATGCTTCACTTAGAACTAAAACTATAACTGGAGCATTTAAAACTACAACATCTAAAACCTTAACTGCATCGGACGGAACAGAATCCAAATCTAGTACTGCATCTTTAGTATTCAAAGATGGAAGATATTATGGAGCAAGTGCAACAGACCCAACAGTTTCTGATATGATTTCTTCTTTTACAAGAAGCCTGAATCTTACTAGAGGAAACAGTTTTACAGTTAATGCTAGAGAAGGTCAATATATCTATCTTTTAGTCCCATACTCTTTAAAAGATATTTCTTTTTCAGTAGGTGGATTTGAAGGAGGATTTTTTATAGTAGACGATAATTACCAATTCACTAGATATGAGGGAACTACTATAAAATGCGTTCTCTTTAGAAGTGATAATCCGGGCTTAGGAAGTACAACAGTAACTATTAAATAACATGGCAGTAGAGTTAATTAGCGAAATAGTTCAAAAAGGTGGTCAGGATTTCGCTCTAGTTGATGCCAATAACATTCGTGGTGGTTTTTACCAAGTAACCGAAATGAGCGAAAGAGATGCAATACCAGACAAAAGAAAAAAGAATGGTATGCTTTGTTTCGTACTCAATGACCCTGACAAGGTCTTTACATACCAATGGCTTAATGGTTATTGGATTAAAGCACAACTTGGCGGCGGAGGTGGTGGAGACGGAGACACTAGAGTTGAAATAGTATCAACGCCAGAAGAGCTAGCAAACAGAGTAGACTTGGAAAGAGCTGGACAAATCGTATATATCGAGAGTACAGATGAAGTTCTATTCTGGTCTAATAAAGACAAATGGAGCTCTTTTGACCATATTAAAATACAAGATACAGAACCAGTTGATGATGATGCAGTATGGATAAATACTAGTCAGAAATCACTACCTCAGTATACAAATCCAGATTTGGCTACTATAATAGAGGCAGTTGAAGCACTTAGAAAACTGGTAAATAAGCATGAATATGCATTTACACATGAGATGTCAAGTGGGGGTTTTGAAAATAGTGCAAGACTCGATATGATGAAAGCTGCTTCACCTTTGGAACCAGGAACGGAAACAGAATCGACAGCAGCAGAAGAATATCCAGAATACACTGAATATGAAACTCCAAATTTAAAGCATTTAGCTATTAAAGCAGGAACTTACTCAAGCTTGCTTGAAAACACAAGAAACTTTGTAAATAACGAATTACTATGGTGTACAGACACTAAACAATTATATATTATGAGTAATGGTAGTTTAAATTGGATTAATAAAAGCGGAAGTGGTGGTGGAACCGAGTGGGACCCATCTGTTCTCGACGAACTGGATACCATTGGATTTGTTACCCCTAGTGGTCAAACATACAGGGTTAAGATAGAGAATGATGGAAAAATGGTTATCTATAAGAAGGAAATGGATACACCACAAACTAAACCAACTGGAGGTCAAGAAGACCCTTCTGGATGGGTTTATGTTACATCACTATTCTTACAGAAGCTATATATAAATTCCATATATTGTGGAGGATTAACATCTGACGAACATAGTTACAACTATTGTTCACATCATTTTGTTGAACTCTCAAATCTAACTAATGAAGATATAAACTTGAATGGTCTTTCCTTGCAATATGCAACAGAAGGAACTCAATGGCAAGTACTTCCGTTATGGGGAACAATTAAAGCACAATCTACATTCTTAATTAGGGGTGCTCAATGTTCAGTAATGGATGCAAATACTACTAAGATTAAAGTAAAAACATATGATATGGAATGGAGAGATTCAAGCGGAAATCTAATGAAGTTTGATAACAACAAATCCAAATTCTATCTTACTTGGGGAACTACTCCCTCAACAGTTAGAAATCCATATTCAAATGCTGACGGAAACTACAGAGTATCATTGGGATATATTGACTTAGTTGGATTTAACAAGGAAAATGCAGAATCCTCTGATACAATTGATGCAAGTGAAAACAAACCGTATACATATTTAAGTACTGATAAACTCTTTACTAAATATTATGCAATGGACCCAGTAAGTCAGGCTACTAAAGCATTGGATAAAAGAAATAATGCTAATGATTGGTATTTTGTTGACCTCACTAAAGAGTTAGTTCCAAGTGTTGAAGCTTTTACTCCAAGAGCCTCATTTGAAAATAAAACAATATTCTATAATAAATCTAAACTAGTAAGTTTAAAGCCTAATTTAATATCTTGTACCTTTGGTAGACAAGCAACTGCTCCAAATGCCACAAGATGCTTTAACTGGGTATCAGTAGGATATTTTGACGAGTATCTATGGCATAGACCAAAAGGAAGTAGTGGCGAAGGCCCTTGGACTAAAGTAGAATCATTTAAAAACGAAACAGGTGTTAGAAAATACTATAATCGTATTAGAATGGAAGCTACCGATGGAACTCCATTTACTACTCATAAAGTAATTCTTAAAAACTTAGGAGTAGGTACTTATGAATACAGAGTAGGTAGAGCTGATGCAGATGGCAATCCAAGTGAATTTGCTAGTGATTCTTTAACATTTACAGTAAGAGGTACTGATGATATAAAAGACGATTTTACATTTGTTCAAGTAAGTGACCAACAAGGTTTTAACTGGGATGAATATAATGTTTGGAGAATATCAGCAGAGTATATAAAAAATCATGTTCCAGAAGCTCAATTTACTATTAATACTGGCGATATGACGCAGAATGGAAATAGAATCAATGAATGGATTGATTATTACAATGCTCGTAAATCTCTATGGGGAGTTGAAGAAATGGTAACAGTTGGAAATAATGACTTATGTCCAGCTAATATGTACGTATTAGGAAATGGTGGAGACAGTTCTAAAATTAATCCCTCTAATATGTCGTTCTTCTACACATTTGAGATGAATGAAACTAATCCACCTGTATTTACTATTGAAGGTAAAGAAGTATTCATTGATTCTCTTTACTCATTTAATTATGGTAACGTACATTTCATGTGTGTAAACTCTGAAATTACTGACATGACAGAAACTAATATTTATGGATTAAGCACTGGAAAGATAACTTATCCATATATAAAACAATGGTGTCAAAAAGATATTGATGCTAATGCTTCTGCTGCTTGGAACATCGCTTACTGTCATGAAATGCCCTTTACTATTATTACTCAAAATGTTATCCAACAATTCTATTGGAATGACACTGAAAATAACAAAGTAGAGAGAAGTGGCAGCCATTTAAATTATAATGTACCTAATTCTGACAAATACTGGTTTAGTAAATTCTGTCAAGAAAACAATATAAGACTTGTCCTTGGAGGACATAAACATACATATAGCGTTAGTTGGCCTCTTAAAGAGAATTTCTCACAAGACGGAACTCCTATAAGTATGAAGCCAATTATTCAAGTGACTCAATCTGATTTAACTACTTACTTTAATAGTGATAGTTTATATGAGGAAACAGAAGGAGACTTGGCTGGACAAAAATTCCCTTCTGCTTGGAAAACTGATAATAACTTTAAACAGCATAAACACTTATGTACATTTGAGTTAGTTGATAATATCACTGCTCCTGTGTATGCGATGTGTCAAGCTACTGGTTATAAACATACATCCAATAAGGAATTACCCGCACCAAATATACCTTGGTTAAGACGCTACTTCCCTGCTACTGTTAAAGTTGTAGACCAAACCAACATTACTGCAACAGTAAATGCTGGACAGAGATATCCATTCTATATTATATGGAATGTTACTCCTACTCAAATAACAGGTACAGTTAAGAAGATTAATTATGTGTTTACCTCTGCTGGTAAATTCAATATTAATATTCAAAGTAGTGTTAATCCACCAGAAGCTATTGGTGGTAATGGGGAAGAAAACAACGGAAATGATTTAATTATCATAAAATAATGTCAGGTAAAAGTGTAAGTATAAAAAACAAAACTACTAATGAATGGGAAATCGTCGCAGGTAGCGACGCTTCCCAAATTAGTACTTCTAATCCTGACGTGCTAGTATCTGGAGAAGTAAATATCTCTGTTGACCAAGCACTCAGTAGAACCAACAAAAAGATAGAAACACTTCAACGTAATGTTTCGTGGCTTGCAGAACATGGCGGAGGAGGCGGTGGTGGGGGAGGAGATTTCACATCCTCTATTAAATTAACTAACGGTGGTATTACAACATCTGAAGGAGTTAATATTCTATATTCTACCACTAAAGAAGTTAAACTAGATTACTTAATCACAGCATTAAAGAACAACCAAAAATTTACTATAACTGTTTCTCTAGACGGAAATAGTGTTATTTCAGGACAAGAAGGATGGTCTGGAACTCCGGGAAGTTTAATTATTAAAAACATATCCCAGTACTCATCATCAAATAGTCACTCGGTAGTAGTTACTGCAACCGATGCAGAAGGAATTAACGCTACTCCTTATATGTTAACTGTAATTGAATCATCTATTAATTTATCAAGTAGTGTTTCATCAGTTACTGCAACAATTGGATTGGCATATAAAATAACATATACAGTTACTAATAAAGTACTGGCTGCAGACACATCTTTGATTGTTAACAATGTCACTAATGGTGTTTCTAAAACATTTGAGCTTGGTAAGTTTACATCTACTGAACCTTTGTTATATGATGTTGATTTCTTCAGCTTATTTACAGGAACTCCAACGGCAGGTTCTTCTTACACTATTGAAGCATTTGCACAAACATCTATTGACGGAAAAACTATTACTTCTGATAAAGTAACTAATAAAGTTGTAGTAGAAGACGGAACTTCTCTTGTAGTACTTGTTGATGGTATTACAACTAAAGAAGAAGTAACAGCAGGAACACCTGCAACAGAGTTCCCTCAAGGTGGTAATATCTCATTCTCATTCACTCCTTATCTATCAGGTATTAGCATTATTTACTATGCTGTTAGAATGAAGAGAGGAAACATCGTAAGAGATATTGGAACATTTGAGCCTGATGCAGAAAACCCATTCAATGAAAACCAATATGTGCAAAGAGGTAAACAACAAATCTTTAGTTGGGCTGTTGCACAGAATGACGATTACTTAGGTGATTGGGACATTACATTGAGATGCTGGTCTGAAAAGGGTTCTCCTATGACAGATACACAACTTGCTTGTGTTGTTGTAAAATCTGCACAATCTTTAATTGCTGACCAAAATCCTAGAAATACTAGATATGCAAGTTGGAGTATTAAGAATGAGTTTCCGACAGCTCCCACTGCAACTACATGGATGTCAAAAGAATTAAACTATATATCTCCGGGAACAACAGACCCGATTGTAGTAAATACTCCTTTAAATGTATATAATACTAATGGAGAACTATCTGGATTCTTATCTAGCAATGGACAAACAAAACTAAGACTCAGTGGTGAATCTTACGGTATAGTAGATTTACAACCATTTAAGGATGAAATAAGTGATAATAATAACTGGTCAAGACTAGGATTTACATTCTCTGTAACTCTAAAAACTGACCTACACCCGTTCTCTGATAGAACTATATTCTTTATAGGAAATTACAGTTCTGACGGAACATTCTCCGAAGGTATTAAAGTTGGATTGGAAGACATTGTATGGTCTTACACTGACGGAAATATCAAGGAAACAATCTCTTGCAAGCTACAACAGAATGTTATTAATACTCTTGACTTTATAGTTGATAAAAATAATAGCGAAGTTAAAATCTTTATCAATGGAGTACTTAATGCTGCAAGGGAAATCAAATCTGACTTTACTTGGAAAACTACAAGTAAGTTCTATTTGGCTTGCGATGCTGACGCAAATGGAAATATAGGTAACTTTGCCGATGTTGAACTTTACGATATGAGATTCTTTAGAAGTGCATTAAACGATAAACAGATTGTAATTAATGCTTTAAATGCAAGAGCTAACGCTTCACTTATGTCGGACGGTACAGTAGATTTCTCTCTGTATAACTCTTGGAAATCAAAGAACTTCTTTAGTACATCTGAATCAACAGCATCTTCAACTCTATGGGACGACCAGAACAATACATATGCAAACATCAATTTCGATGCTTTAATTAGTGACTCTAATAAGAAGCCGCCTCTTCCAGTAGTTTATATTGACTGTGGTGGTTCTGGATTTACTAAAGCTGTATATGAAGCTGTAGGTGCAAACCCGACAGAATATACTGGTTGCACATTTAATTACTTTGACCCTAATTCTACTAAGAGCTCGGCAGTATCTACCGGAGAATTATCAGTACAGATTCAGGGTACATCATCTACTGGTTATAGAAGTAAGAACTTAGAAATAATATTCAGAAAAGAACTATATGATGATTTAGGTGGTTTAATCGGCCCAGAGCTATTCCAGCCAAATAATACATGGATGCCTGAAAGTCAATTTACATTGAAAGCTGACGTAGTTGACTCTGCTCATGCTAACAATGCTTCTATTGGTAAATGGATTAATGATAATGCAGACTTACTGTTTGATAAAACCCCACCAATGGAACAACTTGAATCAAGACGTCCTGTTGATACTAGAGATAAAACAGTTACACATCAAAATGTAACAATTAAGCATACACTTGAAGGATTCCCTTGTATCTTACTTATTAAGTTTGATGGAACTGATACTCAGGAAATGTTAGGCATTTACTCCTTTAACTTAGGACGTAATGCTTACTTTAACATGGGATTCAAGTTTTTTAAATCATTCTCAAGAAGAATCAAGGATTCATCTGGACAGTATCAAGAAAACCCAGTTCCTGCTTTCATTACTACTTACGAAACATATAAAGATAATGAAAATTTTGGAACTATTGACCAAAGACAAATATACTCTTATGAGTTCTCTGAAAATGCTAACATCATTATCAAAGACGATGGAACTAAGCAGATGACTGCTCTGTTCATGCAGGACGACTTATCTATCTTGCAGCATGTTGGAGAATTTAGGTATAATGGAGCAAATGGAGATAACTCCGATGTATCTGATAACAATATTTGGCAAAGACTTCAATTACTATTTACCGACTTAGCCAGTATGACTGGTGAAGCTGTTGATAAGTATAGATGGAATGTCCAAACAAAAGGATACGAAAAAACAGGAGACCAATATGCAGCCCAACAATCTTGGTCAGCCCTAGCTGATGATTTAACTAATAGGCTAAATATTAGAAATGCTTATTCTTACTATATAGTTTGTATAGCATTTGGACTTGTGGACTCTCTTGGTAAGAATATGACACTTCGTTCTTGGAACGTTGGAGGAAGCCTTACTGATGAAAATATGAACAAATGGTGGCCTTGTTTTTACGACATGGATACGGCATTTGGTCTATCTAATACAGGTGAAGAAAATGTACCTAAGACAGCATATCTTGATACCTTTGCTAATGCTAAAGTAGAATCTGGAGTTAACTCTCTGGTAATTACTCAAAATTCAGCAGATGGAGGATATGATACATACTCTGCAAGATTATGGGATGTTCTTAGAGACACAAGATTTATAAATACAGGGGTTTATTCAGGAGCAGGATATGATGCTTTATGGGAAACTTGGCGTTCAGTAGGAACACTTCTTAAAGAAGCTAACTACTTCGTTGATAACTATTTCAGCATCCAAATGAAGAACTGTGGTGAGCTTCTATATAATTATGACTACAAAGTTAAGTATTTAACTAGATATTCAAAGGATGAAGGTAGTGCCGCTTCTTATGCTAATATTGAGTTCTTACATGGACCTCGTGTTAAATTTGTAAGAGACTGGCTAAAGAAAAGATACTACTTTATGGATGGTGTATTCCAATATTCAAATAGTGCACTCATCCAGCCATATAATGAAAAGGGTGCTTTTAAATGTGGTGGTGCGGAAGGACAAGCTCCTATACTCACAGTAAAATCTAACTGCCCGTTAATCTTTACGGTAAACATTGGACAGACATCTGCGGGAGATATTAGATATTTTATTGATGAGAATATCCCAACAACTATTACTCTATCACCTATATCTTCTTTTAATACGCAGATTACTATTAATGGTATTTCTCAAATCAGTCAGCTTGACGGATTGAAATATATGAGATTCCAAGGATTTATGTCTACATTGAGACTGCCAAGTTTTGCAAATGTAGATATATCAGGAGTAAAGACATTGTCAAGTGCTCCAATTCTATTTGAAACAGCATTTATTAATGACCAAGATTTCTCTGATGTAAGACATATTGACCTTAGTAATACATCCTTCTGGTCTGGAAACAGTGGTGTAAGTACATTTACAGTAAACATTGAAAAGTATACTAAACTAAAAGATTTGAACATCTCTGGTTCTTGTGTAACTTCTCTATCTTTACCAAATGCTTCACTTGCTTCCCTTAATATTACTAACTCAGATGTAGAAAAGATTACATTACAGTCTCAACCATTCCTAAGTTCTATTGACTTTACAGGATGTAAGAAACTAAAAACCGTAATCATAGACTCTTGTACTAAGATAGAAACGCTTACCCTAACAAGTTTAGGTGACTTGGATTCTGTAACTGTTACTGGATGTCCTAGTTTAAAAACTATTGTTTGTACAAGTAATACTGCACTATCAGTATTTAGTGTATCAAACTCTAATAATATTGAAACGATAGATTTATCCAATTGTAACAATAGAACTTTACAGATATATATTGTTGGTGCTGCCAAATTAAAGAAGTTGAATTTATCTGGAACTACAACTCCAGACCCAATTCAATTAGCACAGGGCCTTAGTACTATTACTTCTTTAGATATTAGTAATAGTTCTGTATCCGCTTTTCAATTTGGTAATAATCCTATACCTACTTATAAAGGGGAATATGTTCTTGATTTAAGTTCGTTTGCTCTATCTTCATTATCTTTAAGAAATGCAGGCCTAATCAAGTATATCAAATTTGATAACAATAAAAATAATCCCTTTGTTGTTGGGGGCTCTTTCTTTTCTGGATGTTCTTCTCTTATTAGAGTGTTTGGACATCTTGCGCTGAATGGAGGTAGTATATTTAGTAACTGTAATAAGTTCTTTATACATGACGCTCCAAGTACAATCCCAACTCCAATGATAGAGCCTGATGCATGGTTCGGTGCAGATACTTCGACCGAAGCAGGTAAGTTGGAATGGGCAACTAATAACAATCTTGATACTAATTTTACATTAGTTTCCAGCTCAATAAATAGTGCATTTAGTACTACAGCTTGTACATTATACGATGTATATTATATTTTAAATAGAGGGGATAATCTTACAAATCTTGATAGTGTATTTAATAGTTGTAAGAATGTTGTTACGTCAGTTGCCAATTCATTGAATAGAAATACGTTTAAACATTGTAGTAAAGTAACTAGTATAAGTGGTTTATTCTGGGATTGTGGAAGTCTTGAAGGAATATATTATAGTCCTACACACGATGATAATGGAAACATTACAGCTTATGACGGATTATTATCTCCTCTTGTAAATTGCACAAACATTTCTAATGCATTTAGAACTAGGGGTAGGGCATATATGGATGAGTACTTTCTTGCCCCAGTAAATGCTGAAGGACAAACCTTAAAACTTACATCTCTTAGTTGGAGTTTTCCTAATGAAGTGTTTATTAAAAATGCAAGTAAGCCTAAAACATCCATAGCAGAATCTGATAAAATATATGCAAAAGCTAGCAAGCTATTAAGATATTTGCCTAATCTTACAAGTTTAAGTGCTTATTGTTCGTCTACGGAATCAAAAGTAGAATTTGATTTAGATACATATACAGAAAATGGAGTTACTGCTTCGTATTGCCCGTTATTATTTTATAATACTAAGTTAACAACTATTTATGGTTGTTTTAGTTGTATAGGAAAAGGCTCTCTATTAAATCTATTTGGTGGAGACGAAGTATTTAATTCTTTGAAAGATAGATTCCCTCAGGCTTTACAAAATATTAGAAGTGCATTTAACTGTGTAAAAGAAGGCAGTGATACAGTACTTTGGCCTATTAAAAACTCCATGTTTAATAAAATTAAATCTACACTTAGATTTATAGGCCCAGATGGTGAGGGTAATTTTACTACTAGTGGAGGAAGTTTTGCAGGTTCTGGAATTGTAAAATCCTATGTGCCGGATTTATTGGGAGATAAGTTCCCTTATGATGTATTTAAAGGATGTGTAAATCTTATAGAAGCTCCGGCTTTCTTTGCAAGAATGGTGTTTCCTTCTGATACAACAACTGAAATTCCTGGAACTGTATTTAATGATTGTGTTAAACTTACTAACGTTTCTTATATGTTTTATAACATGAGTAATGTAAAATATTCACTCACTAGTAAAGGATTTAAGAATTGCAGGATAGTAAATGCATCCAATTGCTTTATGGAAGATACGAGTAACTATTGTAAAATAGGTAAAATTCCATATGGTTTATTCTATCAAGAAACTGATGTAAGAAAACAATTTATTGGATGGAGTCACACCGATGCCGCATCAGCAGGAATTACAGAAACATTCGGTATTACAGAAGATGGGCAATGGATTCCAGATGAGGAATTGCCAACTCAACTGCCTAATACTAAAACATATGAGTTTACTAGAAAAAAACTAAATAATACTATTAGAAATATTGAAGGGTGTCTTAGAGGATTTAGAAGTACTGACGCTTCTCAATATTTAATGGATTGGGGAAATCTAGAGTATGGAGATTCTGGAGATTTAATAGGTAACAACGAAAACTATAATCCAGTTGAATTTATAAAAAATTCTGCTTATGACCCAAGAGAAGTGATTCCTAATCCAGCATACAATCCTGAAAATCCAGGGGCTGAACCAGAAACAATTCCTAATCCGAATAGAGATATTCGTAGGGTATTAAAAAATGCAGACTATGACCCTTATGAGGAAATGTGGAATTATTGGGCAGTTGATGGAAGAGTAGGAATGAAAGGAATTATAGAAAACAGTAACCTTTATAGAGATGTTATGAACGATACTGTGACTACGCTTCCTAAAACCATTCCAGATACTATGGTAGACGAAAATGATAGTAGAGTATGTATGACTCCTGCCGCCTATACAGCAAAAAGGTTAGTTATGAACTATATATGTCCTCCAGATTTCTTTAGGTACTGTGAAAACGTAAGTTCTTTAAATGTAAACTTTGTATTTGCAAATTCTGGAACTTCTTCAGATAGTACTGGTAACTATCAATCGTTTGGTATATGCGGAAGAATCCCACCTAGATTATTTGAGCCAATTAGTAATGTAACCAAACTTGAAGGAATATTTTACTATTGTTTTATGGTAAATCCATATACTTGGCCGGATAGTGTAGATGCGGGAACTATGTATCCTCCTAATTTATTTTCAACATTAAGAGGTTTAGTATCGGTTAAGCAGCTATTTAGCTTTACAGAAATTCCATCTAATATTACCGTTCCTTCTTCATTGTTCATAAACAATTTAAGTTTACAGGATTTAGACAGAACTTGGATGTGTTGTAGATGGTATTCTGATGCTACTCTCCCTGCTCAAATACCTAGTGATTTGTTCTCTAGAAATTCAGCTTTGGGAAATCTGAGAGGAACATTCTCAGTATCTTCTATAAGCGTTGATAGTACAGACGGTTCATCAGCAAGTTTATATACTTATGGTAGGAATCCTGCAAAGATTGATAGTGGCTTAGTGACAAGAGACAAACATTCAAATATAGTAAATGTATCTTATATATTTGGAGGATGTAAGACAACTCAAGGTACTGTTCCAGAGTTTTGGAACTGGCTAAATAAACTATCGCTAAAGTATAGAACTCAACCATTCTATCAGATGTCTAAAGCATCAATTACAAATAGTGCTAATATGCTTGCAGAATGGTCTATAGGTATGAATGATTAATAAACTTAAAACAATATAAATATGTACGGAAAAGTAGCAAATAGAGAAGGTAAAATATCTTCTGTCCAAGTAAGTATCTTGCAGAATGTTCCTGCCGGAGATTTCTTCCCCGGTGTGATATTTCTGATAAAGAATATTACTGATGATAATATAACAGCAGAGATTAGACCTGCAGGACAGGACAATTTCATAGAAACAGTACTATATCCCGGATGGAACCCTGAGATGTGTGAAGAAATAAGAGACGCAGAAGAAGGAACATTACAGTATGGGTACTAATATAACTGGTATTGGTAACGCCAATGCCATAGGATTTAAGTCTAGAGTTACAGGTGGGACATACTTCCCACCTGAACTTAAAGACGCTCTTGTAGGGGTATGGTCAGCCTATGGTAAATCGAATGATAGTACTGACCGTAACATTATCAAGAATAAAATAAAAGATAAAGGTGGAGACTTTGAGTTAGTGAATTTCAATTATGAAGGCACATCTGGATATAATGGTTATCCAGTAGTATTTGGTAAGGATAAAACTTATCAATACGTCAATCATTCACCTAATTATAATCAAACTACTATTAATGTAACTCACTTTAATACTAGACAAGCCTTATTATATAGTTATATACAACGAAATGGAGAACTAACTTCATATAATAGAGACTATCCTTCATATAAAATAAAGGTTAGTGGATTGGAGGAAGGTTTTGGTCTAATGTACCAATATAACAGTAAAGCTAATGCAACATCTGTTAGTATACTTAAAATTGAAGCTAATGGAATCTACACTATTCCTAAATCTTTTGCAAGTGATGGTAGTTTAACTAATGCTAATGTATGGATAGGTTTTATATTTACTGGTACTGAACAAGAACAATGTAACGTAACCATAGAAGTGCTCCCAGAATATAAGGGTGCAGTAGTTACTGATGGGATTGATGATATGATTGTTTCTCAAAAATCTGTGCAGGAAATGTTGGGAGGAAGTAATGAGATTACGGTGGTGAGTATGGCTCATTTTATAAAAGGAGAATCAGGCGCACCTAAAATATGTAGAATTAATCAAATAAGAAGAGAAACGAGAAGCATTAGAAACTCAATTCTTGAAATAGGAAAGAGTGGCATATTTGGTTATACATACAAAAATGGAGTAACAACTATAAACAATATTTTAGGGGACAAGAATGATTGTGTGGCAGAAGGTAATTTAGACGGTATCGTTGCTCCATTTTCCGTAGAAGGTTATTATTACAATAATAATTCAAATCCTTTAGAGCTATGTTCTATTGCTTGGTACTGGACAATCATCGCCAACAAGGTACTGACTACCGACCAAATCAACCAAGTAATCGCTTACTTCAACTTGGATAGAACTCTTAAACCTGATATACTGTGTAATACCATCAAGCAGGGAATCACCAACGAGAACCACGCAGAGTTTGGCGACAAGCTGATTGACTTTTCAGGCAACGGTCGGGATATTCAGCTGAACAATATTGCTTGGAAATTGGATTCAGGCATTGGGAAGTATGAGGTTGATTTTTCTACTTGGTCTGGTTCAGGTATTGTAATTGGTAATGGCGTTGGATTTAAAATAGAAAAAGAAACGATAAGTTGGTGGGGAATGTATGCGTATGGCGACACTTCTGGATTGGGCAGTTTTACAATTAAAGTGACTAATTGCCATGACCCTTTTGTGTATAGATACAAAGATGAAGATGGTAATTGGAAAAATTATCTTATAGAATCAGATGGTATTTATACTCTTCCTGCTTCTGGGGCTAAGGATGATAAAGACAATTATAGATTCTTTAATTCTAATCCTAATGCTACTTATAACGGACTCACCGTAGAGCAGATTCCCTCCCACGCAGGTGCTCTATGCTTTGACGGAGTAAATGACTTCGGTAAGGTGACAGGGATGCCTGTTTACAAGGATTATACGGTGGTTGCTGATTATGAGAGACTTAAAATAAATATTGGAGTTGATAGCGATAGTCCTATATTATCTAAATCTGAATCAGTAAAATTAGGAGCTTTTATATTTAATACTATATCTAGTAATGGAGATAAAGTTTCTTATTCTTTTGGACGTAGAAATATAATCAATACAGATGATACAATAAGAAAAATATTTTATCAATCTAAATATATAAATGATGGTCAAGATATAAATATAGAATCAACATTTGTTGATAGTGATAAATTATGGCTTGGTACATATAGAGATAGTGATTATCGTTTTATTGCAGCTGCTATCTACTCTCTCATGTCCTTCCCATATAGTATGTCCGAGTTCTTGATAGAGCGCCAGTTGAAGAAGCATAAGCTGGGTACGCTGTATCCGGATATGGTGGAGTTTAGACCGATAGTGAAGAGTAATTCCGAATATCAAGTAGTAGATTGTTATATAGATACCCTTCCTGCTGTTGTAGGAAACTACTATCCGATTAATTCTAAATTGAGAATTGCTGTAACAACGAAGGGTGCAGCAGACGAAGTTACATCCTTGACAGTAAATGGAGTGTCTTTGGGGACTCCTAGTGTTAATGGTAACAGGTTTACTTTTAATGGTACTTTATCTGACAAATCCCCTCAAAAGATAAACATCACTATTGACGAGTACATCAGGTTTGAGGACATTGTTCAGCCATATCCATCTTTGTTTACTCTTATTAATTATGATACAGAAGAAGTATATAGTTGGGGAAGTAAACTTAAAATAGGCGCTAAGTTTAATGGTAACGTAGCTAACTTATTGCCCGATATGTACGAATGGCAAGGTGATGTATTATATAATGGAGAACCTATTTATTGGAATACTACACCGGGAGTTGTAGCTAAGGAGATGGTCTTTAGTTGGAATATGCCATTTAAATATCTCAAGACTAATGCTCCAAAATGTATATTTTCTCCAAGTAAATTAAGGATACCTAATGAATCCTATAGATATTTAGGCTATATTCCAGATATTTCTGGTAATGGAAATCATGGAGTCTTTAATAACTTTGCATTTAGTAAAATGTCTGGAGCTGACGGTTATCCTTATGACTATAAATCAACATCTGATTTTGTGGCTCATGCTAGAAATGCTGTTCTCGTAAATAGCGAAACTGTTAAGTTCATAAATGTTTCAACTCAAACATCTTTTTATTATAAAGGTACAAGTTATAAAGGAAAAATTAAAGTAACAGGAATAACTAAAGCTATTGCTAGTGGTAAGGTTAGATATTTGGACATTTATAGTAACTCACCAACTAATAATGATAGAGTTATTATCGATAAGGACGGAATATATGATGTAAACATAGAAACTGAAGATGCTATTAATATCTTTTTCTATCTCACTCCTATAGTTTCAGGTACTACCACTCTCGATGAACCTGTTTATTTAGAGCAAGTGGGGAATTATGAAGGCTCTATATGTTTTGATGGAGTTGATGATTACATGGATATCCCTTCCTTATCAATAGGAGGGAAACAGGTATTAATGAAGACAAACTGGTTGAAATCTCCTACGTTATTGTATGACCAAAGAGCATCGGGAAGCTTTGCTATTCTTACAACTAAGGAGGATGACGCAACTAATCCAAGAATAGCGTACCAAGCACGTAATCAAGATGGCAAGACTTACATAGATGGGATAGAGAATAATTATATTGAAACTTACTCTCTAAAAGGTATAACACATAATATTACAGTGACAAACCCTTCGGCAGGAAGTGGAGTAGTGCCTGTAATAGGTGCCAATACTGGTAAGTCAAGCAGTTTTGCCAAAATGGCTCTTTATGATTTCATGTTGTTTGACGAGGTAAGTACTGACGAAGAAATAAAACAACTTAATGATATAGTAGGTATTGAAGGTGGCTATGTACAGAAACCTCCTTATTATTGGGACGCTTATGGTAAGACTAATCTCGATGCAGATAAGGCAACTATTCAACAAAGAGGTGTAGCCGTAGGTGATTATGATTTGACTAACACTAACTTTGCTTACGATAAGATGTCAGGGTTCGGTGGTTATACTTTAGGTAAATTCACTAATTCATGGTCGCTTAGTAACAATAGTAATAGTATTAGTATTGTAGCTCGTAATCCTTATGATATTACTTTAAAGAAGTTAGGAGGAAATAGCGATTGGGAATTTAATACCACAGAATTAAAACTTACATCTAATCCTGTATCTGTTAAATTTAAATCTGATAAAAATATAAGATTTACGTGCGATTATCATTACTATACCGTAGGTGGGAATAGTGAAGGCGCTCCTTTAGGAATAACTTCTAAAGATTTAATTGCTAATGAAGATACCATTATCACAATTTCACCAATTAGTCAAGAGAATATAGACAAATATAATATTGATATAAATAGAGGATATTACCTTATTTATTTCCAATTATCGCCTACTCTTGCAGTAAACGAAGAAGTAACTATCGAAATGCTTCCTTTGTATCCTAATGGTTTAGTATATGATGGAGTAGATGATTATTCAGAAAACACTAGTATTCCGGCATTTACTGATTATACTTATATATTTAAAAGAACTTTACTAAATAAAAAGTATAATAGTGCTTCTGTATTTAAAGGAAGTAATCAACAAAGCGGCGGAGGAGCATTTATATGTGATTACAATTCTGTTGAACCAGAGTTAATGATACAAGGATATTCCTTCGGAGCAGGATTATATGCAAATAGTTTAAATACAAATGACATTGTATATGGTACAAAGAACTCTGTAAATGGACAAACAATTACTTCTGGTAACAATGCTGATACAGAGGGTTTAACTATTGGTAAATGGAGAGCTTATAAGCAAATGGTATTCTACAAATTGATGCTTTATCCAAGAACTACTGATATGCTAACCATTAATATGATAAAAAATATGATGGCAGAAGATGGAATAATAGATATACAAGGTAAGTTATTTACTGACAAATATACAGGAGATTTTAATTTAGACTTTAATAAAGACTTTTTAATAGGTAACTAACAATGGCAAATTGGAGTAATTTAAAAACAGCAATATCAAGTGTTGTTAAAAGTAACGGAATCCAAGGGATTACCGGAGATTCACTACAATCTGTAATGTTAAATATGGTTACAAAACTAGGAGAGAATTATATGTTTGCAGGGGTAGCTACCCCTGCTACAACTCCTGGGACTCCAGATGGTAATGTATTCTATATTACTACACAAGCTGGAACTTATGCCAACTTTAATAATACAGTAGTGGCAGATGGAGAACTAGCAATTCTTATGTGGAATGGTGCTTGGACAAAACAGAGTATGGCAATAGCCACTCAAGCAAAGATGGAAGAAATTGACCAACATGTAACGGAAGTTGATGCTAAACTTAATGAAATGCAAAAAGGTATGGAAGATGTATATGCCTATGGAGTCGAATGGGATTCTACTGTGGCAGACCCTACTCTCACAAGAATTGGGAATCTTACTCTTCATAAATCGTTACCTATTCAGTCTCAATTAAAAGGCTGCGTAGCTAACGGAGGAGTAATCAATTATTATCTTCATCCAGATGATTGGTCAAAGAAAGAAGATGGCACACCATCAGTATTAGATGGAACTGACGGAACTGTCAGAGTTAAAGTACCTCGATTCTGGGGAAAATCTGGAGTTGCAGGAACAAAAAGATGGGTTAAGATTTCTACTGTATGTATTGATGATACTTGGACAGAGATTCCAGCAATGTTAATAGATGCATATAGGTCTACAACAGATAATACTGTAACGGCAACACCTAAGTTAGTATCAGTTGTGAATACTACTGCTGCATTTAGAGGTGGAGGAAACAGAACAGCTTATGATACTTATTTAGAAACTGACCCAGTTAGAACAGATTTAGGAAAACCAAGAACAGCAATGACTAGAGCAGTTGCACGTACTTGGGCAACAAACGCAGGTTCAGAACTACTGAACTACGAATACTACAAATGGATAATGTTTTGGTTACCTGTGATTGAGTACGCTACATTTAATATGCAAGCTAACTTCAATTCAGATTTAACTTCCGAAGGATTTCATCAAGGAGGATTAAGCGCAGGTGTAACAAACATGTCAAATTGGGAGTTTTACAATGGAAATTATTCAGTATGTCCTTGCGGATATGCCAATGAATTAGGAAATTTTACAGGAGCTAAGGTTATTCCTCAAGCTGATTGGGTTTATGAATCCACAGGTTTAACTAATATGGCTTCTTATTCAAGAGATACTGCTCAAGCAGATATGACAGCAGAAACAAATAAAGTCACAATTACAAACGTTAAAGGTACTAATAGATATATGTATAGAACTTGGGGTTACCAAAATGGAGAAACCGTTTATACTATATCAGGATTAGCAGAGGGACAAGATGTAATATTCTATGTAGGAGGTACAACAGTAGCAACAGCTACAGCCGATGGAGATATTACAGTAAATTGGCCTACAAACAATCTGGGAGATAGATGCATTAAATCATCTTTTACTGGAAGTTGTAATATTGTGATTTCTATTAAGAGTGCATCTAACGTAAATGTAACAGTTAGCCGTCCAGCTATGAGTATTGCAAGATATAGAGGATTTGAGAATATCTTTGGAGACCTGTGGACAAATATGGAAGGCATAATTATACAAGGTTATACAGACGAAGGAACAAGCACTTATAACTGGAAAAATGTATATACAACTACTAATCCAGAAAATTATGGAGAAACAGAAACTCAAAAAGCTAAAATGAAATTAATCTCTAGTAGAGAAATTCATGCAGATGGATATACTAAGGATTTTGACCTCCAAACAACAGGAGAAATAGTACCATGTGCTGTTGGTGGTGGAAGTACTACCTATATGTGCGACTATCATTACACTGGTAATAAAGACGCAAGTCTAAGGACGCTCTTGCTTGGCGGCAACGCTACTTATGGCGGTGCTTCCGGCCCTGGTTACTTCGATTCTAGTGCTGGGGTTAGCAATTCCAGCACCCATGTGGGTTTCCGTACTCTAAATAAAATTGAAAAATAATTTCTCATAACATATAACAGATAGGGCACTATTTACTTTTTTACCGGGTTGCAAGGGCAGCGAAAGTTTACTGTGAAAAACAAAACTCTTACTTAGCAGCAACGCTAATAATGGCAGTAATTCCAGCCCTAGTTACTTCAATTCTAATAATGGAGTTAGCAATTCCAGCACCAATGTAGGTTTATTATATATTTTTATTTTGATAATTTTGTTTTTATTATTTTGTCTAAATAGTGTCCTTGCCTCTTGGCAAAAAATAACGTAGTATTTAATATAACTGGTGTTAGTAGGTTAATTCTCGAACACTCCTTGCATAAATATATAAGACTTTGAAAAGAATAGGATATTTGCATGAGCAGGTATGTAACCTGTCTAATATAGAACTTGCTGATAGAAAAGCAAGAAGACACAAATCAGTCAGATGGGGAATCCTGAAACACGATAAGCATCATGAGAGGGAAAATGAAAAGTTGGCAACCGTTTTGAAGAACTTGACATATCACACTTCAAAATATAGCACGTTTAAAATCTATGAGCCTAAGGAGAGATTAATCTTTAGGCTTCCATATTATCCTGATAGAATTACGCATCATGCGATAATGAATATAACAGAACCAATATGGGTAAACATATTTATCAAACATACATATTCTTGTATAAAAGACAGAGGAATACATGATGTTGCAAAAGACTTAAAGTACGTTTTGCAAAAATATCCAGAAGAAACTAAGTATTGTTTGAAAATTGATGTGAAGAAATTTTATCCGTCTATTAACCATGACATACTGTACGAAATACTCCAAAAGAAAATAAAAGACCCTAAATTGTTGAGTCCACTAAAGGAGATAATATATTCGGCAGACGGAGTACCCATTGGAAACTATTTGTCTCAATTCTTTGCAAATTTATATCTTGCTTATTTTGACCATTGGGTCAAAGAAGAGCTTAAATGTAAATTCTATTTCAGATATGCAGATGATATAGTAGTATTAAGTGACAATAAAGAATTTTTGAGAACAGTTCTATTGTCAATGAAATTATATCTGCGAAATGTCTTAAAATTAGAACTTAAACAAAATTATCAAATTTTTCCCGTAAACAGTAGAGGAATAGACTTTGTAGGTTACAAGTTTTTCCATACTCATGTACTGCTCAGAAAATCTATCAAAGTTAGATTATTCAAGTTAATTAAAGGGTACAAGGATAAGAAAATTGATAGAAATGAGCTAAGAAGGAGAATGCAATCGTATTTTGGATGGTTAAAGTTCTGTAATTCTAAAAATCTACTCCATAAAATTCAGTTAGAGACTGGATTGAGATTTTCTAACTGGAATGGGAAGAAGGTAAATATTTCAAGATTCTATGGTAAGTATATTCATATAGTTGACATCATATTGTATAGTAATAGATTCAGAGTCAACTTTGTATATAATTATAAGTCATATTATTTTGAGAGTAAGAATAAACGATTGCTTTATTCTATACGTAGATATTCATTACCTGTAAATTTTAAAATAACACCATATGTTAGACCCAAGAAGAATAGAAGCAAACCTGCAACCCGAACCGATTGAATTGCTTGGAAATGGTACATATTACTATAACTATGATATTAAATCAGAAATAGTATACGTTCCTCACATGGACGGAAGTACAACGGAAGAAATTAGATGGAATTACATTCAGATACATTTAAGTGGAACACCAGAATATAAGGCATGTGCTAGAGCTATTATTAGACAATATATTGATGAAGAATCAGAGTTCTCCATAATTAATGACTTTAATGCACACCAATTAGGAATTAGAAAAGATGAAAAAGCATACTCTGAATACATAGAGTATATTAATTTAGTTTCAGAAATCAAATCAAAAATTAAGTCGGACTTTAATAAATAAAATTATGGATTACGCAATTGTAACAAAAGAATGGATGACACAACGTGGTTTAATCATAGAGCCACACATGAGAACAAGTGTAGATAACAACAAAGTAGTATTACACAAATCGTGGCTAAGACCTTTCTTAGAAGATGAAGGTATTGAGCTTTACTATCATGACGACCCTGCTTTTATAGCACTATTAGCATCTGCAGAATGGACATCTCCTGAGGGAGAAATCGAACCTGTGTCTATGGGAGAAGGAACAAAAGAAAGTCCTTACACATATGATGGAGTAATGTCTTTAGTAAAGGGTAACTATTACTCACAAGATGGAGTTACATATCTATGTACAAGAAGTCTTTATGAAGAAAACAGCACTGCTCTTAAAGATTTAATAGGAATGTATGTAAAGGAAGCTGCCTAAATGGCATCTTTCTCATTTGAAAAATAATTTTTAACACTCGTAGCTAAATTACAAGAATTTTTAAAGAAATTTAATAATTTAGTTGCGAGTGTTAATTTTTATTTATATCTTTGTGCTGTTACAAATGGAGAAAGACCGAGACGTCTAAAATTATAATTAGGTCGATTGAAAGGAGTAATAAGTAACTGATAATAAAAAAAGTTACTTTAGTTCATTTATTAATTTAAAAAATTTTTAAACATGGCAGAGTTTTTAACAATGGAAGATGCCGAAAACAAATTCGGTACGAAAGGGAGAACAAATGCGGGCCTAACCCTAGGTATTATTGGTACAGCACTAGCTGCACTTGGTAATAACGGAGGAGGCTGTGGAAACAACGGTGGTATTTTAGGTGGACTCTTCGGAGGAAACAATGGCTCTTGTTGCGCTATGCAACAAGCAGAACAGGCTAAAACGTTAGCAATGGTTCAAGGACAACAGGCAGATAATTTATCTTGGGCAAATAGAGTACAATCTATGCAAGACGACATCAACCTATATACTTACATCAATGCGGCTGATACAGGACTTCGTAATCAAAACTACGAAGGAAGAATCACCGACCAGGGAGAAAAATGTAATATGTATATAGACCTTATAACAAGAGACAACGCACAGAATCTGAGATTGTGTGACGAACTCTATAAGAGAAGAGAACAAGATGTCCAAGAAAAGTCTGATTTGTTCGCAAGATTAAGTACTAGAATCAGTGATTTAGAGAAGAAAGAAGCTGCTACATCAGCTGCATTACCTCTAATGTTCGAACTTGCAAAAGAAAAGTCAGAAAGATATTCTGATGCTTGCTGCTGCAAGAGCGAAAAAGATTTACTTAAAACTGCTAGTGCTCTTCAAACTGAAGGTATGGCTGTGGCTAACAACTTACAAAGACAACTTGACCATAAAATTACTGGAGAATTAAAATATTCTTATAGTAACTTATGTGCTCCTGTTCCTAGTATAGCTCCTCTTTATTGTAGTCCGTTTACGCAATATGGTACAGGCATGTACGCTGGTACAGCTGCTTCTAACTGGAACGCAGTGAATACAGCTATTAATGGAGCTTGTCCTTCTTGCCAAGCACAATAAGATATTGAAAGGAGATTATGTAACAGTAGTCTCCTTTCTTTTTTTATAACCTAAAATGCTCAAAATTATGACTACAAAAATAACTCCATTTGGAACCGAAGATAACGGGAGTCAAATATTAGAGTTTAATGTTTCTATACCTAAGGGAGCAAATACAAGTATAGCTCCTAACTCTACACTAACAGTAACACAAAGATTCGCAGAAGTCTATAATCAAGCCACTTCTGGTGCTGCTTCTTATAGACAAGTCACTAAACTAGATGTGGTTCATAACCTACAATATGTTGATTGTAAGGGTGCACCAAAAGTTATCACAAACGTCACTTCAACTATTATCGATACTCCGGCAACTTCCGCTACTCCAGAAACTCTGACACCAGAGATTTTCAAAGTAGTTGATGTTTTAATTCCAAGAGGAAAGACAATAGTAACACAAGATTTAATTAACGATTTACCTACAACTACGCCACAGTTGGCTCATTGTGCTTATTCTGTATTCGTTATACAGATGGCAGCACCTGCTCCAGCACCAGCGCAGTAACTAATTAATTTATGACATGTTTGGCGATACTTTTAGTAACAATAGCTTGGGTGATTTACAGAAGACTTACTACCAACAACTGGAAACGTTGAACAGGATGCAACAGCAGCAACAAGCGACTAACACTTCTATATTAGAAGAGATTAATAAATCAGTCGGGATGCTTAGTTCTGAGGAACAATCAGTATTGGCTAATTCACATGATTATCAATTAGCAAAACAAACCTATGAAGCCGGTTTTATGGCTTACTTAGGAAATAAATTCGCTGGAGAATACGTAAGTAGTCCGGATGGAAAAATTGCTGCTGAAAATCTATTGAATGCAATTAATAAGTCCAAGGAAAAAATTGCAATAGAATTAAAGAAAAAACAAGAAAAACTTGATACAATGCTTAATCTATTGGAAAATGACCCAGAAATAAAGAAGAGATATGATGAACTTATGATGAATAAACAATAATACTATGGTTAGTGACAAAGAAATATTAATGCAAGCTGCTGAGAAATATGCAAAGGATATCGCGAGTAATTTCTTCGGATTATCCACTATTCCAGTACAAACTGCTATCACCTATGTTGTAAGAAATTGGGTTGATAAACACAACGCTCTAATTGACTTATTTGTTGATATTGACGGAAATATAAATACGAAGATTCTAGGAGATGCTGCAAAATCAGTATTGAAAGAGAACGACGGTTTCAAAATTGGAAAAGTAAAATTCACTGAAGCCGATGTAGATGATTTATTTAGTACTTTCAATGACATCAAGTCTAGAAATATATAATAAGATACCATCGGCATTAATTTGTCGGTGGTATTTTCGTTTTAATATACTTAATAAATCATGGAAAACGTTAGAGTAGACTCTCTCTTGGGAAACAAAAAAGTAATAGTTGGAAATCCCTATTCTGACATTGTACTAGAAACTCTAGGTAAAGTTTATGTAAAGACAGGAAACAATTTAAAAGTACTAAGTGATGTTTTAAAATTACTTGACCAGGCCAACGAAAAAGACTCTACTGGAACTATTATAGTCGATAGCCAAAGTGCTATGGAAGAAATGGAATACCCAGGCGATGGACGGTTTATATTTAATACACTCACCAAGACTTTATACATATCCTACGATGAAAGATATGTCGCATTAATAACAGCAGAAGATGGGGAAGGTTCAGACAAATATGTTAAAAAGTCTGGAGATGTCATTACTGGAAAGTTAGAATTTACTACTAATGAAGCTCCACTTATTGTGGCTTCTTCAAAGCTAGTTAAAAACTTTAATGCAGAATACGTTGGCGGATATGCTGCGGATAAACTTGCGAAGAGATTAGAAAATGAATATATATATGGTAATTGGACATTTAAGTCTTCTGGAACATCGGAAGATACTTGGCTGTTTAAGAGAAATGTTAGATTTAATCAAGATTTAATAATAGATGGCAGTCTATCCACTGCTCAATTTCAATCTGGATATGGAGGATATGGGTGGAGGTTAGATTCAACTACTAATACGCTTACTATTGATTATCTTGTAGTTAGAAAAGCTATGAGAGTATATGAGATGGTAATAAACAAAATAACTGCAACCAATGGCTCAATATGGGTTACAAATGCTTCTAAAGCAGATAATGTGTATTATCCAATTGTGTGCAGTATAAACGATTTAGACGGAACTGCTGATTCAGGTAAACTATGGGCATCTGATGCTTATTATCTGTTTACTGAAACATGGAGTTCTACTGGATATAAATTCTTTATATATATAACAGATTATTCAGCATTAATCAATAATCCTGAATTTACTGGAAAAGAAATGTTACTTGATGAAGCTTTATTGACAAGAGAAGTGACTGAAAGTGATACATCTGACTTTATTGAATTAAGGAATAACGTTAAATTATTCTACGTTTATAGTAGTGATTTTGCAAAAGATGTAGAATTTGAATATATAGAGAATATTTCTGATTACGAAGAAACTGGAGTTACTAAAACTATAAATATATATGACACTTACTATGGAAAAAATCCTAATGGAGATTTACTAAATAATAACTTCTATATTGTTGTTACAGACGATGAGGAATATCCATTATTAAAGCCAAATGATTTAGTAAGATGTCAGAAGTGGTCCAATGGTAATATTAAATATTATGATGCCATTGTGACTAATCAGTTAGGAAGTTATTCCTACGTAATGCAAAAAGCAATATCTGTATTTGATAAATATACGGAAATAAATTATAATGAAGATGGAACCGTAGCTAGTATGACAGAGGAATACAATGATAAGTTATACAGTATGACCGAGGATTCCGAAACAACAACTAATGTTGAGGATAGACTTGATGAAATTGCTATTGGTGACGATATAATACAAATGGGAAATTTAGTAGATGCAAACAGGCAAAATGCTATTTATTTAACATCTACTGATGATTATTCTCCTTATATAGACATAATCTCTGAACTTACTAGACCGGATTACTCTGTTGTGTATAGGATTCCTAAATACATTACTGATAAAGACGGTAATGAAGTAAACTATGAAATGGTTAAAAAGCTAGATTCAGAAGGAAATCCTGTAATAGGAAGTGATGGGGAACCAGTAATGGTAAAAAAATATATCTATAAATATACTAAAACCTGTAAAGTAAGATTGGGAAACCTTGGAGGAATAAGGGATTCTACTTTCCCAGAAAACAAACAACCTAGAGGATATGGTTTGTATGCGGACAATGTATTCCTTACTGGAGAGTTTTATTTAAACAATGGACAATCTGTGGTAGATTTCTCACAAGATGGAGTATTTCTTAAATACAAAGAAGCTGGATTATCTATTGCCGATGACCCTAAAACAGGTGACCCTATAATCTCTTTGGAAGCTAACAAGGTATGGATTGGAGATTCCAAAGGACAAATCGGAACTTTGTTTAAAGTAGAAGATGGTAAAGCATATATAAACACTGACTTTATTAAAGCCCAAAAGATTGAGGTGCAGGAAATATGGAATTATTCTTTTGATGAAACTACATCTCAGCAAGTTGAATTACCACTATTTGAGGGAACTTATACTCCAGTTATGTATGAAAGTAGTATAGGAACTATGACTCCGGACCCTCCTTATGGAATGGCAGATTCATCAGCATGGACGGGAACAATATCTAAACATGACGGAAGTGGAGTATTTAAAGATTCATCATTATATCCAGGTTCAGCCTGCTTTATGGAGTCAGTGAACGGAGAACAAGTTCACATAATGACCCCAATATTATCTTTAAAAAATGGAACTTTAGACGGAAAATTGTCTTACTGTAACATTGGAGTAAATATGGGAGATTTCATTGGAGAAGGCATGGGCGAAATAAAGGTTACAGCTTATAGTGTAGATACGGGTGAATCTTGGGATGTTCCATTCAAAATGGCTAGTAGAGGAACCTTAGTCTACGAGTTAAGTGCAGTAGAAACCACCGCTGCTACTAATAATTTAATATTTGCTGTATCACTAATCCCAGCTTCAAAGGAAACTGCACGAAGAATAATAGTAAATATATCAGTCAGCTATTATTATCATGAGGGAGCGTTAAATTGGGCTTTGTGGAAAGATGGGTCTGGTAGTTTAGCGAGAGAAAAAATCAACTGGAATAAAGATGGAGAACTTACTATAAATGGTGACTTTAGGTCTTCCAATGGCCAAACTACCATTTTAATAGGAAATAATTCTAAATCAGCATATTTGAGTATGTTTTCTAATGCTACTGAAGAGCATCCATTATTATATATAAGATATAGAAATGTGGGTTCTGGAAATTCTGTAACTGTGGAAGTCGATAGTGAGTATACTCATGATGATATATATTATTCAAGAGCAAGATTAACTTGTGAAGGTTTAACTTTTGGATATACACAAAAAGGATATTTAGATTCTATTATTACATCAGGAATGGGATATACCTATATATCAATGGATAAGTACAACGGATTCCAAGTGTCTAGTTCAAATTATAGCTTTGCTGCAGGTTCTGTGGTTCGAGGTGTTAGTATAACTACGAGAGGAAAAGCCTTTACTATTAGACCTGACGAAGGTGGAATTTGCTTCAATTGGGGTGCTTATCCTGGTCAGGGAGGTCATGCTTGGCCTACTAGTATAGACCAAGTTAGTGTTGGGGGAGTATATATTCATACTTCCGATGGAAGTTTACACGTAAAACAATCATGAAATTAAATGTAAAAGAACGAGTGGCAATATTACAAATGCTTCCAGAAACTGGAAGTCTTGTAGAAATGGTAGATATAATGGAAATTGTGAAAAAGGTAAGATTAGAGGAGGAAGAAAAGAACAACATAGAGTTTAAAGAAACTAAGAACTCTCTATCTTGGAACGCATTTAAAGATTTAGGAAAGGATATTGAATTTAAACATGAAGAAATATCTATTTTAAAAGCTGCTGTGAGAAGACTTGACGAAGAGAAAAGAATCAATGTATCCAATCTCGATATCTGCTTAAAAATAAATAGTTTATGAAAATTTTACTAGACAATGGTCACGGAGAGAATACTCCCGGAAAAAGAAGTCCAGATGGTAAACTTAGAGAATATCTCTACGCCAGAGAAATAGCTTCTATGGTTTATGATGAACTTTATAATAGAGATTATGATGTCGAACTTCTTGTTCCAGAGACAACTGATATTTCCCTTTCAGAAAGATGTAAACGAGCTAATAAGTTTGCTAAAGAATTAGGAAATAAAAATGTCTTGTTAGTGTCTATTCATTGTAATGCTGCTGGTAATGGCAGTGCATGGATGGGTGCTAAAGGATGGAGTGTCTTTGTTTCAAATAATGCTTCTACTAATAGTAAATTACTAGCTGACTGTTTGTATGATGCAGCTGAACAGCAAAAACTTAGATTAAGAACCGAAAGACCTGGACAGAAATACTGGCAACAGAGCCTTGCTATATGCAGAGATACTAACTGCCCAGCGGTTTTAACAGAAAACTTATTTCAAGATAATAAAGAAGATGTGGAATTTCTTCTTAGTAAGGAGGGAAAGGAAGCTATCGCTAAACTTCACGTAGACGGAATCATCAGATACATTTCCAAAATTTCATAGGTTAAAGTTATTAAAAAATGTAAAATTAGAAAATTTTAGTATTTCACTTTATGTGGAATAAAAAAATGACTATATTTGCAAATAACTTTAAAAGAATGATATATGGAAAAGGGAATTGAGGATTTAGACTTTAACGAAGAAGATTACGGTATAGCACAGGAACCGTCGAACCCTAATGGTTACGTACCAGATTATGAATCATTAGAGCCAGAGAAACCTTGGATGGGGGATGAAAATCAACCACAGCCAGCAGATGGTACAAAACCAGAACCTGCTGCTGCACAAGAACCAGTACAAGAAGATGATATTATCATTTCTATGCTTAAACAAATAGGCATTTCAGACCCTTCAAAAATTAAATTTGAAAATGATGAGGGTGAAATTGAGGAAGTTTCTTGGGATTCATTGTCCGCAGAGGAAAAAATGAATATCTTAACACCAGAATCTCCTGACCCTAACTATGGTCTTGAAGAACCTGAAATTAACTTTATTAACTTGTTACGTGACGCGGGAATTACTCCAGAGGAGTACATTAACTATCAGAGAGAACAGGCTATTGAAGAATACAGACAAGCATTAGAAGGTAATCCACAATACGAAGTTGAGAGGTTAACAGACGAAGACTTATATGCTTTAGACTTACAATCAAGAGTTCCAGATATGACAGACGAAGAAGTTGCCATAGCTCTAGAACACGAGAAAGCTAATCCTGAACTTTTTGAAAAGAAAATGCAAGGAATTAGAGCTGAGTATAAAGCACTAGAAGACGAAAGAAGACAAAATGAGGAACTTCTCGAACAACAACAGAAGCAAGAACAATTTGAAGCCTTCCAATCTGATGTACTTGATGCAATTGAGTCTTTAGATGAAGTTGGAGGTGTAAAATTAAATTTGGACGAAGATGACATGGAAGAAGTTGCAAACTTCATATTATCGCTAGATTCGGCAGGAGTTAGTTATTTAGGAAAAGCATTAGACGACCCACAAACTTTAGCAAGAATGGCTTGGTTTGCATTGAAGGGAGACGAAGCTTTTGCAACTATCACTGATTATTACGATAAGGAGATAGCAAAAGAAAAACGTTCAGCCTACGAAGCTGGATATGAAGATGCAAAGAAAGGAATACAACCAAAGAGTACTAGAAAACCTACTGTTGTAGTTGCTCCTAAACCTGCATCTGAACCCAAACCCGGGGGCACTAATCCCCATGAAAAAACAATTGATGATATAGATTTTTAATTAAAAAAGTATGATAGTAGCGAATTTTGTATCAAACAGACCGACAATGTCGGAAACTAGAACTTATGAGGATTTCTATAAGTTCTTAGGAACTAGACCAACTAAATTAGGTGTTGTTTCAAGACTTTACCCAGAACTTACAGCTTCTTACCTAACAGAATCTCTAAGAAACATTTTCTACCAAGATGTAAAATCTGGTAATAAATATCAAAGCATTGACTCAATGTACTTTGAATGGGAAGTTGAAACCAACTACATTAAGAGAGTTGAGTTTGCAGATGTACCAACAGAAGATGGTTCAAACGGTTCAGAAATTGTAATGGCTTTCAAAGAAAGATATTACGAAAAGTATGACATCTTCAAGATTGATAAAACAATGCAGCAATGTATTGTAGTGAGCAGACCAGTTAGAAAAGCTGATAACTATTGGGAAGTAGTTGTTAGACTTATTGATAGTGACTATTCTAGCGTTCTTGACTTTAGTGGTTGCCAAGTAGGTGATACTACTAGATTCCAATCTAACGCAATGCCTGAAATGCACGAAGAAGGATATGTTAAATATCAATCTAACATTGAAAAACACAGAAACTTCATCACAACTCACAGATGTGACGACAGTTATTCTGCACTTTATGCAGCTCATGAAAACGTATTCATCAGTATTGCAGAAGGTAAAGACACTGGTAGCTTAAAAGAAACATTATATAAGATGGACAAGAAAGAAAAAGTTCTTCTTGATAACTTCTTATATGTAAGAAACAACGGTCTATTATTCAACAAATGTAATGTTGACGTAAATGGTAAACCGACTATTGTTGACCCAGATACTCAAAGACCAATCTACATTGGTGACGGTATCATCCCACAAGTAGAAAGATTCGCATCTAAATATGCGTTCGCAAAACTTTCTATCGACGTATTCCAAACTGTAATTGCTACAATGAATGAAAAAGCAACTCAGCCAACTGGAAACAAATACGTATTTATTTGCAATGAAAGAATGTGGTTCTTAATCCAGAACGTTCTCGGAGATTTCTTAGCTAAATACAAAACTATTGGTACTTACCTATGGTCTAAAGCAGCTAACGATTACATCAAAGTTGGTGCTGCATTTGATAGCTATACATTCGGTGGAAACACTATCTCCTTCAAAGTTGATAGAACATTCTCTAGAGAATATGGTATGGAAAAAGCATATTGTCTATGCTTAGACCTAACTGCTGATTCTACTGGAAATGAACCTCCAATCCAAATGTTCACACTAAAAGGTGGAGACTTCATCACTAATAAATATCCAGGTGTAGGTGGATTAGATGGATTAAGTTCAGGAATTGTATCAAGTCCTGTTGCTGCTTCTAAGTTAATCAACTGGGGATATTCTGGTGTTGGTGTATTCAATCCTTATAGAAGCTTTATCTTAAGAGAGCTTTAATAAATAGTCAAGATATAGTAAGGGAGTTGAAATAGCACTCCCTTACATTTTTTATATATTATAAACCTTATGAATTAATATGAGTACTGATAATGCAAACAAACTAATGCAAAGTCCTGCTGAAAATTTTATCATTCTTAGAAGTGTATATGGTAAAGTAGGCATGAAATATTACATCCAACCTAGTAAAGACCCAAGAACTGGACAGTATCCACCTTGTGTAAAACCTGTAAATAGTGTTGGAGACATGATTCTTTCAGACCCAGAAAGAAATAGTGGTAAAGTCTTTATTAAAGAAACTGAAACGTTCGTTATTGAAGATGGGACTACATTTGATTTAAATAACCCTTATGACGCTGCTAAATGGGAAGCAATTAAAAATTGCATCTTTATTGCTCAATCAAGAGATAGCACTGACTCAAAAGGTGTAAACGTATTTGATGGTCCGGGTGTAAAGGGAACTCTACGTCCAAGACAAGGTATTGCTGAAATCTATATCGAAAGACCTGGATATGAAGCTGCTAAGAGAGTATCAAAGAAAAAGAAAATTCACGATGCTGGAACTTATATTCTTGATGACCCAAGAGGTGATGAAGGAAGAGTTCAAATGGCTAGACTACTTGGAAAACACATGCGTAATGTATCAAGCGCTGATGTTACTGACTTCTTACTAAGCATTGCTGAAAAAGACCCTGACAGAATTATTAACCTATATACAGGAGATGATATTCATGTTAGACTTCTATTTATGGACGCAAAAGACAAACACGTCATTATAGTTAAACAAAAACTATATATGTACGGAGATAGCGTTTGTTTGGGGGCAACTGATGATGCAGCTATTACTTGGATGAAAGACCCACGTAATAGAAGAGTGCTCGAGTTAATTAAGAAGGACACATATCCTGACTTATACGAAGACTATAAAGGATACGAGGAAGAACCAGAAGGCAATCCAGCCGAAGAGTTCGCAGCTTTAGACGCTCCGAATGCTCCTGCAAGGTCTAAAAAATAAAACTATAAAAATAATTCTACTATGACAGCAAGACAGGCATGGGAATACATGTTAATTGAAATTAATAAAGTTACTTCCCCTACTATGCTGATAGAGGATTTCAATCATCTGATTAATAGAGGCATATATCAATTCCTCAATAAGAGGTACATTATGTACGATATGAATCAGCAAACTTCTGATGATTTAAGGGTATTGAAGGCTTCGGCAACATTGTCACCGGAGCTTCCATATTCTGATTTAGCTTTAAAGGGAGAGGACTTGGAAATGATTTCACAATTATGTGGAGCTTCTTACGAAGTAACACTTCCAAGTGACTATTTTCATATGCTAGGTTGTATTTGCCTTTATGAAATAGTTAATCCAAAGAAAGGCTGTGAAGGAAAATCCAAATATGTTAAATTTCCTGCAAGGAGATTGACCGCTGATATGGAACCCCAAATCATTAATAACTCTTACTTTAAGCCCTCTTATAAGACTCCATATTACTATATAAACAACATTAATACTTCAACAGAAGTTCCAACCTATCCTTATAAAGATAATCGTGGAACTGATATGAATGGAACTTATAAAGTAACCTCGCTCTTAGGAGATGCAGAAGGCGACAATAGCAATCTTCCAAGAACTATAATAATAGGAGGTGAGTCTGTAAGTACAGTTGATAGAGAAATTGCTGTTAGATATGGAAATGCTTCTACAGTAAGAATGGAAATAAAATGCGGAGAGTCTACCGCTTATAAACTTGTGAAAGTTAGAATAGACTACATTAAAGTTCCTCAAACGGTTATGCTTACTAAAGAACAGCTAGACCTTACAGAGGACACATCTCAAATATTAGAATTTCCAGATTACATATGCTTAGAGATTCTCAAAGAGTTGGTATCTATTGTATTGGAGAACTCCGGTGACCCTAGAATACAAACATATAGTCCAGTTAATCCGCCACTAGCACCTCCAACTCAGCTGCTGGCACAAACTAAAAAATAAATTAAAGTATGTTTCAATTTACGACAACAACCTTAATCAACGACGCTCTAGATTATACAACAAAGTTACCAAGATGGGAAGTAAAAGGTAAAACTCTCCAAATTAAGAGAGTTGGAAGTTTCAAGAAGGCTAACGTTGTTGCAATGTATAAGAGAGCGTATTCTGCTCCTGTTTTAGCAAAGGCTGTTTTAGATATGACTACTATTACTCAAGCATCTGGAGTATTCAGAATCGCTATGTATATTAGACTATCTGGAAATCAGAACTCTTATTATTCAAATGACTTTGTATTCAAAGGTAAACCTCTATACATTGAGTTTGAAAAGAAAACTGGAGATTCAGCAGCTCAATTAGCAACTAAAGTTGCAAATCAGATAAAGAAATATCAACGTGCTTACGACTTCAAACATTTTAATGTTTCAGTAAGCGGTAATAACCTGATTATCGAAGCTGTTGACGAGTATCAAAGATTCACTAAAATGGATATTGAATACTTCGACCCAGATTTAAGAGAAATTGCATGTACTTGTGCAGAAGGTGCATTTGCTGTAATTGCATCTGCAAAAGAAGCTGGTGCAGAAGGATTTGATAGCAAAAACATCCTAACTCAGGGAAGAGAAGGATTTGGAACTTATCAAAACATCATTAAAGACCTTAGAATCCCTACTCTAGATGTAAGAAGATATGAAGCTCCGTTACAAGACGAAGTTCCTATCATCAATGGTAAGTATAGTCAATATACTATCTATTACAAAGTAGATAGAGGACTCATGGGTGGAGCTGCTGTTGGACAGCAAGTAACATCTCAAACTACTCACGTATTCTACGTACATGATTCTGTAGCTGCTGAATTTGAAGCTGCATTAGCAACTTTAGGAACAGTAACAGAAGAAAAGAAACCTATCGTAATTACAGGTGGGGTTACAGATATTACTGACATGGTAAAAGCAGGAACTAAGAAAGAACTTACTCCAACTATTGATGGTGGAAGTACAGTAGCTTATGTTTCAGCTACAACAACAGCAGATTGGCTAACAGTTACTCCTGGAACTACTAAAGTAGGTTTTACAGGAACAACTAATGATTCTGGTGCTGCAAGAAGTGCAAAAGCAACTGTAACAGTATCAGCTAAAAACGGAGTTAGTGCTTCTAAAGAAATCACTATCACTCAGTTAAATGCCTAATAACTAATCTTTATATTTAAAGGCGGCGTCCGTTAGAGGTCGTCGCCTTTATTTGTTTTAGCCCTATGATATACAACAAATTAGCATCAGCAATATATAATGATATAGTATCAGGTTTACGTGGAATGCATGGGACAGCTACTATGTCAATCGAACAATTAGAAGATGACATAATAGATGAAAGATTGCAGATAATTAAAGAATATTCACTAAAAGGAATTCTTCCAAAGAATGATTTACTTTTATCATTAAATTGTATAGATGTAGATTGTAAATCATTAGAAAGATGTAATTGTGGAACAACTGGAGAAACACCAGTGGCTCACTTTGAGATTCCACAGCTTCTTAATGACTATGGAGAATTAGCTATTGACTATATAGGTAGCACAGATAGGCTACTTCCCTTTATATATTATACTTCTTCATCTGCATGGATGTATCATCAATACAGAAAGAGAGGAAGAAATAAACCTTATGTTTATATAGATGTAACTCCGAATGAAAATAATATGTATGATTGCTTTATCTTTAATGCTCCACTTATTAAGCAAGTAAGTGTTGTGGCAATCTTTAAAGACCCAAGACAGCTTGAGAACTTTGGATGCTGTGATTTAGAAGGAATTGATAACTTTACATTTATTAATACGGAGATTAAGAAAAGATTAACGGAGAAGAAACTACGTTATTACAGACAATTGGCTTCTCCAGTATTACCTAATGACCAAACACCTGCATAATGGTAAATTTTCATCAAGCAATGTTCCAAGCTAATTTATTATATGGAGTAGAAATGCTCCCTCAAGACTTTGAGGAATTTGGTTTAATAGCTTGGAACCTAATAGGAAACAAAAATGTAAGATTATACAGATATTGTACTAAGATAGAATGTCCGGACTATACAGTGGAACTTCCCTGTAATTGTGACATTATTGAAGCAGTTACTTATGCTTCTGAAGATTGGAAGTATGTAACTAACTATTCTCCTAATGGAGATTACACTTCTCAATTTGTAGAGAATTACATAGAAGGAAGAAAAATGTATGAAGACCCTTTATATATGAGTGGTAAATATGCAAAGTTTGAAAGAGTAGGAGATACTCTTTACTTTGATAAGAACTATGGAACTGTATACATCCTTTATAAAGGAGTTATACTAGATGATGAAGGTCTTCCTATGTTATCTGAAAAAGAAAGTTTAGCTATTGCAACATTTGTTGCCTATAGAAAGAAATATAAAGAAGGATTAATGACTAACAATGCGAATATCCTTCAGACAGCACAATTAATGCTTCAAGATTGGCTTAAGTATTGTGATGCTGCTAGAGTTCTAGAATATCTAAATCAAAATGAGATGAATGATATACTGGATGCCAAAACGAACTGGAATAGAAAAAGACATAATTTCTCATATAAACCTGTTTAACAATTATGAAATATTCGACTGGATGTGCGTTCAATATGGACGAAATGTTTATGAATTTTCCATATAACAAATTGGAAATGTCATGTGAAGATTGTAAGAGAATAAATAAAGACCCTCACAGGGATGTATTAGTAAAGAAAATATTTAGAGAGTGTGTAAAGGAAGTACTTAATGATATTGTGGATAACAATGTTACTTTCGTACTTCCTACACAAGGAAGATTTGCAGAAATGCATGTCAAAAGAACATACGGAGAAGACTTTAAAAAGGCTAGGCGACATGGTAAATGGAGAGATGTAGATTTTTTAAAGTCAGGATTCTCTGGAAATGAAATAGTTCTCAACATAAAGAGTGGAAACTTAGTAAAGTCTAAAACTGTATATGTTGATAAAAATATAAAGAATAAGATTATAGAGAATACTAACGAAGGTAAACAATACTGTTAAATTATGCAACTTAAAGAAATTAAAGATTACTACGAGTCACTTTGTGAGAAGTTTCCAGATGTTTCTGAAAAGGACATTAAAAGAATTTTGAACTATGGTTGGAAATCACTATATTTGCATAATCTTTACGGTGGAGATACCCTAATTACTGATGATTCGTTGTGGTGCTATATAGGAACACTTAGAAGAGATTCTATAAAACATTTTGAATACTACATCAAGAAATTAACTGTAAAATTAAGGGTTCTCTATAAACGTAAGAACATACAATGGGACGGATATTACTATTTTGCATTGACTGACTCTCAATATGAGGATTTCCTCAAACAGCACAATTCAAGAGGCAGAAAGAAGAAAATATTTAATTATGGGAATCAAGTACTATATCAAATATTAGATGAGTGCAAGATAAGAGAGCATAATCGGAAGTATATATTCAGAGTTCCCTTTGTTACCCTTGTAGGGAATGTTACATATAGAGAAAACTTTACATCTAAAGATGCGGAGTTAATTATAACAAGAGAACCTTTAAGATTTAAAGATATATTAGTATACAATAATAATTATGAATTTTTGTAAACATGAGCAAACAGGAAACAGTTAATACGTTTGATGGCGGTTTGATTATGGATTTAAATCCAATAGTTACTCCAAATAACGTTCTTACCGGAGCTCTTAATGCAACTTCAATCACGTATGACGGAAACGAATTTGTGTTACAGAATGATATGGGTAATGGAGAAGTTCATACTGCTAGACTCGATAAAGGATATATTCCTATTGGAATGAAAGAACATGGAGGAATTATATACGTAGCCGCATATAACCCTATAACTAAAAAGGGACAAATTGGTTCATTTCCTTCGCCACAACAATTGTACAGTGATTCAGATTTATCTACATCTCCTGTAGATATAAATTTTAATCAATTTGTTACCATTAGAACAGTTGAGGGTGTACAAGTTCCATTTATCATTAGCGAGTACAGAAAACAGAAGTTATTTCAAGAGAATAACTCTGAAGAAGCAAAGACTTTCCACCCGGGAGATAAATTTATACTTACTGCCGAAAGCATAAGTGATACTATTAAACAGGCTATCGAGGATGGGGCTGTAAGCCTTAGACTTGGAGTAATAAATAGTTCTGGAAACATAGATTACGTGGATTCATCCACGTTGAGGTTATACGATAACAATTTGTGGATATATGAAACTGATAATACAGAAGAAGCTTTAACCGATAACAGTCTAGTTCAAGTGTTTTCGGCGAAATCATCTGGAGTATTGGTTTTAGTAGTTGAGTTAAAAACCTTTAGCAAGTTTAATTTAATTAGAAAATATAAATATGACGAAGATACTAAATTGATAAGTGTTATACTAACTGGAGAAATGGATGGAGATTCTCCTCTTTTTCAAGGAAAAACAAACGTTGACTCTAATGTAAGTCTTTATGGAAGTACTACACGAGACAGTACAAAACTCTATCAAACTCTTACTATATCTCAAAATAATACATCTGACATGGGCAAGGTCGATTACAGTATTATGCCCGTTTCGGTCTATGGAGTATTGGAGAGAATGGTAAAAAATGGAACAATTGACTTTAGCAAAATTCGTCCTAACAAGGAGGATTTCAATGAGTGGAGGTTTTTTGTTTCTGATAACTATATAAAGATAGGTTGGGGATATGATTATTACAATATGAACGAAGATGAAGGAGTAGAGAAAATGGTATTTAGATTTATTGATATAAATGTACACCCAGACGACCCTTCTTCTTACAACTCGGGATTTTATTATGAAATATCTAAAGAATATTACAACGGTTCTTTTGAGGAAATTATTCCTTTTGATAGTCTAAAGAAGAACTGGTTGTATGTTGTTAGAATAGACAAATATGTTACCGGAGTATCGTCCGTAGTCGCATATAGGTTACTATATACAGGAACATTGTTTAATGAATACTATAACGGAAATAATAAAGACTTTAATTTTCTACAAATTCCTAAGCAACAACTTTCTGTTGAAGCTCCTGTAAAAGTTGAAGTTGTATCTTCCAAAGAGGAAGTCTATTTGAAGAAAAAAGAAAATTCTTCTCCTTTCCCAGCAGGGTATACTTTATTGGACAATGTTACTCCGGGAGACTATCTTACATATAAAGCATCTCTTGATAGTAGTATTGCAGGAGATGAATATACAACTAAGAAGAAAGGAACTTACAAAATTAATGTATCTCCAGAATTAGCTTACAAGTATGATTCTAAAAAATTTGCAGGATTTCCTGAGGAGCTTACTGTAGAAAAATACTATGGTTCGTCTCCTACTATTAGTTCAGGAACATGGGAAGAAACTCCACTTTATAGTGCAGACAGTAATCTCACTCCCAATGTTACAACTGATAACAACTTTATAAGTTCTTCATATAATGCATCCAAAAAGGCCATCGAAGTAAATTTATCTACTACAAGGACGGCATATGCCACATCTGGAAATGTAGAATCGAAGACTTTGGATAATTATGCTTTGCTTCCATTATATACTTCCGACATGAGAGCATCTGATAGAGACAGAATCTTCTCATTTAAAGAAAGTAATGGTGTATTGACTGCGACTTCTGGAGATGAAGATTATATATGTTATAATTCCAAATTCTATAAAGACCAAGGTCATACAGAAGGACTTAATAAAGGAACTAGCACGGGAAGTCATGACGATGACGGACTACAAACCGCTTTAAATAGTATGGGAAACGGAACCGTAGGAATATTTGGGGGACATGATAAAGACCACGCATCTTTACATTATGGTCGTACTAGAATAAGTAGAAATGGTTGGTGGTCTCGTGGCAACGAAGTTGACGACGAAGACAACTTCTTACTGGCAACATGGATGGATACAAATGGTTCACACTGGGTAATAAATTTGGGTTCAAGAAAGACTGAAACATCTAATGTAAATTCTGAAACTGATATAATCAGACTTCCAGAGATGTTAAAATGCATCATGAGTCAGATTTGTACAGTAAGAAGAAGTAATGTTTCTAAGTTCTTTGCAGGGCCAAATTCGGAAGCATTAGTATATCACCTACAATTTGAAACTCACTATAAAGGGAAGGTAAAAGTAACTTCTCCTGGAGAATCTACAGTAGACTTCTATTTGGGAGATACAAACTCGCAAGGAAATTTAGTAAGCATTAGGGAACACATTCAATGGTGGAAATCTAAACTAGGAGATAAATTGGAAAACTTCATTCCTGAGTTTTATATCTACAAACCCACTGATGCTGCTATAGATATTCCGTTTGGAAACACTTTAAGAATAGACAATGATATAAATATATTAGGAGGATATACTAACGCATATTCATATTTCAGTACAGGAAACACTGATACCACTGCAGATAAAGGAAAAATATACATCGCAAGCACAACTGATGGAACTTTAAATGCTGACGGTTCAGTTAAAAATATTGAATGGGATAGTAATGGCTCAGTCGTTCCTGCAAGCAATCAAAGAAATATTAGAATCTGGGGAAATAGAACTATTTCTTTACCAGAGGATATTAATAATATATTTGTGAATGAATATTCTGTTACAGGAAGTGAGTCTGAACTAAATAGAATATTGATAAATCCAAGTAAGGGAAGCCCCTCTATAATAGGCACATGGACTAAAGGAAAAGATGGACACGCTCCAGATATGAAGAGTGCTGTTTATTTTGGAGGAAACACAAACATATATCAACCATATAATTAACAATGGACTTTATATCACTAAACAATGAAGCTGTAAGCATCTCTCAAGGTGCAATACAGCTTCAACAAAAAGGAGCATTAGTTTACGAATATAATCCTCTAAAGGTATTAAGGTTAGGGGAAGACCTTGTGGAAAGTGATAAGGTCACATATCCAAAAGGAAGTCTTGTTGACTTAGATACTGAACTTCTCCCGTTCGATTTAAATCATCCTGTGGATATTATTCCTCAGCAATCTTATGATGGTTCTGTAAACCTTATTCTTAATGATGGAAATACTTTTCCTAAACTAATAAATACGAGATTTTCTTCTACTGGTATGAACACATATCAAATAGTAGATAGGAGTGGAGATAATGATACTAATATATATGACGAGAGTTCTTTTGATTCTGATGTTTCTTTATATAAAAAGTTAAATACAATTCCTAGACTTATGTTTACTGGCTTAGGAACAAGTGGTAATCTTAAGGTGGGAAACTATGTATTTTATTTTAAGCTATCAGATTCTGACGGCAACGAGTCTGATTTTATAGCAGAGTCAGGAATTGTAACTTGTCATATAGGAAATATAAACGACCCATTTTCTATACAAGGCGGGATTAGGGATGAGAACAGTTATAAATCAGTGTCTTTTATTTTAACGAATATAGACTCTTCTTATAACAATGTTGTTGTTTATTATACAAGAAGTACATCTGACGCAAATGCGAACGAAATTGTATCTTCGTTTAAAATAGACAAAAACTTTGCTGTATATAATAACATTGCAAGGGTTAACATTAATGGATTTGAAAACATTACTCAAGTTAGTTTGAATGACATAAACATGCAATATAATGTCGTAGATAGTGCTAATGCACAAACTGCTTGTCAAAATATGCTGTTTATGGGTAATGTAAATAATCCTGAAATAGAATATAAAGAATTATCCGATTTGTCATTAAGATTCCTTCCACACCTTAATCTAAAGAATAATATAGGTTGGATAAATGAAAAATATGAGGATTCTTCCGGACAATATGAATACTACAATGTTCAGAATATTTATCATAAACTAGGATATTGGAACGAAGAAATCTATAGGTTTGGCATAGTATATATACTTAATGATTTTACTCTTTCTCCAGTATTCAATGTTAGAGGAATATCTGATTTAGTTGAAAACGTTTCATATACTAAATATAAGGTTTATAAAAATCCAGTAGACCCAAATTCCAGTATAGAAAAAATTAAGGCAAACAGAGAGTATATTCCTACCAATAAAGACTCCTACAAGCTGGATAATCAGAATGAAAACTCAAAGGGAGTAGTAAGGATTAATTATTCTGGAAATCAGCTACAAAGCTCTGGAATTGTGCCAATCGGCATAGATTTTAAAATTGATAAAGAAGCCCTAGCTTTACTAAAGAGGTTCACTAAGGGGTTCTTTTTTGTAAGGCAGAAAAGGATTCCAACTACTCTATGTCAAGCTGTAACTATTGGACTTGAATCTACTAGTCATTTACCAGTACTTCCTATAAATAATGGATATTTAGTAGAAAGGTTCATTGATGATGATGGAGTACTTACTAACGACTTTAGCAGAAGGTATAAAACAGTTTCTTCTGACTACGTGTCTGAAGGTTATGCTGCCTTATGTCCAGAATTTGAGCTCAGACAACCTTATTTCAATCAGTTATTTACTGGAACTGAATTTGAAGTATCGATGGCTAGGTCACAATTTAGGACAAACAAATTCAACAATTTGGCTTTACATTATTATAATCTTGATTATACTACCAATAGCTCTATAGGAAGCGAAACATATAATATTACAGCTATCACTGATAATATAAAGCTTCTCAAAGGTAAAAAGGAGGTATTCTCTTCTAGAGCAGGGGAAGCTGAAGAACAGTGGAGAGTATCATATTATGAATATAGAAATAAATCTAAAAATGCCAGAAACTTACTAAGAGGAGCTTGGGGTCCGTTTTTAGGAATCGAAGGATATAATACAAACAAAATGTCCTTGATTAACATAAAAATCCCTAATTACAATGAAAATTCTATTGATGATTATTTCTCTATACGTTTTGAAGATTCTTCTTCTTTTTATGCAGTTTGCGATAGAACTTTATGGGAAGATGTAGATGAATCTGAAGAGATGGCAAAAGTATCTGGAATATTTAGAGGAGATTGTTTTATAGGTAATTATACGCACAGGATGTGCAGAAACTTCCAAGACCCATCTTCTCCTATAAATGATGATATAGTAGATGCAATGTCTTGGAAAGACAATTATGACCCTGATAACCAAGAAAGTTATTCTAAAATAAATAGAGGAGACGTCAATGCTATAACTTTAGGACACTGGGCAACAGTAAAAGTTTGCAGTAATATAAATCTTTCTATGAGATGTTTGGATAAATCATACAGTTCCGAAGAAGGATTGACAGGAAAACCCAGAGGTTTCTACCCATTGCAAGCAATGAGTACTGGAGGAGAATCGAAAATTCCAGAATCGTTTATTATAAATGATGGAATAAATTCTACTACTTCTGACAAATATAACTTTGAGTTACCCGATGTTCCTGCAATAAAGAATCACTTTGGTGTTCGGATTATGTACTCTGACATTAATATAAATGATTCATTTAAAAATGGATATAGGGTATTTAGGCTCACTAATTATAGAGATTATCCTCTTACATATGGAAACATAATCAAATTAGTTGAACTTTTCGGCAACATTCTTTGCGTTTTTGAGCACGGAGTAGCTTTGATTCCGGTGAATGAAAGGGTAGAATCTGGAAGTGGAGCAGGTGGAAGTGTCTTCATAAACACCTCTAACGTGCTGCCAGAGAACCCAAGAGTACTGTCTGATACATTCGGTACCCAGTGGGCAGAGAGTGTCATCAAGACCCCGTATTTTGTTTATGGAGTGGACACAGTTGGGAAGAAGATTTGGAGAACAAATGGTGAAACGTTCGAGGTAATATCGGATTTTAAAGTACAGAAATTCTTAAATGATAATATTTCACTAACTGAAAAAGAGATGACTCCAATTATTGGAATTAGAAATGTAAAAACTCATTATAATAGATTTAAGCAAGATGTAATGTTTACTTTTTATGATGATATTAATACTATAGAAGAAAAGGTATGGAATCTATGCTATAATGAAGTTCTTCAAAAGTTTATTACTTTCTATTCTTGGGTTCCATCTTATTCTGAAAATATTGATAACATATTCTTTACTTTCGACAGAGATACCTCAAAAGCTATAGCTAAACTAACTAAAGATTATCCTTTAATAACATTATCTGAAGGAAACTTAATCTCTCCCCCAACATCTACTGAATTGGGGAGCTTGAGGTTAAATATGAACTTAGAAGAATATTTAGTAGATTACTACCTTGCTGATGATAGGTTGAGAAATCAGTACTTTATTAGTACTTCTGGAGATGTTTCTATATCGGAAGCGCTGAAAGATAGTGTATTGTGGTCTTTCCCAGTTAAAGCTGAAGTATATCATCATCTAAGTACTTCAGAGGGCAATTCGAAAGTAATTGATAAAACTGTATATTCTACAATAACTGTTGCTACTCAAGAGTACTATAATACTTTAACTACATCTTTCTGGAAACACGGAAAGGCAGGATTAATGGAAACTAAGGAGCCCCTTCGTCAGACTTATTGGTATGGCAAACAACATCCGTTTGAGTTTGAGGTAGTGGTAGTTGATAATCCCTCAGTCCATAAATTATTCGAGAATTTGGTTTTATTATCTAATAATGTAGCCCCTGAATCATTCCACTATGAGATAACTGGAGATGTTTATGATTTTGCTGATGATAGAGAGAATATGTACTTTAGACAAGAAGCAACTAAAGACCTTTATCAATACAATGGCTCTGATATACTGTATGATAGTGATTATTTAAAATTGCATCCTAAGCAACGTGACATTATAGGTTCTACATCTCCATATAAGGAAAGGTCTACAATGTTTCCTCTATATTATACTAGAGTGGATACTATAAATGAAATAGAAGATTACTATCAAGCTGCGACATCTCCCCATAGAGATTACCAAAGCCTATCTGGTTCTGAAATTGTTTATGATAAAAGGTATGATTCTTATCACATACTTACTCATGTTAAAGGATGTCCGTTTAGAGGAATGTACAAACAAAGATGTAAGGAGTCAGACCCAGGAGCTATAATTGATGGTTCAGTTCCATATCCTTATGTATGGGCACAGTATGGAAGATTAAGAGGAAATATGGACTTCATTGAGGATAACTGGTACATACAAATTCCTCCGATAAACTTCTATCAGAAAAATGAACTTCAATGGAAGGTTGGAAAAGAGGGGGCTTGGTATCCACCTCTTAATTTGACTAATAATCCTTTACCAAATGATATATCAATTCTGGAAATAAAGACAGAAAATGATATTCCTAAAGAGTTGGTTAAATTGGGATACGGAGTTAATAGTGATTCATTTGATACAACTAAGTGGGAAACCATTACTAATCATAGAAAAGAATCTAAGATAAAAGATAAAGTCATGAAGGTAAAAATCAGGTATACTGGTGATAAATTAGTCTATGTGACTGCATTAAAAACAATATATAATATAAGTTACGCATGAATGAAAATCAAATTGGTGGGACGATAACATCTCAGCTACCACCTATCATTCCTCCTCAGTTTAGTATAACTAATAAGATAGGTCCATCAAAACTTCCTAAAATGGATTTCTCCTCTGCTACTAAAGGCAGAGGAGGATTCTTTCAGGGAATGGGCGGAATGGGTTCTTTAGGAAATATGGCTAGTACTGTTAGTAGTCTAATTCCTCAAAAAGAACAATCTGGACTTACTACTGGACTTAATGCTGGCTATGATGCTGCTGCCAATGTAGTTAGTGCCATTCCCGGAGTTGGAACAATCATTGGAGGAGCTATGAAGATTGGCGGTATGTTATCAGACGGACTTACAGCTATGGGAGTGGGAACAGACCAGATGACTACAACTGACAAGATTCTCGATAGCAAGTTTATGAAATTAACTCCGATAGGTCTTATTAATTCCTTTGGAGCAAAGAAAGCTGATACTATCGTAAAAGATAATGAAGCTTTTGAACAAGTAGGTTCTTCTTATGGTGGAACTACAGATGTAGTCGATAATGCCTTAGAGAAAAGTGGAAAGAAGTATGGATTATTAAGTGGTAAAGGAAGAAACAAAGCTAACCGTGAGATTGCCAGAGCTAAACTCCAACAGACCAAAATGGGAAATATAGCAGATGAAGCAAGAGACGCTTTTTCTAACCAATCGGCATCACTTAGTATGATAAATAATAGAAATCTATTGGGAATGACGGGAGGATATCAGCAAAAAGGTTCTTATATTGGAAGAAATGGATTAAAACTTCCATCCGTAGAGGATATGGAGAAAGCTAGAGCTACTGTTGCGAGAATTAGACAGAAAAAACTATCTGAATCTAAACCTGTTGAAGAGTTCAAAGATGGAGGTAAGATGAATGTAATTCCAGAAGGAGCTTTACATGCACATAAGCATCACATGGATGTTGAAGGTATTACTCCCAAAGGTATTGCAGTAGTAACTCAAGAAGAAGGTGGAGTAGTTCAACATGCTGAAATAGAACGCAATGAAATAATCTTTACCAAAGAGGTAACAGAAGAATTGGAACGTCTATATAAAGATGGAAGTGATGAAGCAGCAATACAAGCTGGAAAGCTAATTGCTAAGCAAATAATTGAAAATACTCAAGATAATACAGGATTAATCGCGGAGGTACAGGTATGAAAATAGAAATAGGAGATAAAGAATATAACGTAGAGGTTGCAAGAACCGAGGAAGAGAAGGTTAAAGGCCTACAAGAAAAGGAGTCTTTAGGAGAAGATGAGGGGATGTTATTTGTGTATGACGAACCTCAAGAAATCGCCTTTTGGATGAAAGATACTGCAATTCCGTTGGACATAGTATTTATGGATGAAGATGGAGAGGTAATATCAGTTAAACAAGGACAGCCCTACGATGAAACTTTATTAGAAGAAGATGGAGTAATGTATGTTCTTGAAGTTAATCAGAACTCGGGAATCCAACCGGGCGATGAACTCGATATGGAAGATGACGATGATGACAAACAGCCAGTTATGAAAGTGCTGGCTCCAGACGGTTCCACTCAAATGGAACTTGAAGGTGGAGAGAGAATTTTTAGTAGAAAAAATACTAAAACACTTATCAAAATGGCTAAACGAGCATATTCTTCGGAATTAGATAAGGATTATAAAGCCTTAGGAAAGAAAGTTTTTAAATACTTACATATACAGGACACAAATACTCCAGAATACGTAGATACTCCAAAGAGTAAAGAAGATTAACTATTTTAAATGAACTAAACGTATAAATACTAAATTAATGGATTATTATTTTGATATGTCCATAAATATTGCTAATTTTGTCAAGTATTTAAGTATTTAACGTTAAAACTAACGAATTATGAAATTAGAACCTAAAGTAAAGAAATTTCAGGAAGGCGGAGCAGCTCCAGCACCTGCTGCTGAACCAATGCCAGCTGAACAAGGTGCAGCACCAGAACAAGGTGGAGGAGAAGGCGACCCATTGATGCAATTAGCTCAAATGGCTGCAGAAGCACTACAAAGTGGTGATTGTAATACAGCTCTAGCTGTATGTGAAGGATTTATGCAACTCGTTCAAGAAGCATCACAAGGACAAGGCGGAGAAGCAGCTCCTCAAGGTGAACCCGTCTATAAAAGAGGTGGAACCTTAGTCAGAAGAGTATAAGAGTAGAAGTTAGAAAGGAGTGTACAAGATTTATGTATGCTCCTTTTTTATTATAAATGTAAAACACATGTCACAGGCGATTAAAAAATTATCAAACGGTGGAGGTGTCTCACAAACTGAACAGAAACCAAAAGAAGAAACTCCTCAAGTAAGAACATTTAAACTTGGAGAGAGAGAAATTGAAACAGGCTCTTTATTAAGAAATGCTGACTCAAATTTAGAATCATACCTTGAAAGTACAGGTTGGAGTTCTAAAAAGAAGAACGCTTTCAGAGAAACTTATGGTAAATACCTGCAAGGAATTAACTCTGGAACAATCTCTTCTAGAGATGTAGGAAGAAATTGGATTGACTCCACTGGACAATTAACAAATACTTCTGGAAAGGGATTCGATGCTAATGGAGCCGTGGCACATTACCTGGACTCAATAGCAGATGCTATTCCAGATTATGTAAAAGAAGAGAAAGTTCAACCTACTGTTACTAAGAAATCACTTAATTTTAGTGCAGGACTAAATAAGTCACTGCTTGATAAATTCTTCGGAGGAAATAGATACAATCAATCAGTTTGGTATAGTAGAGACGCTTTAGATGAAACTACGAAGAAAAGAGGGATAACCAATAGATTAAAAGATTTTTCAAGTCAATTTAACTCTTACGCTGATTCATTATTAAATGACCCTGAGTTTGATACTAAGTATGATTTATCAAATACAGCCTTTAAGAACAAGGATGAGTTTAGAAACAAAATAGAACAGGCTAAAGCAGCTCTGTCTAATGATAAATTCGGAGATGATGATTGGAGAGCTTTGGCAGAACTTGGAATAGACCCAGAAGGTTACAGAGGTTGGTTTGGAGATGTTGATGATGCAACAGCACAGCAACAAGCAGTAAAGAAAGATAATTATAAAGGAACTCCACTAGAGGATTTATCTAAAGCAAATACTAAACTTACAGATGCTGGATTCTTGGCTAGAACTGATGAAAAAGGTAACATATTTTATTTAAATCCAGACGGTACAGAAATTAAGAATGGAGTTATTGGAGAAGAATTTAACCCCAAGACCGATTCTTTAGCAGGTTGGTTTAGAGTAAATGGAAACATTTATAACCCAAGCGAATATGCTAATTGGAGTCCAGAAGTAAAGAACGCTTATAATATTATCCTTAATCAACAGGATGATAAAAACATATATGATGACCCTGTTTACGGAGAACTTAAAGATAAATACGGATATTCTCATGTAGCAGATGCTTCTCTATTCTTCGATAATTTCAATGGAGAATTAGTAAAAGCATATACAAGACCTACTGTTGAGAATCCTGCTGGTTCTAAATCTCAATACTTCCTTAATAAGAATGGTAAGTTTACTTCAGTAAATGTTACCTATAATGATATTTTGGGAGAATGGGTTGCTAATGGTAATGGCACAACCATTAGATTAGGAAAACAAAGAGAAGCCGGTACACAACCAATTTCTGGAAGTGATGCAAAAGTAGGATTTAATAAAGTAAGACAATTTACCTTTAGTGGTAAAGATGCCTATACACAAGACAATATCTTAGGTTTATTAAGAAGACTTGGAGATAATCCTAATCTTGCCAATGATGCAAGATATAGAAGTTTTATTCAAGGACTTTTCTTACCCGGTTTATTAGATTCAATGAAATCAGAAGAGGGAATACCCCTAACTGACCTTATTAAAGAGGGAAGAATTGACTTTAGACTACTTCCAAATGAGACTAAGAGAGGATTAAGAATCCTTAGAGATAGTCAGGGTAGAGTTACTAACCTTACATTTGACACAGGAGATGGGCCTCACAGTTCAGGTTCTCCATTAGGTGGAACAGGTTGGAAAGGATTTAAACCTATCAAAACAGACTATAATGCATCTCCCTTAAAAAGGAAAGAGGGAGGAATCATTAAAGCACAATGGGGAGTAAGTACTGATTACATAGTGGACAGACGTAAACCCGCAGTAGAGCTTACTGAAGAAGAAAAGAAATTAAATAAGAAAGCTACTGATAGTTATGATAAAACCCAATCAATAAAGTTTGATAATAAAGACTTGACTGACGCAGGTGGTATTATTAAAACTTCTGATAGGGTAAAAATGGGGGCAGCTATGGCTGACCTATTAAGTGCAGGACTTGGGTTTGTTCCAGGAGCTAACATTGCTTCCGCGGGTATTGGAGCCGCTAGTTCACTTGCTGAATTTGGTGCTGATGTTTCTGATGGACTCGAATGGGGAGATGTAGGAAATCTGGCTCTTAACTTGGGAATGGATGCAGTGTCATTAATTCCTGCAATGAAGAGTATTAAAGCAGCTAAAGCTATGGGCAAATTAGCTAAGTTTGTTCCACTTATAGCAACAGCTATTGGAGCAAGTACATTATTTAATGACCAAGAAAGAGAATCTCTTACATCATCATTAAAGAAAGTAACTAGTGGTAATGTAAAGGATTTAAGTATTGACGACTTTAAAAATCTGGCAACCATTTCAAGAGTTGTACTAGGTGGTAAAAACTTCCTAAAATCTCAAGACGGCAAAATAATGTCAAGACTTAGAGGAACGAAGAGAGCCCCATCTACTAAACAAGAAATATCTGTAGTTGTTAAAGGAAGAGAAAATCCTATTAAAGTTCAAGTAAATAATGCAGACATTGAAGGAAAGGATGCAAACTATATACAAGATTTAGCTAAAAAGAAAGCTAAGAAAATACTGGCCGACGAAGGCTTAGTAGAAAAGAATATTCCTGATGATGCTTTATCAGTAGAAACTAAAGGTACTGATAAGTGGTATAAAGGAAGTCTTTTAAATAAGAAGAGAGTTCCAACAAAGAAAGTGCCAGGATTTGAGTATTCTAAACCTAATTGGGCGCAGAGACATTTAGTTCCTCAATCTTCAGAAACCCCTAAGAACTTTGGACAATTCTGGGGAATGAGAGGTATCAATCCTAATGGAAGACTTGGTTGGCTATCTGATACTCATTGGCTCGAAAAAGGCTCTACTGGACGTTATCTACGGCCAAATAAAGAGGAACCTATTGAAACTGTCAGAGGAGATAAATTTAAATTTACCACTCCAGTAAGTTCCAGAACTAAACAACATAGTAAGTTATATCAAGATAGTAAAAGAATATACAATAAAAGACAAGCCGATAAATATATAAATTCAGTTGAAGACAATTATATGGAACCTTGGTTCAATCCAGGAAGATTCAAGCAAGGTGGAATTATTAAAGCTTCAAATGGAGATAAATTAAAGATTTCCAATGTAGTTAGTAATGCTGATTGGGGAACTGATATTTATGGAACAGAAGGATTTAATAACTGGTTAAATAGTTATAATCTAAAAAACTATCAAGACTTTAATAACTTACAGAAATCTTATCATGGAAATCTTACTGCTTCTGGCTATAAACCTGGAACTTCTCCAGTAAGTTATAATCAAGGAGTTTATGATAGACAAACTACCTTTAATAAAGTAGCTCCTGGAGTTAATGCAGTTATTGAAGGTCTTGCTAAAACTGGCAAGATTACGAGAGCCGGAGTATCAGGAGACAATGCAACAAGTAACTTTACTGATGGTTATTTTGGAGGACAAGAATATTTAAGACATGGTGGAATGAGAGGAGTTACCTCTGATGAGCAACTTAAAGCTATAAATGCTTTAGCAAATAAGAAAGGTCTTGAATATTACATTGATGATGCAACTGGTATGGCTATGTTAAGACCTAGTACTACTTTACAGACTCCAATTGCTCCTAAGTTCAATACCCAAACTATTGATACATCCAAAGCTGTTATAAATCCTAATACTGGAAAAGTAAGTGGACTTCCTAATATTGGAGGAGCAGCTCCTACGAGAGCTAATCCCTCTGAAACAAGAGGAACTACATCAGGAGGTGGAATTAGACAAATCTTAGGTAACTTAGACCCAACTGCATTTATCCAAGCTGGAAGAATGATGGGAAATATTTGGAACAATAACAGAGTTGCAAAGAAAACCAAAGAAGGATTAAAACCATTATTACTTGATACTTATGAGACTCCAAGACAAATAGTAGGAGACTTAGCAACAAGACAGGCTTATAATGAAAGAGCAGCAAACTTAGAAAGTCTTGCAGCAAAACCAAGAACATCTGATGCTTCTTTACAATTGGCAGGAGAATTAGCAGCTAATTCACAAGCTAATCAAATGAGAGCAGAGGGGGCTTTAGCTGATAACGATATGATTCGTAGAACTGGTGAAGCAGCTTGGCAAAACAATGCAGAAGCAGTTGCAAGAAGAAATGAAGTTGCTAATAGAAATAGAGCTTCTATGCTAGGAATTGATAAAGCTAAGAAGGATATCGATGCAGCAAGAATGTCTGCAAATTGGACTTCTTTAGAAAACTTTATGAAGGAAAGAGAGTATAAGGCTACTATGGATAGAGACAGACAAAGACAATTTGACCTTAATGTTGGAATGAGTAACATTCAAGCAGGTACAGAAGCTAGACTTAAACCTCTTAGAGATTACTTAGAACAACAGAGTTTAAAAGGGGTTGATATTAGTACTCTTCCGCAATACAAACAATACTCTGACCTTATTGAGAGTCTAGGACGTGAAAATGTTCAAGCACAAAATCAATTATATTCAGATGTATATGGATTAAGAATGCCTAGAGGACGTCGGTCACCCATTATTAGAAAAAGAGGAGGAGGACAATTAACTTATGCTGAACGTTCAAAACTTCAAGCACAAAAAGACACCTCTAAAGCTAAGACTGAAAACGCTAAACTCTTTCAAAAGAATATAGAAAAAACAATAGATACAAATATAAAAATGATTAATAATCTATCATCAGTATCTAAACAACTTATAATTAAGTCAATGACATGAAAGTAGAACCGATAGTAAAGATGCAGAGTGGGGGTGGTATGCCCCCATTCACTTATTATACACCACTTGGGATGCAAGATACTACAAATGTAGGTGCAGCAGAGCAACCTCAAGCTGTACAGCCAAGTACCAAAGAAGAGGGAATCACTGACAAGGATTTACTTAAAATGGTAGATAACATTGATGGATTACCAAGTGACACTAATGAGATAATTAAAAACTTAAGTTGGCTTTATAAACAAGACAATCTATTTAGTAAGGGGAAAATTAATTCTTCTTCAATATCTTCAAGATACCTTCAGGCATTAAGGCAAATTAAAAATGCTAACTTTAATAAAAAAGAATACGATTCTGCATTAGAAACTGTTAAAGCTAATGGGGGATTAAATGAGGTTGCTATTACAACTACTGGAAATGTGGTTGTTCAAGATACAGAGGGAGATATTAAACAAGTATCTACTGATGAGTATTTAAACAATAGAGATAAATACTTTGCTCTTAAAAATTCTGACTTGCTTTATATAAGAGCCCACTCTGATGAAATGGCTAATAAGAATGATATATTTAATACAGTTAGAAATGGTATTGGCATATCAGCTATTAACAAGATAATCCAAGGAGCAATGGGTAAGTTGGGAACTATGTCTATATCTAAAGAAGGTTACTCTTATAAAAAAGAGGGGAACATTATACAAGGTATGGAATATATAAACAACATTGTAAATGAAGGGGCTGACCTTTCAGGTATGGGCTTAGACGGAGTTTACAAAACTGGACTCTTAAATAAGAATCAATATCAGGCTGCAAAAGCAGCAGTTCAATATATTTACGATACATTAGACCCAAATGCTATTACTTTATTGGAGATTAAATCTGGAAATACGGAAAACCCTAAGAAAGGGGCACTAGATTTAATAACCCAACTAATAGCATCTCAATTAGATACTACTATTGAAACTACTCAAAACTATGAAGAAAAACTTACTGGAACCATTAGTGGTACTGGAGATGGTGGAAGTGGTTCGAGAAATGATTTAAAACAACTCGATGCAATTGTAAATGGGCAGTCTACTGTACAAAGAGATTATACTCTAAATCCACATTCTAACTATCAATATACTACAACGGCTAATTGGTGGGCAGAACCCCAAGATGTTAAAACAGGAGAAGGATTGGGAATGAACACTCTCGATACAATATTAAAAAGTGCAGGTTATGGTTCAGCAGTTTTACAGAACTCTGTTTACTTTGGTGACAATAAGGTAGACCCGACTCAATTTAATAAACTTGTATATGACCCATCAGAAGGAGTTGCACAAGTATGGTTACCTTATACTAATACACCAAATGGTGGAATTGCTCCCAATCTTGGAATTATTAGTATTATAGAAAAAGTTGAGGATGATTTAAGAAGAAAAGGTAATGTATCTGATGTAGAAAGAAGACAAGCTTATGAAGCAGCAGGAATAGGTCCATTTTGGGATGCTATGCAAAATCCACAATCTGCTTATGAAAGAGGATTACTAAGACCATTCATAGCAATGACAGGAGTTGCTTCTGATGATGAACAGAGTGGAATAGTAAACGAAAATGAGAGTGTTGATAAACTTAGCAGAGACGAAAGAAAACACTGGAAGGATGCTGCTATGAAAATTATAAATGACCCTGCCAGAAATGGTAATAAGAAAGGAGACTATGACTTCGATTCTTGGTGGGAATGGGAAATATTTGGAAATGTTTCAGATATGTATAGAGGAACTATTTATATGCCAATGTCTGGTGACTATGTAAGTTCAGCAGCTAAAACTGGTAATATTAATCTTCCTAAATCTACATTTGATGCTAACAGGCTAATTAGAGAAGGTCAAATTGCTAATAACAGAAGACCTCTAGTAAAAACAAATTTTGATTAGAATATGGAAAATGTACAACAAAACGATTGGTTTGCAACGATACTATACAATCCAGACAAAGACTTTAAAAACTTTAAAGAAGCTGGATTAGATGCAACTAATACAGGTTTAAAAGATAGAGAATCATATAAAGATATACAGGCAGTGCAAGACCAATTTAAGGATGCTGAAGGTAATTTTGATGAAAAATTATATAATCAGTTCTATGATAGCGCTGTAAGAACATATAATACTTTTGTGCAAGGAAACATTGAAGATACATTCCTTCGTAATATGGTTAAAAGCCCGTTAGATATTTTATCTGACAGAAGTACTCCGTCTCAAAAACCTTTGTTTATTGTACAAAAAGTATCTAATCCTACTCTTAAATCACAAGGTATTAACAGCTTATTTGGAGAAGGTAAAGCTCTTAGGTCTTACAGAGAAGCAGCTCAAACTCAAAGAGTTGTAGACTATAAAACTGGAAAAGAGCTTGACTGGACTCCAGACGATGATGATAAGAGTGGATTCTTCGATTTCATGTTTATAGAACCATTAGTAGAAGCTAAGTGGGAAGAAGATGGATATCACAAAGACGAATATGGTAGAGACATCAAGCACTTTGCGGGAGACTATAAACTTAATGCAAATGGTATGCCATATTATGAAACTCTAGGAGATAGAGATGCTGCCAATAAGAGTTTCTTGCACTGGACTGATACATTGACTACTACTGGCTCTAAATGGGATAAATATAATTTCTTAGCTTCCGACGGAATTGATAAGAGCGTGGCAGGAACTACTGCAAAAATGATTGCTACTATTGCCCCATTATTTATTCCTTATGTAGGACAGGCTTATGGTATTGCTACTGCATCTGCATATTTCGGTCAAGCATTGGCAGTATTTGGTAAGACTGTAATTGATGCTATCGGAGATGATACTGCTTCTAAAAAGCCAGGTCTATGGCAGTTCCTTAATAAAATTGACTCTTCAGTTAGAAAGTTTGATTCATCTGTAAGTGACGCAGGAAATCAAGGAATGTTCAATTATGAACAATTTGCAAACTTAGTAACTGATGTAGTAGGTCAACTTTATCAACAAAGAAGTATTGCTAAAATCCCACAATGGATTGGATGGGATGCTAGAAGTGCTAAGAACTCTAAAGCATTTGTTGAAGCACATAATGCTGACTATTTAAAGAAATATGGAAAGACTTTAAGTCAAGCTATTAAAGATGGAGATGTAGCTTCTGATTATACTAAGTTAGTAGGAAATGACCTATTAAATGCTATTACAGCTAAACAAGGAGCTATTAATAGTTTTGCTAAAAATGGCTCTCAATTCTACATGGCTATGACTCAATCTAAAGACATGTATGATACTTTTAAAGAAAATGGATTTAGTGATACAACTACAGCCATTGGTATGGGAGCTGCTCTATATGGATTCAGTAAGCTATTTAATTCTTCTCTTGGAGAAGTAGCTCTTAGTGGTTTAGGTCTTGATGATTTAAAACAAGCTAATAAAAGGTTGATTAGAGAGTTTACCAAAGAGATGAAACCTCAACTTGAATTAGTTGAAAAAACATCCTCTAACATTACTAACTCCGGAAAAATTAAATGGATTAAAAATCTAGGTGAGAAATTCAAAGGCTTTTATGAAAAACATTTAGTAAATGACCCAGAGGGCTGGATTGCCAATTCTGTTAAGGAATCTATTGAAGAAGTATCAGAAGAAGCATTGCAGGATGTAATATTCGAAAGTAGTAACGTAATTGATTGGACATTTAACAAACTTGGATGGACTCAAAAGAGAGGTAATTATGAGTTTACTCAAAGTAATCCTTTAGAAAGATACTTAATGTCTGCCCTTGGCGGTGCTGTAGGTGGAGCTATCTTCCCTGCCATTACTAAAATGGAAAATATCAAAGATGGAGTCCCCAATATTCAAAAGAACATTCCAGAAAATCTAGCCATAGATATTGCAACTATGATTAGAAATAATGGAGTTCAGAAATCAGTAGACTTATTAAAGAAGAGTATCGATAAGGGAGAAGTAGGTTCTACTACTCTTTCTATGAACTTATCTACTAATACAACTGATGATGGGCAAGTATATTATGAGCCAGCTAAGAAAAGAGAAGACAGTCAAAACAATATATTGGGTAATATTCTTATCAATTATTTATATGCAGTTGATTCGGTAATCAATAATGAAGGATATAACTTAAAGGATGATGAAGTTGTTAATAATTCTCTGATGAAAGATTTCAGATTAAAACAACTTGCCGATACTGGTGTAGGAGAAGAAATTCTATACGATTTCCAACAACAGTTACAAGGTCTTATTACTGCTGCAATAGAAATGAAGAGTAACCCTCAAGACTCTGAAATTGGTAAAATTAAGCAAAGATATGATGAATATAAACAGAAAGTAGACGACACTTTATCTGGAAAGAGAGCTGGAGAATATGCTGAAATGATGGCATATAAATTGAATAGAGGTTTAATGTCTCCATTTGCAGCTCCTGACATCTATGCTTATTCAAGATATGTGAGAGGTATTAACTACGCTACTGCAACAGAACAGCAAAAGAAAGACCTAGAAGCTGACTACGAGAAATATACTCAATCAGACCAAAAAGAAAAAATAAACCTTGGTTATGAGATATTTAAGAACTTAAAAGCTGAAACAGCCGAACCTATTCTTAGATATAGAGACTCTCAAATGTATAAATATAAGTCTCAATTATATGATGTAATATCTAAACTTAATGATTCTCAAAACATTTCTAAACTTAGTGATACAGAAATTGCTGAATATAAGGAAGAAGTAAGAAATGGAAGAAGCGATGACCAAATTATTGTTGATGCCAATCTTAATCCAGAGGAGAATGTATATAGTGCTCAACAGAAAGCAAAAATAGTTGATTCTTATCTTGAAAGAGAAATTTGGAACGCAGACCCGGGAAGTGACAAAAAACGTCCTAAACCCTTTGGTAAAGCATACGTTCAGAATCTAAAAAATATGTTGGAGAATATGAAACAACATATGAGTATAGGTATTGACCCAATTCTTAATCAGAGAAGAACTGGAGAGTTACAAGTCTTATTCGAATCAATAAACAATATAGTTCAATCTACTGGCTTTATTGATGCAGAGACTAAAGGAATGATTGATACAGTTAAACAAAGCTATAATAGGTTTAGTCCAGAAAACTTTGTAAATAGACTCACAATGTTTATGGACCCATTTAAGGGATTTACTTTTGAAGACTCTTATTACAACGATGTTCTTACTGGCAATTCTACTTACTTAGGTAAGATAGATGAAGTAGACCCATCCATTGTTGAAGAACTTGGAGATTCAAAGGGAGAATATGTATTTGAGGACGAAGAAGGATATTATGCCCTAACTCAAAATGAAATGCAGAATGTGTTCATGGATATGTTTACTACAGAGTTTACTGGAGCTAACTCAGAAGAATTACTTGGTGGAATCCTAACTGATGGAAATATAAATGAAAATTCTTTAAATTCATCATTTAAAAAGAATCCTGACTTTTCTGTATTTAATAAACAATTACTTGAATATCTAAATTTAGACGCTGACAGAATTGGTTTATTAGGAGAAATTGATAAAATGTCTACTGCTGCTCTACAGGATAATCCTGTATGGGATATGTTGGGAAGACTATCTACTAACCTTATTGGTGAAGATGTATTTAAATTACTAAAGGCAGAAGAAGGAGATTATAAGAGTACAGCTTCTTTGTATGACTATGTAATCAGTAATGAACTTACTAGGGAGCAACTTGAAACCGCAAATACTGCAACTCAAATATTAAGTCACTCCATTATTCCATATCTTACTGGAAATGAGGGAGTATTTAATATGATTGATATTGCTAATCAATATAAGAGAAACATGGGAGCTCAAGAAGATGTTCCTTTAACTCAAGAAGAAGCTCAAACTATTCAAACTGAATTGTATAATATTCAGCAAAGAATTGCATGGTTACTTGCAGTTAATGATATGAATAGTGGTAGTAAAACTGTCGATAGTAGTAAAACTATGGGCAGATTAAATAGTATGTTTGCACTTATTCTAAGTGGAAATACTGCCGATTCTACTCTATCAAGATTAAAGAACCTAAGTTATACTGATGCTGATGAAAACGAGCAAACATTCATTGAGGAAGACTTATTAACTGGTGATGAACTTGTTAAACTACAAGAAATTATTGCCAATGGTAAGAATGATGAAGAATCATTGAGATTTTCCAATGAAATATTACTAAGAGTTAGTAAGGCTTTATATGATAAATTCTCTGGACTTACATCTGAACAGAAAGAAGAAATTATAGGTAAAATAGCTGGAACTGATATTATTGATTACAATGATTATGGTGCTTCCAAATTTAAGAGAAATAGCACATATCAAGACATCAAAGGTATTGACCTTGCTACTTACTTACTAAGTACTCTGGCAGTTAATCCAGAAGAAATGCAAAGTGTGTTAAGAAAGGCTATTATTAGTAATCCTTCTCATGCTCCATTCTATAATCAGATGTTTAGTGCTCAAGAAATGTTTGCTTTATATAAGAATCCTGTATTATTCAATAAATTCTTACAGAAAACTTATGAGTTTAAGCCTATTCAAAATAAAGAGTTCTATACAAAGAATACCTTTACTAAGAATATAATTACTGTATTAGGAGGGGCTGGAACAGGTAAATCAACCGGTGTTGCTAAGGTAGCCTACAACATGATAAAGATTGATAATCCTGATGCTACTGTAATGGTGTCTGGACCTAAAGCTGACGTAGGAGAAAGACTTGCTGCTACATTAGGAATTGATAAAAGCTATGATAGGCTTCAATTATGGCAAGCATTACTTACTGAATCTGGTTGGGAAAAAGTAAAGAAAGCAATTTCCGAATTTAGAAATCCACCGGAAGAAAAGGGAGAAACCCCTTATCTAGTAGACGGAAATCCTGAAATATATAATCAAAACTTCTTAACAGAAGAAGATGTAAATATTGCAGCTTTACCTGATGTACTATTTGTTGATGAGTTTACTCACTTCTCTGGTATAGAAATGCAGATGCTTTCTAGCTTAAGCAAGTTTACTGATAAGGACATGATTATATATGCTCTTGGGGATAACAAACAGGAAGGAGTAATTAATCCAAGAAATGGAGAAGAACTTGATTTAACTGGAATGTATTTTGGAACTCCTGTACTTACTTCAAGTATTAGAGCCAACAATGTTCATAAGAAAGATAACTTGGATAAAATATCTTCAATATTATCTGAACTTATCGATAAAGAACAAGACAGTCAACTTAATGGAACTCAATTAAACATCAAGTCTACAATGAGGGACATTAGAAGTAAGTCTTTATTAAAGTATTATGAACTTAAAACTGATAAAGAAATAATTCTTCATGGCGATAAGTTAGTAGATGAAAACGAACTAAATGTTGATTATCTACAAGGACTTATTAATAACCTAAAAGAGGGAGAAAGAATAGCTTTAATTACTGACAACGTTCTTTCTGATTTTAGAAAAGATGTATTTCATCAATTTGAAGAAAAGTATCCTGAACAAGTAGTAGTAAGAGACTCAAGAGACGTTCAGGGTTCTGAATTTAAATATACTATTGTTGATGTTAATTGGACTGATACAACTAATCAGAATACCTTCATTAAAGATTTAAAATATTTCTATACTTTAATGAGTCGTTCAGCTGATGGTAACTTAATAGTTAAAAAGAACTATAATATGGTCGCTAAATCAGATAGAGCTTCTACAACAAGCACTTCTGAACTTAAGGCTGATGACATTGACGGATATAAGAAATTAATTCTTAGTGTTTTAAAGGATGTTAAGCCAGACACAGAGGAAGTTCCAGTAGCTACAACAGAAGGAGAAGAAGTAGGAGAAACAATTCCAGCTACTCCGGAAAAAGTTCCTGCAACTGACGGTAACACTGGAAAAGAAACATCCAATGAAAATAAAGGACTTTATGACACTTCTAAGGATGAAGAAGCTGCTGCAGAGGTAATGAAAAGGAATGTTTTTGAAGAAAATGATTTACCTAAAGCATTGAAAGAAATAGAGCAAAAAATGGATGAGGAAGCTACTGGTGACCCAAATGCAGATATTAAGGCAAGAACAATGTCCATAGGAAGTTATTATAATCATCTTGCCCTTAATATGAATGAGGATGGAATTATTCAGCCTTATAAATCTACTAATGGAATTGATGAAGATTTATCAGGATTCTCTAACCTAATAAGTGGAAAGACTATTGAGGATATAAGGGATATTAACTTAGAATCTGGACAAGGTATTGATTTACTTTCTTCATTAGCTTATATGAGGTCTTTATTTAAAAGGTCTGCATCTGAATTAAAAGACATAGTAAGAACTAAGTTATCATCAGCTGGTTCTGAACAATATAAAGCTCTTAGACCATTTATTGAATTATACTTTAATGGTAAATTATCTGAAGATAAATTCAGAAGCTTTAAGGCAGCTATTGCAAAAGGTAATTGGTTACTTAAATTAACTAAGTATAAACCTGGATATGATAAAGCTTACAATGTAGAAAACCTTAAAGAACTCAAACAAGATGAATTGTTTGGAAGAATAGTATTCCAGTTAAAGACTAAGGACGGATATCTTGATATTACTTTAGGAAGCACTACTGCCATTGATAAAATTATACAAAGTTCTGGTAATACAGAATTTGTAAATATCTTGAATGATAGAGCAACTCTAAACTCTAAAATAGACCAAAAGGGGCAAGTGTATTTCAGACTTACTGATTTTAAAGCTAAAAAGAAAGGAATTTCTTTTGGTAATAAAATCTTTAAGAATAAGAATTACAACAAGTTAGATATGGTCAGACAGAAGTACAACAGAGGTAAAACTCTTGACCAAACTATGAGAGAGCATCCAGAAATATTGTTCAGTGACATTTATATGGACGGCGCTGTTGAACTTGACGGAAAAGCTAAGAGAGTTGTTAAGGGCTATCCTACAGTCTTTATGAGTGACGACTTATGGAATGTTACTACTTCAGAACTACTCGATAGACACTTACAGAAGATGCAGTATTTAGGAACTGATGAAACTGCACCTTTCTTTGAAGTAACAAAAGGACATTTGAATCTTAGAGGGCTTTCCTTGATTGACTTTATGAAAGAATGGGGAAGACTTGAAGGAGAAGGTGGAGGAAAAATCTATGGTGCTAAAGAGTTCTTTATGCTGGCTAGGCCAGTGGAAGCTGCCAGATTCTTATACAGTATGTTAAGACTTAAAGAAGCAACAGTTCAAGATATTGAGCTTTACAATCAAGGAGTTGAAACCTTTAATAACAATCTACTTCCATCAGAAGAAGACCTTAAAAAAGATAAGATTGCTGTTGACCCTACTGGTGACGGAATTAAGGTAAGTGAATCTTCTCTTAATGAAGTAAAGGCTAAAGTTACTAATATGCTGAATGATTTAAAAAATTCATTCCCTAGCTTGGTAATGGGTAGACTTAAACCAGTTAAAACTACTAAAGCAGCTGGACAAGTTGAGGCTCAAGACAGTAACACCCAATATTCTGTAAAGAATACGTCTTACTATATGCGTATGGCTATTTCTCCGTCAGAACAGTTCGAAATGCTAAGAGATTTTGGAGTTCTTCCAGAGTATGACCCAAGTGGACCTTCAAACTATATTGTAAAGACTTTACAGAATTTATCTAAGACTAATTCTAACTTAACAACTTTATTGGAGAAATTAGTAAATCCAGATGATGATATTTACAGTTCTCCAGATATAGACCCACAAATAACTAAAAATGCCGAATCAAAGAATCGTGCAATTCAAACCTTTTTAAGGATTCAACAATCTATACAAGGATATGAAGCACCTTCAACAGCTGCGATGCTCCCATTAATTAAAAGAGGAGTTATGGCTGGATTCACAGCAAGTACTAACGTTATTCGTCACTTATTCTATAATACTATATCAGAATATGGTCCTGGTGATTTTACTACATTCAAGCAAGCTATCGACTATGGAAACTTGTACAAATATGGAGTATGGACTAACGGTATAGATACTGCAAGAAATGACGATGTGCAATTTGGATATTACATATCTGCTTTAGGCCAACAACAAGTATACTTCGATGGACCTATTCAGACTCCGAATTATTATATTAATTATGATGCGGTAGAAACTGACCAAGAATTTGAAGTAAATCAACCTACTCAAGTTGTACCGGTACAAGGTCCGCCAGTTGTAGAAGAGGCTCCTGTAGTAGAACAAATTAGTGATAAAATGAAGCTACTCAATGCACAACAAGATTTGATTGCAAATATTTTGAGTTCTGTGGAAAATAATGTAACTTTGCAAAAGGATGAAATTAAAAGGATGCTAGAGACAATAGACATTACTAAGTTCAACTTAAATGGTGAAACTGTTGAAGATAGAATCCAATCATTCAATGCTCAATATATAAGTAAGGTACGTGATAAATTAACAAGTCTGCCAAGGAGACTGTATACGAACAGCAGTGATGTTGCGACAATAACTCCTGAATATCTTATTGATAAAAACAATAATATTATTCCAGACCCTAATGCAATTGTTTCATTTGCTGAACATATAAATGAAAATGAGTTACTGAAAAATACAGAAATAAATACTGTAACCCTTGAAGATAGTGATATAAAACTGAATGCAGAAGAACAGACCTTTACTGTAAGAGTAAATGGAAATGATTATGTATTTGGATTTGAGGAAAATGAAGCCATTCTAAAGGATATACGTCCCTTACCTCAAGATGAAAATCCTCAAGTTAAGTTTGTAGAAGAATTTAACAAGGGAGTGCAATCATTAATATCTTCTTTAGGTAAGAATGAGGATATCACTAAAATGACTAAACCTAAATTGATGATTTATAACAAAGGAAAGGCAATTGCTAATTTACTTTCTACATTAGACATCAATACGATAGCTGAAGAATTGTTCAATCCAGACGCAGATGTTTCAGAAGTGATTGACAAATATGCCCCAGTAGAAGCTGATAAAAATGCTACTGAAGGAGTGAAGAGTAAGCTAAATACTATTAGGGACTCAATAAGAAAGAATAACGAAGGAAAACCAAACTGCTAAAATGATTAAATGTAGAATTATTCCCGAATTAGTGGAAATCTGGTCAGCTTATGATACAGCCGCTGAAAATTTCCCTGACACATTAGAACCAGATTCAGTTGAAGGTAGGAGAGAGATAATCTCTTCTGCCTTAAACTATATAAAAGATAATGGAGTAGTTCCATCGCAGCAAAGTCTAGGTATGCTCCAAAATGAATTGATTAGATATGATAGAGACAATTACGAGGGCTTATTCGGCTTTGCTACAAATGAAAAAGAAACTAGAGACTTGATAGAGCAGAATTGGGATATTGTATCAATAGATGAAGATGCTAAGAATATAGCACCAGAAGCTAACGATTTCCCACAAGCTCCTATACCCTCTATTAGCGAAGGATTAGATTCTATATTTGATAATATCAATGACCAATCAAGATTTGTTAGACATTTTCAAAATGAATTAACAAGATTTGCCTTCGTAAACTATAATCTCAATAAACTTATATCTACTAATAGAGATTTAAATGATTCTATTAGAATGTATAAGAATCAAATCTTCCAAGAACTTGCGAAAGAAATAGGAAGCCCTGTTACTCAAATGTATGCAGGAAGAGAGTTTCAATTAGAAGCCTATAACAATCTTATTAGAGATGCAAGAATATACTTCTTTGAAGATGTAAAGGATGGAGTATTTGTATCAACTGACCAAGATAGAATCAATGCATATAATAAATATGTAATGCTTACTAACTTTGATGGATTTCTATTACGTTATAGTAAGAATATTATTCAGGTAGCAAGAGGATTCGTAGGAGGACATATAGACCCTAAAGCTGGATATAAATACACCTTTAACTTAGGAAAGCATATTAAACAGGATTATAATAATGAACTCCAAGATATTAATGAACATGTTAATGGAGCTGTTCAAATGTTTGTTAATTCCATACCTATGGTAGATGAACATAATAATCCTACAGGACAATATGTTGAATTTAAGACATTCAACTCTCTTACTAGAATCTTTAGAAATATCTCTGAAAGTAACCCAGGTATTACTAGAGAAATAAGAAATAACCCAAGAGAAGCTATTAAAGAAATTATCAATATTGCATATAATAATAGTAAAACATACTTCAAAGGAAATGATGCAACATTATATCCTACCTTTAGAAGTGTAAGACGTGCGGTATTTGATGTAACAAATCCTTCTAGCTTGGCTTCTTTAGAAAGTAGTATAACTAGTCCAGACCAGATGAACTTATTCTCAATGATATTAAATCATATTAATAAGACATCTCCTGTAAGTTATCTACAATACAAATATAATCCAGACACGGGTAAATATGTTGTAAGTTACTTGGATAGTGAGTCAATTTCTCAAAAGAGAACTGACTTAGAAAAACACTTAATGATTCAGAGTACTTATGATAATTTCTCTGACATCTTTTCTAAACACTCGATTAATCCAGTTGAAGATGCTGACGGAGTTGTAAGTAATATTACCTTTAACATTGGAGGAGCACATTACAATTACAACCTATCAAATAAAGCCCTTACTAAGAATGGAACTGTTGTTCAAGATTATTTATCTGAATTACTAAGTAATAGAAGTGGTTGGGGACAATTCTTCTCTGATGTTATGAGAAAGCCTATTGATGCAACATTTATTGAGATGGCAACAGAAGTTAACGATTCAGAAGACTTAAAAGGATTCTTAAATGTGGCTATGGCTACTATTGTTAATGCTGATGCTAAAGATGCTGCGGTTAAAGCAGGAGAAACTCTAAAGGATATTGTTTCCACTAGATACTCAAGAATAGTTCCAGAGGATAGTAAAGCTTCAACATATTATGATAGAAGACTTGACTCTTTAAGAATTGGTGGTGTACTTGATGGACTTAGAGGATTGATTGCTTTAAGTAGAACTATTGCTGCAAATAATAGAGACACCACAAAGAGTTATGTAAAAAATGCTGATGGGAATAACCTCCCAAAGTACCGTTTGACTAGTGCTGGTAATGATGATGCTTATATATTAAATGATATAAGAAGCGTTGCCAATTTTAACCCTAAAAATCCAATGAATAGTAACTTGTTTATTAGTACTGATGGACTATTAACAGGAACAGCCTTAAAGACTGACTTTACTAATTCAGAAGGAACGTCAAAGAATATATTTAAAATGCAAGCTAATGAGCTTCTATATTCTCAATTTGTATTTGATTATTTACAAACAAGAGACAAGAACTCAGCTAATAGACAATCAAATGAACTTGCAGGCATTGTTGCAATTCAGCCAACTACTTATTCAGATAAATCAAATATTTGGGTAAAGCTAGTCGATTTATATAAAACTCTATCCTTTAAGGATATATATGGAAACAATCTGTTTGAAGGTAAATCCTTATCTGAACTAACGGTTAATGAAATAAATCAATTAAGATTCTCCACATTACATGGAATGTATCAGGGTCTTGCAAATCAGCTTGTTGAGGATTACAAGCTATTATTTACTGCATCTAATGGAGTATTTGTAAATGAACTTGGAGAATATGATGAAACTGATTATAAGCAATTAAGTCCAGAAGTTAGAGCTTTAATGGAGAAAAGAACTCAATATATAGGTGATGATGGAAGTTATGAATATTATGACTTCAAAGAAGACCTAACTGTTGAGGATTTTATTCCATTATTATCTAAACTGGATACAGATACAATCCATAACGCTATCTATATGTTGCAGTCCCAAGGAATAGATATTACTGTTCTTCCAGAAGTACATTATATTCAAACAAAAAAGGGATTAGCATTTAACACTACTTTACTTGAGAATATAAGAAATTATTCTTTAAAGAACAAGGATAATCAATCTACTTTGGATAATATCAGTGATAGCTATTGGACTAAGAAAAGAGAAGAGGACAAATTATATGCTCTAACTCTTAAGATGAGTGATGTAAAGTTCGATTTATATGATGAATTTGGTAAGGAAATTACTACTCTTACTGAAAACATTGATAGAACAGCTTCTCAAAAAGACTTCGTTGATAGACTTACTCCTAAAGCTAAGCAGGAACTATATAATAAATTACATATAGAGTCTGATGAAAAAGCAACTTATGAAAATATTTGGATTGACAATAGAACACAAAGACTAAATAATTACTATATTCTTAAAAAGAATGGAAGTAAATATGATATAGTTGAAGATATAGACTTTATGAAGGTTGCAGGAAATACAGACTACGAAGTAGTACTTAACCCTGACCTTGACCTTTATAAATCTATAGATAATTTAGTTAGTGATAACTACAATGCAGCAACTATTGGACTTCCATTTTTACACCCAGCTAAGAAAGCAGCAGTTGCAAATGATGCTCCGCTTATTGATAAAATCAATGAAGAAGCAGCAAGAACAACAGCTATGTATAAGAGAGGTGTAGTAGTTGGAGCTACAATCCATCCATTTATTAAAGGTAAAATTACTGGCATTCCGGATACTTACAAACTCGCAGTAATTGAAGACTTAAAAACTCCAGTATTCAATGTGCAAGGAGATGATGATGGAGCTACACAATTTGATGGTGGTATCTTCCTAAATCCTATGATTGCAAGATATGAACAGAACTCTCTTGAAGAAATTGAGATGAGTCCTATCCATAGAAAACCACTTGGATATTTCTCTCTTTCAAATTATCTATCTTCTGGATTGTTAAAGTGTGCTACCTTTGCTGTTACTAATGAATATTTAAGAGCAGCACAAACTGGTGATGTTATCGGTAACTCCTTATTAAAACAGATGCTTGATGTTCAATGGGATATTCCAAATCTTGATATTACAGTTGATAGAAACGGAAGAAAAATCTCCTACAATGGACAAATGTATAGAGACATCAATACTCTTAAATATTGGAGCATTAATAATATTGAGAAGCTTAACAAGATAGGTTATGATGAAAATGGCAACCTTGACAATACGTATGAAATCACTAGAACTCAAATTGATAAGAATGGACAAGCTCTAAAAAGAGATGGCTCCATTATCACTGAAAAAATCAAGGTTAGAATTGATACCAACTATGATTTATGGATGGCTTTAGGTGGAGAGTTCTCCGTATCAAGAGACGGTAAGACTTTAAAAGAGAGTGAATCTTCATTAGATAAACTGACAGAAGTAGGAAACCAAGTAGCTTTCAATAGAAACAACATTGATGATATCCCTCTTATTCAAGAAGCTAGACGTCATGGAGCTAGAATAGATATTTATCCAACTGGTTTTGATGAAGATGTATCTCAAAATACATACTATCAACCAATGAAATTCTCTGGTATTGCTTACCTTGCTACTGCTGGCGCAGTTAAGAATGGTATGGCTAATGTAAATCCAGGAAGATTATTCAAGAATGGATATAATCCAAACATTCAAGCTCTAGAGGATTCTGATAGAATAATCTATGGACATCCTGCTATTGGTAAAACTTATGCAAAAGCAAGACATGATTCATTCCTATCATTTGACGACGATTATGGTAATGCAATTAAGAACTTTATTGATAAGAGACTTAAAGAAGGACAAACTCGTCAAGACTATAAGCGAGAAGCCCCAGAGGAGTATAAACAATTCTTACTTGGACTTTATGAAACAGCGAAGGCTAGGGCCAATGAAGAAGGAAAGAGATTTTTCTTCTCTGACCAAGTATTATTAAAAGCTCTAGATGAAGCAGGAAAGCTAGAAGAAATTGATAAAGCACTATCTCTAGGAGTTGATGAGTTTGTACAACGTGATAAGGAAAGAGGTGGAGTCGATGAAGCAAATACAAGAGATTGGAAAAAGAACATTGACCTTTACCTTAGTAAACTTTCTGATAGAACTGTTGATATTGGAAGAGCTCACCTACTTGATATTTTAGATAATACTAAAAAGAAACATCAACGTTCTCAACTTACATACATCAATATCAAGCCAGACTTCATTGGAATCCAGTTAAATGCTGAACACAGTGTTGATGAAGCTGAAGTATCTGAAATGACGCAGGTAATTTCTGCACTTGAACAAATGAGTACAAGTCATGGAATGGCTAATCAAGTGTACGAAGATATTGGTAGAGTAATTGCTAGAGGGTTACGAGAATACAATTTCGATGCAAATAGTGAAGAGGATAAGACCAGAGTATATAAAATCTTAGGTAGAGACTTATTGAGAACATTCTCAACTGGAGATAAAGACAGATTGGGACTTGCAGGAGCTTATATGGAATTAGTAAAGAAAGACATTCTTAGTGATAAGTCTTTACAGGATATGGCATATAAGATTCCATTCGATGATAACAACATCTTCGGTGTATTTACCAACGGATTTACTAACGGAATTAATAGAGACATTATTAAACGTAAATATGCAGGACTTCAAGCTATTTTGAATCCTTCTCATGATATTGTTACAGTATATGACAGCCCAGACGGGGGAATCCTTAAGTATTCTGATATTCTTGGAAGAGTTAATACTCCTGCCGAAAGAGACGCTATCTTTAGAAAAATGGATACTGAAGTGGAAATTGGAGAAATCAGAGCTGGTGACTGGATTTCAATACAAGGTGGAGAACCTATTAAAGTTCTTAACTATCGTAGTAAAGCTCCAGGAACAATAGGTATTATAGACCTAAAGGATATGAGACTTAATGGAATATTATCTGTTAAACGTCTTGGCTCTAAAGGTAGAAACCTACGTTCTGCAAACCACGTTATTAAATTAGTTGATGGAAGTTCTTCTAACGGATTTACTACATTTGATGCTTATGACTTAGATACTTCAAGACTTTCTTGGGATTTAAAAGAAAAGAACTGGGCAGACAATATAAAGAACAATCCAATACAGTTACAAGCTTGGAATGAAATAGTTCAGAGAATCTATGACAAATATGGAAGAACTATTACTTTTAACACTGATAAAGGAGAAATCAATGGCTATTTAAGAGACTTAATCACTGATGATTTAGCTGAAATAGCACAAGGAAGATATAGAATCCCAGTAGCTTATAGAAGTGGAGAGAATATCTTTGCTCAAGTTGCAGAAGATAGATTTGATGCTAATGAACTTGCTATTGGTAAGAACACTGCTTCCAAATTTGGGTTGAAGATTGGTGACTCTCTAAGTGAAATTGAAACAACTGGACCTTTATTCTTTGAAAGAAGACAAAGAGAAATCTTAAATACTGATATAGGCAGCAACAATTATGACATGTACTTTGTTAAAAACAATAAACAACATTTACATGTTATGTTAAGCAACAATCCTGCATCTAAAGCCAGAATTGATTCCTTAATAAAGGATGGAATTATGGTTGAAGATAAAGGAGTTGAAAAGACAACAGTCAATGGTAAAAACTATGTGATAGTAGACGGGCAAATAGGTTATAGAATTGATGATGATTCTAAGTTCTATAATTACATTACGTCTGCCGGAGAAAGTAGACAAGTCCTAGTTACATCTGATGTAGACACTTTAAGAGGAATTGATAAATCTAAATTATATAGCAATGCTGTATATAAGTATAGCTCTGGAAACATTGCAACTTTATTCCCATTACAAATAAACTCAATGTTTACTTCTTTAGAAGATAAAGCCATACTAGAAGAATGGTATGATGCTCTTAAAGAAGCAGAAACTGAACAGGATAAGTACGATATTGCAAATGAAGTGAATGAGCAAACAGCTTTAAATCTTGAAAGAAGAATTAAGAAATCTGCACAAGATACTTTCACTTCTTGGCAAGAAGCTCTAAAGTTCATTGTGGCTCGTATTCCTTCACAGTCTATGCAGTCATTTATGAACATGAAAGTGGCAATGTTTACTGAATCAGAGACAAATATTTGTTATGTTCCAGTAGAACAAATCTGGTATCAAGGTTCTGACTTCGATATTGATAAAGCCTTTATGTTAGGAGCTAGTATCTCTAATCAAGGTATTTATTATAATTGGAGTCCGCTATTTAACTTTAATAGTCAGGAATTACTTTCTATATCTCATGATTTACCATTCCCTACTGGATATAAATATTTCTTAGATAATGAAGTAGGATTCCCTCTTGAAGGTGATTATTCGAACTTATTTGGTAAAACTTATGATGAAATTACACACGACCCTATATTATTTAGGAGTTTAGTAAATCTAATAAGAGAAGTTAGTAAATTCCCTCCGAGTGGAAATGCTAATATGGTTAAAATTGCAGGTCTTAATGAAGAATTAATTGACCTAATAGGAATCCATAATGAGTATGAACTTGGGGAAGCTGATTATCAAGAAGCAATTAAGAATAAAGTATTTAATGCTTTATGGAGAATTGGAGCTGATGTTAAAAACGTGGTTTCTGCTACATCGCCTATCTCAATGGGGCCTGCACAAGATGCTGCTGCTGCTTCAACATCAGGACAGTTTAGTAAACTAGTATCTAATGAAAATCCGGGAGCTAGAGTAATTTTACAATACCAGAACTCTATCGGTAAAGACGGTATTGGTGTATATGCTACTGGTATTAAAGTATTCTCTATCTTACTTAACTATTATAATGAGAAATTAAGTAAGGCAACAGAAGATAATCTGAACAGATATACTTTCTATAATGAGAATAGTGAAAACAAGGGAACAATAGAAGTATATGACAATGAAGATAATAAACATATTATTCAACAGAGCCCTACACTTCCTAATGTTAAAGTAGACCCAACAACTAATCCTGCATTATTAAGTCTTGCAGAAGCAATAATCAAGAGAGGATTCCAAGAAGACGTATTCTTAACTGACTCTGTGCTTCTATCTGCTGCTACCGATAATGCTAAAGAACTTATTCTTGAAAAGATTAATGCTGGTCCAGACCTTGCATCTGTTTATATTTATTTATTCGCAACTGGAGTAGATTTCAAAACGGCTTCTGACTTTATGACAACAAGAGCTGTAACAATGGCTCAAAATAAAGCTAAGACTAATATTCTGTATATTGACGGTAAGAGAAATAATCTCGATAGAGCTGTTAAATATTATACTGAATTAGCTGACCCTGATAGTTATATACCTCAAATTTATCAACAATCAATTATAGATTGGGGTAATGATACATTAGCTAAATTGTCTAATGACCCAGAAATTGGAGCTGAACTTAAGGAAATTATGAAAACTGAAACTAAGTTCTATAATATCCTTAATAATATAACCAATCAAAAGGTTTTAGATGCTATTTTGGATTATGCTTATAACAGTAATACTCCGCTTAAAATATATAAGAAGGAATTAGCTAAGAAAAAGAGTAGAGCCGAACTTGAATTAGAATGGGAAGGAGCTTTAGAATCTGAAGAAGATTGGATGCAATCTGAAAATTCTGAAGACTTTAGAATATATAACAGTGAAGAGAACAAAGCAGAACAGCTTAGATACATATTCTCAAGATATGTAAATGAGCTGAAAAGAAGAAGGGCTGAACTTAATACACTGACAGAAGGAGACTTACATAATATGAAAGTATTATTAGAGTTAAAGAAAAAGTCAGATGAACTTACCAGACTTGGTAGATTAGGAAGCTTGAATCAAGGTATTAAAACCAAGTTAATGGACAAAATTAAATATATTAACCAAATAGAAAGTTTTGTTAATAGAAAATTCTCTTCATTCAATAAAGAGAATGAACTTAGTCCAGATGATGAAGGTTATATTACTCCAAATTTCAATCTTATTGAGTTTATCCAAAATCCGGAATATAAACAAGAAATGATTGATGCTTATGAACAAGCTAAAGATACTTTCAATATTTTGGATATTATCACATCTGTTCCTCACTTTAATGAAATGTTAAATGCTATGGCGGTAGATGATAAGCTTTTAGGATTCTACGCTTCTAAATATACCCTTACTAAGAATCTGGCAATGTCTGCATTACAATCTAAAGCTATTGGTCAACTTACTCCTAAAGACATGGGAGAGATTAATAGATTCGTAAGTGATGTTACTATTGTGAAGTTCTTAAAGACTGAACTTGCTAATAAGATTTCATTATCTCCGGGAAGTAAAATGTATAACAGTTTAGGGAGAGTTGTTCCTGTTGCTACTTCTGGTAAAATAATTGACTTTGCTAATGTATATGATAGAGCAACATTTAAGATGTGGTTTGAACAAGAGTTTATTCCGAATATGAAGGCGATGAATCCTAAGAATAAATTCATACAAGCATTAACAAGTACATATTTTAAGAATAGCTTCCAAGACTATAACTTCTTATATAAACTTCCTATTGATTTAGGAAACCTTGAGCAAGAATCAAATGAGATTGCGTACTCTAATTACTTGAAGGCATTTGATGAAATCAAGTACACAAGACCTCTTCCAGACGTAAATATGACTACTGGAGACTTATTCTTTTTGTATAACCTATTGGTTAGTAAAAATGCTTTTGGAGACAATACTCTTACTAAGATATTTGAAAACTCCTTAAGTATGAAAACAAAGAATGATGAAGTTGAGGTTAGAAATAGTTTACTTCTTAAATTTATGGACTTTGAAGCAAAACAGAATCCTAATCTTAATGAAGGAACTAACGGTCTTGTTGAAGGAGAAGATTATAAACTTGACGATTTGTATGTAAGACTTATTAAATATAATGAACCAAATGGAACTAGATTTACAAAAGAGTATGATAGTGAAGCTGGAAAGATTGTAATCAAAGAAAGTAATTATGGAGAAAAGAGTACATTAGACTTGTTTACTGATAACAATACAATGTTACTTCCATTTTTAACTAAAGGATTTACAAGACTTGCGACAGAAACTAAAAATGACTTAATATCCAAATTAGTAAATCTAATTTCAAACAATAAAGCTGAAATAAAATTAACTTGCGATGAGTAATTGTATTCAATTTACCATTGGAGATAAGATATATAAGTTTAGGGATGTGGACTTGAAAAAGTCTGCAACCCTAGACGATATTATCACTGCAATTGCAGAAGACCCAAACTATGCAGGTCAGTTGGAAGACCTAAACATAGATTTAAATAGTAGAGGGACAGAATCTATATCTTCAACCAAAGAAATTCCAAATGATATAACAGATAGAAATACATACATAGCTGAAAACTTAATGGGAAACCTTAATCATTATGCATTAAGTCAAATCTATAAAAGAGTGGGAGTTCCTAATTCAGAGTTCTTTACTGCTTTTAAAGATATAATGGATAGAAGTAAGGGTAATAGATTGAGTTTTCTAGTAACTGATTCTCCAACTCAAACATTTCTTGGTAATTCAAGAGATTTAGTTGTAATTAATAAGAATGATTTATATAATCAACCTAAGTTACTTGGAGCATTAAGTTACGTTTATTCTCATTCCCAGTTACTTGATAATCAATCAGCTATATATAAGATAGTAGAAGATGCATACACCAAAATATTAGAGTCTCCAACTAGACTAAGGGAAGAATTACTTAACATTCCTGATAAGTACTCTGCATTAAGAAGATTGTTATACTATACACAATCTGATATGTATGATACGAATGACGATATTGCCAATCTAAAAATGACAATAGGTAATCATCTATTTGCAGAAGTTACTCGTAATATTCTTAGAAATAAAGACAAAGAGTTCTTTAACAATTTAAAGTTAAATCCTGTTCAATATAAGGCTTTAGAAAATTTAATTGTAAATCAAGAACTTCCAAATACAATCAACTTCGGAGATTATACTGTTTCAGTGTCAGAACTTAATAAGTTTAGACTTGATTACATAGAAGCAGAAAGAAATCCTAAGGATGATACTCCTGATATTGATGATGATAGTATATTGTTAAGACTTGCAACATTAAACCCTAATGGAGCTTTTGATGCTAATATGCTTCCTGCAAATAAGGAACAGAGGTTGATGTTGTTATCTAATCCAATTTCAGCATTTGTATTTGATACTTCTAACTTTAATAAAGTCTCTAAATATGTAACTAAATTTGAACAAGAAGTTGACTCTTCTATTGCTCAAGAAGAAAGAGAAGAACTTATCCAGAGTAGACTACAAAATGTCTATACTTCTTTCGGTAAGGGAAGACTTGACGTAAATGGTTATGTACTTGACCTTATTCAGGAAGCATCTACTAATAAACTTGACTTTAAAAATTCGGAAGATATAAAAGGATTTAATACTATGTTCTATCCTAATACAAGGGTAAATATGGACGAATCTCTTACATCTAAGCCTAATAGATTACTTAGATTTAATCACTCTCAATCATTATCTAAATTCTCCGAAAGTGCTTATAAGGTAGTATTCAATCCTAAAGTTAAATACGTTAATGTAGTAGGTGGCTCTAATGCTCGTATAGAAATTAACCCAAACTTTAATTTAGAAGTTACAGAAGACTTTCAGGATAAAATTGATGCATTAGAAGAAGCTGCAACTAAAATAAATAAGAGTTCTTCAAAGAGAAGAGCATTATCAGTTAAATATAATTCTGATTATGACTATTCAATTGAAGAAGGAAGTGCAAATATAAACAAAGCAATTAATTCATTTAGAAGTGTATTTAAATATTTACAAGATGCAGTAGATGCAAGTAGAACCTTCTACTATTTAAATACTGACGGTATAGGGCAGTTCTCTCAAGCAATGGTAGTAAATGCAGACCAATTAGGAATTACTCCAGTTGTATTTGATGAACTTAGTAAATGGGTTTATAGTAATGTAAAATCTCCTGATAAAGCTGAATGGATTAAAACATTTACTTCATTAATGAACTCTGCTGAATATACTGATAGTGCACTATTTAAATTCTATGATTCCCAATCATTTAAAGAGAGAGCATTTAGTTCTAAAAGAGTAGACTCCTCTGGAAAACTATGGGAAAACCTTAATACAAGACTTACTAAAATAGAAGAAGAAAGGGGCCCATTATCACAGTTTGATATGTTAAAAGAAGGAGTTATATCAATGATTCCTATTCTTCCACAAGGATATAATTATGCTTTAACAAGAAAGGAAGAGGGGGACATCTTTAAGTTAAAAAATGAAAAGGATAGAGACCAATTTATTAATGTTGAAGTACAAAGAAAAATAGCTCTCACATATAGAAAGGCTGGAGGAAGAAATATATCATCTCCGAGCGAACTGATGGTGGGAGATGTTATAAGAATAAATCCAAACGACACATATCAAGCGGTTGTTCTTGAAAATAGACCAGAAGGTAAATTCTGTGCTTGGTTTACATCTAACCAAATTCACTCTGCTGTTCTTACTAATGAGGATTTAAAGAATGTGGTAAGAACCCAATATACAGCAGAGAATAGACAAATTGGCCCAGATGTGAGAGCTTTCTATACTAATGTCGGAGTCTTCAGAACATCTGACGGAGCTGTTGACTTTAGATGGGTAAATAATGAATCTTCTCTTCCAATATTACATCAAATATTTGCTGATGAAATCACTGAAATAGCAGAAGCAACTGGATTTACAGAAGACTTCATTAAGAGAAATTATTTGAATACTGTGAAAAGATTTCAAGTAGCAATGTTCATGGAGCTTACTCCAACTACAGAAGAAATCAATTCTACTCCAAATGTAGAGACATTATCTGATAACTTATCTACTCCAGAGTTTGTAGAAGATTTAGTATCATCTTTAGCAAAAAGTGGAGTACAAGTTACTTCTTATAGAAAAGAAGAATTGAAGGAAAAATTCCCAACACTTGATAATGTTAAGGCATTTATCTATGATGGGGAAGTAATAGTAAATTCTGACTTAATGACGGATGATACTTTGCTTCATGAGTTATCTCACTTATTCTTAGCTGATTTAAAAAGCAGAAATTATGATAAGTATGTTGATTTAGTAAGAGGAATGGAAGGTTCTGATGCTTACGATACTATTAATAATAGTAAAGCATACGATGAACTTACATACAACGATAAACTTGAAGAAGCTTTAGTTCATGAGTTCTCTCAATACTTTACGAGAGTATTAAAAGATTACAGAGGACGTAATTTGAAACTCGATGAAATAGAATGGGATGGAATCATTAGTGATGTTTTAAACATTGATGTGAGTGAATTCTATGACGATAATATATATACTCTAATGAGGAAAACTCTATCTGAAATACATAGCGGATATGCAATTCAGAAAACTTTATTTAATAAGTCTAATGCTCAAAAAATGGTAAAACTTAGCAATATTAAATCTTCTCTTATGAAGAACCTAAGCTCTACTGATGGATATGGATTAATTGAAATTTGCGAATAAAATGGCGTGTAAATATACTTTAAAAATAAATAGTACTGGAAAGGTTCTTACATTTAACTCCGAAAAAGAACTTGACAACTATCTACTATCTAACTACACTGAATTTGAAGGTATGGTCGACCATACCTTTAGATTTAGTAAAGACTACATAACTATGTTAGATACAGAACAGGTAAAATCTCAAGATAAACTAGATAAAGATAGGAAACTTGCCTATGAAAAAGCTAAAGCAAGAAATGCTAAAAATGACGATACAATAGTAGTTAAAGGGCAAGGTGAAATGACTGATGTCATTGAAAATGAAGAAACATATTCTGACGGATTTATATCAGTTCTGAAGTTTTTATCACGTCAGAGAGGCACCTCTGCGCCCCTTATTAACGCTTTCAGTAGGGAAGGGTACAAGAGGAACACCCGTATAGATAGGTCGCAAGGTAAGCCTGAAGACGTCTCTCCAGAAGAGTGGCTAAAACAGGTCGATTCTTCAATAGACCAAGACTTTGAATATTGGGATTATTTGCAAGAAATAGGTCGTGGGTTCCACTTAGTAATGGATACGGTTATAAATTCTAACTTTGATATTTCTGCTGACATGGTTGATTCTGTAATTAGTAAGAAGTTTGAAAGAGACTTCTTAGGGGGAAAGAATTTAAGTACGCTTAATGGAGTATCTACTGGGGCATTAATGAACTTCATCAAAGGAATTACGGCTCTAAAGAAAAACATAATCCTTAACAGTGGAAGAGGAAGGAAATTCAAAAAATTCTACACAGAATATGTAGTAGACCACGATGGTGGACCTGATGCAAAACTTAGAGGTAAGATTGACTTACTTGCAGTATTTGAGGATAACGAAGGCAATCAAAGCGTTGAAATATATGACTTGAAACTTGCTACTAAACCACAAGATAGATGGGATGCTGATAAGAAAAATACTATTCAATATCAGCTTGGTTTCTACAAAAGAATGTTACAAGCCAAAGGAATTGCGGCAAGAAATATATCTACTAAAATTATCCCAGTTCTCATTGAAGGGGATAAAATACTCCACAAGATTGATAAAGTATCAGTCGGAGAACCAGAAGTTTATCTTCCTAATATTGGACAAAAAGCTAATATTGACGAAATAATTAAAATACCTATTGGTACAGAAAATTTATCTAATCCATTAGAAAATACAGTATCAGAAAGAATGAGTAAGTTCTTCCCAATGAGTAAAATCAATCCTACTGATATTGTAGACTTTGATATGTTATTTGCTTCTCAAGTACATATTGATAAAAATACTGGAGAGTACTGGTTTAGAGATGTTACTAAATCAACTAATGAAAAGGGAGAAATAAGAAGAGCTACTAAAGAAGAAGCGGAAGCTGCATTTGAGGACTATCTAGTAAGAAAACTAGAGCATGATAACGATGTAACTCTCGCTATTACTAACAATCTTAAATATAATCTTGATAAGGTAAATGGCTTTGGTGGAAAGAACTTTAATCCTACAAGGACAGGTTTACAGATTGTTCCAGCTAATACATACGAACCTAAGCTTGGATTATTTGAAGCAAACTTATCCAAATACAAAAATGAGCCAGGATGGAACATAATTAGTAATGATGCTCTTACTAATATGAATGTTATTCTTCTTATTAATGAGACAAGAAAAGAAATGGATTTAATTTCTATTGCTTCTCATGACCTTAATAGTACTATTAATCTAGGTAAGGGTAATAATATTTTTGGAAGATTTAAATCTGATAGAGAAGTAGAACTTGACAAACAAGTAATTAAAGCCACAGTCGGCAATGTGGAACTTATGAAACTGCTTTCTATTGCCAATGCTTTTCAAGAAACCGATTTGGGTTCTTATACTATCGGGGAAATGAAGGTAGTTAATATTGGCAAGAGTGAATATCTTTCTTCTTATTTAAATCAAGAAAAAATAAATCATGCCTTCAATACTTTATCTGAATTATCTGGACAAAGTAAAGGAAACACATTGAAGTTTACTGATGAGTTTGATATAGCATGGAGAACCTTTAATAATATCATGAACTATGGAACCTATGAAAATAGAGATAGACTTGATAAAATTGCTAAAACGTTATCAATAGATGGAGATATTACATCATTTGATAAACAAGCGAAGATGGACATCCTTACAAGAATGTTCAAGGAACTTCAAGCTAGATATTTCTCTACTAATGCATCTGCTGATATTTCTAATCCTATTGCATATTTATTTTTACAAGTATCTAATGCTTTGGCTAAATATGGAAACACTACCATTGATATCTATAATGAAGAACTTTGGGCAAAGAACTTTGGTAATCTGGCAGAGCAGTGGAAAAGGGGAGAATTATTTAATGGTACTTACTTAAATACTATTGATACAATCCCAATTGTAAAATCAGTTGCTCATAGATTGGCAGAAACCAACAGAAATATCACTAATTTATATGGTAATTATAAGAACAAAGATAGGGCTGTAACCAATAAGTTCTATCAGGAATCTGGACAAGGTTTCGTAGGGAAGACCATTATCAATGATTCAACAATTCGTTTTAAAAGATTACTTGACCAATCTGATTCTGGAAAGAGAAAGTTTATGGTTAAGAATCCGTATGATATGTCTACTGATTTAAATCCAGCAGAAAGAAACTATTTAAAATATTGGCTAGAGGATTTAAATAATAGAAGATATCCAGGACAGGATAGAGCAGAAGTTGGAGAAAGATACTTTGAAATACCTTTATTAAGAGGTTCCTCATTTTCTAAAATAACTAATGGTAAGAATCCTCTAGTTACTTATAAAGAAGATGGTTCTTTAGAAATGGTAAATCCAAGAATGACTACGACAGCTCAAGAAGAATATTTATCTACAGATGCTCTAAAGAATCTTGTAGAGATGTATAACGTATTCGATATTTCTAATTCAGTAGGAGGAAGAGAAAGACTTCTTTCCGATACTAATGGTAAACCTGAACAAACATACGAAACTAACCTTGAACACATTAAGGATATGTATGTGTTCTCCGATATTAGAAAGAAGGAAATGGATACAGTTCTTCCTGCTATTAATGCAGCAATTATTTCTCTTCAATTTACACAGAGACTTTCTAACAAGGATGCCCAAGCAACTATCGACTTCTTGAATGATTATATTAAGTCAGCAGTATTCGATGAATCTCTTATTGATAAAGAAAGTAGGGGAACGTTTAGAACTTTAGGAATGTTGAAGTCAGTATCTACTAAATTTATTCTTGGTTTTAACTACTTATCAGGAGCTAAAGAAACTATCACCGGATTCTTCAATCTTTATGAAAGAGCAGTAGCTAACAGTTTACTTGATAAAGACAAGATAGGATTAAAGGATATGACTTCCGCTTATACTACTGTTTGGGTTGATTCTGTAAGACAGATAAGCACAATTACTATCTTAGAGCACTTAAACTGGCAATATAGAATGGCTAACGTGGATATGAACGCATTAGTTGATAGAATGAATTACGAAAAAACTGATGGATTCAGATTTAACGATAGAATGTTCTGGGCTAATAGAGCTCCCGACTTCTTATCAAGAATGACAATCCTCATTGGCTATATGAAGAAACATGGCTGCTATGATGCACATGAATATAAGAACGGAGAAGTAACTTACAATTGGAAAAAAGATAAGAGATTTAGTCTTCTTGCGAATCCAAATGCTGATACTAATTCATCTGAATGGCAATATCAAAGGTCTTTATATAATGCAATGATGGAAACTTTCTTTGAAGAAAATTATAAACTTCCAAATGCTGACGGAACTTCGAGATTCTTATCAAGAGAAAAGGATTCAAGGGGAGTTTATAAAGAAGCTCTTCCTCAAGCATATACTACTTTGGAAGCTAATATGATAAAGCAAGAATCTGACAGCATATTCGGATATATGGACCACGATACTAAGTCTTTATATCTAAAGAAAGGAATGTTTATATTCCTTCACCAATTCCAGACTTTCTTGTCAGCAAAGAAAAACCAATACTTCCTAAAAAGAGGCACTTACGACCAAGGTCATTGGGTTCAGGTAACTGATGATGCAGGAAATAAGCTTTATTGGGATACTGTCCAAGATAATGAAGGTAACACTATTAAAGTTAAAACTACAGAAAATACAGGAGACCCAATTGTGGATTGGCAAGGTAAAATTATGGAAGGAATTGCATGGTCACTAAGAGACTTATTTAACTTTACTAAGCCAGAGAGAATGAAAGATGCTTGGAGAGACCCTGTAAAAAGAAGAAATCTCCTATTAGCTTTAGAAGATGGGGCTATTATAGGAATTATTTATCTAATGCTTGCTTTATTATTTGGAGATAAAGATGCAAAAGCTATGTCAAACACTGAACAAGCTATCGCAAGAATAGCAAGAAATGTAGGCGGAGAATTTAATATGTTTGCAATCTTTAATGGGGCTGTAGACTTTAAGATGCCTATGTATCAATTCTATAGTGGATTGTTCGAAGATGGAGTTAAAGTAGCATCCGGTGATATGCATGTATTAAGATTCTTTACTGATAATACTGGAGCATTCAGACCTCTTAAACCAACTGTTATAGATAACTTTAAAGCACCTAACGCTAACGAGTAAATGAAAAAAATAAGGGCGCCAATCAAGTAGTTTTACCTACCTGACTGACGCCCTTAAATTTTATCGTTCTAACATGTTCATAGTATCATCATAAGCTAATGTTATAGCTTTAATGTAATACTTCATATCCAAGTTGTTTTCAATTATTATGTCAACTCTTATATTATCAATAAGTTTCTCACTTATATGGTTTCCTGCTCCACTGCCTTCTCGTTCTATTTTCCATAAAACTCCACCAGCATTTCGTATAGCATCTGCTTCATTTGGAAATCTGACGTCAGGGACAATCCAAAAGCCTTTATCCCTTACCATAGAGGGCAAAAACATAGTACTGGATTTTTCATATTCTCGCATTAAAGCTTTCACCCATAAGTCTTTATCAATATTTCTTCCTACTTCTGTTCCAAAGTATTGAAGAAATTCTCTATTGGTCATGGGCTCTCCCTCTTTATTAGATAAAGGCAGGGTAGTAAAAGATTCTTTGAAGGAATTATATTCAAAACTTTCCCTACTTACCCCAAGTATCAGTGACGCACATTCTTTTAATTTATCAGCAAATGCATGCTTTTCCCATCTACAACCCATTACAATAGTCTCGCTGTTTAGGTTTTCTAAAACAAAATCTTCTTCTGAAATTCTTAGTCGTTCTTCGTCTCCCAATAAGTATCTATAGTAGTCTACTAATTGTACTATTCTACACGCAGTATCCTTCCCCGATTGTGCTTTTCCTGTTATTCCAATTATCATTTCATGTAGCCCTTTAATTCATTTAAAACAAAAGTAGGGTCAAGATATGGCATCTTTTCCCTTACTTTATTATATTGTTCAACAAGCTCCCTATTGTCAGCTATTTCATCATCGAACCCTAAGAAACCGTCACTGTCAGGCTTAAGAATAAGTCTGTGAATTTCACAAGAAATTGCAAAAAGTATCGGGTCTGATGTTTCCAAATTGTTCATCATACAACATATGATTTGACTAAATCAGAGATTTGTTTACCGTCTGCAGCAGGGAACTTATCTTTCATTCCTTTAATTATTGTTCCCATATTCTTCTTTGGAATTGCAAGGCTGTCAATTTTGTCTGACATTCTATAAATTGAAGCAAGGTCAAATAGGCCTGCACGTAACTGCTCTTCCCCAGGAATTTCGGGAAGGAATTCATTTAAGATAAGAGATTCTTGCATCTCTATGTCATACAAGTCTTGTCTTCCTGCCATACGGTATTGTTCAGCATTATCGATGCGCTGGTCTCTCAACTTCTTAATAATAGCAATCTCTGTTGCTTTATCAAGGGGTTTAGCGTTCTTCTGTGTTTCATGTACTAAGAACGCAGTTTTTATTGCTCTAAGAACTTCTGTGCGAGTTCTTGTTTTAGCTTTCATTGATTGTTTAATCAGTTCATCAATATCCTCTTTCATTGTCTTCCAATATATTTAAAATTATACCTCCTACACCCATCAACAATATGGCAGAGATACATACTCCAAACCATACATTAAGTGAGTATGCAAACACTAGAAGTAGTACCACTAAGGTTATACCTCCGAGCCCAATAGCTCCAAGTGCAAAAAATAGTGCCAATCGTTTTCGTAAATCTTCTTTATCCATTTTTCTTTATAGTATGTCTCCTCTTTATATTTTGAGCAGTACCACTATTCCAACGACCTTCTCTTACATAGGCTATATCAACATCAGATACTCTGGTCATTGCAGCATCACGCTCTTCATCAGTTTTGTAATGGCCCATGTAGCTAACTCTTGATTCATCTTTAGGAGTGTTTCTTGGACTATCAAACATATGATATATAACTACTCCACAAGGAAGGTTTTCTGTTATGAAATCCATAGCCATTTTGTCTACTCCTTCATAATCACCTACCACAAACCCTTCAAAATCTTGATTGTGGTAGGCAGAGTAAATAGCTGGAACGTAGTACTTCTTAAATTCTTCTTCTGTAATGTCTCTATGTCCGCTTATAAAATATATCATGGAACTATTTGTGCGTCTAAGTCTTTTTCAAAGACGTTAATATTATACCAAGAAATTGCTTCAAGTATTCTATCTTCATGGTTAAATGCCCATTTGTATTTTGAAATATCTCTTATAGGAACCCATTGGATAGTTTTTACTTCATTTTTCTCACCATCTCCATTCAATACAGCTTCCATAGAAGTAGATACATTATCTTTTCCGTATTTAAGAATGGTCATATAACGTAATGTTACATTGCCGTTATTACAGTGTTCTGGGTCTGTTTCAACTCCAAATAAAGCCCACTTAGATGGGTCAATTTTGACTCCAGTTTCCTCAAATGCTTCACGAGAACAAGCTTCTTCTGCTTTCTCCATATCCAAGAAACCACATGGACAATTCCAGTAACCTTGGAAATCGGGAGTTCCTTCTCCTCTTTGGTTAGCCAAGACACACCATTCGCCCTTGATTTTACAAAATGCGAATGCAGCAACTGCACAATATCGACCAGACCATAAGGTCTTGCCAGCATGTTCTCCTTCTTTAATTGTATAACTCCAATTTCTCATTTATGTCTCCTTTTTGTTTTAGATGTTTCTTCGAGTTCTTCCAACGGATTATACTTTAGGTCATTGTAAGGCATTAATGAAGTGCCTGCAATCCCCACCAAAGTCTTTCCATCATACTCTGATTTATAGATAGATAATACTTTATCAGTTTTCCTTTTATATGCAATATATATTGGAATATTCTTTTTTATGCAGGTTTCAAGTTCTTTCTTGGTTCCTCTGGTCATATCTTCAACCTTGATTCCCCAATTGAAGTCATTAATAACAAACACTGCAATATCAGAACCAGTTAATAAGGAACTTTCATACTTGGTTCCCATTTTCCAGTGGTTTGGCTCATAACCAAGAGAGTCCAGAAATATTTCTACTTCTGGAACTAAGTTAGCATATTGCATACTATATGATACATATGCTTTATTCATCTTTATAAAGATTAAATCGGTGAATGTATTGGCTAATAGCTTTAGGTACAAGAGGGTAAATTTGTTTCTTGTCCTTAACCAAATACCTAATCATAGTAGAGCTTACGTCAAAAGTACAACTAATATACCCATCCACCTTCGCCTTGAATGAACTGTTGGCTCTATTTACTGCAATCAGCTTAAAGTTTTCTAATATCCATTCTCCTTCCTTCCAATTTGCAATATCATCTACAATGTCTGCACCTACAATCAGATAAAGTTCTTCGTTTGGATAATATTCCTTCAAAAGTTGTAGGGTTTGATAGGAATAGTGAGGTTCTGGAGTGTAATAGTCAATACTAGATATTGTGCAATTATCAATTTCATCAATAGCCAGTTGTGTCATAAAACACCGGTGTTGAAATTCAGTTGCTTCGCGGTCTTTCCACACATTCTGCATAGTTGGAACCACCACTACTTCGTCAACCAAGTTATCATTTAGTGCTGATGTAATCATGTACAAATGACCCATATGGATTGGGTCAAATGTTCCTAATAAAAATCCTACTTTCATTTTTATATATTTTAATTTTTTAGTCTACGAAATATCCACGAGAGTCCAATTCTTTTGATAAAAAACTAATAGCTTCTACACTGTATCGTTCGGTCAACTCCTCTATTTCATTGAGTAAATCATTAACCAAATCAGATACACCACAGAACCCTATATTTCCCACGAAATCGACAAGATTTTTAATAAGTTCGGGGTCATCTACCTCGAACTTCATTTCATCCTCGAAATCATCAGGAAGATAATCGTCGTCAGCATTATAGTATCTTTCTTGAACATATACTTCCACCAAGTCAAGAGTGGCATGGACTACTTCCTCTTCAAGTCTAACAGTCAATCTGAATGCTTGAGAATCATCGTCCATTTTCTCAACTATCATATAGAAAGATTCTTCCCATGTATAATCATGGTCAGATACAAGATAGTTGGCTTCTTCTAGAGCAACTAATAACTGCTCGTATATTTCGTCAATCATTTTCATACTTTTCTCTCGCTATATAAATCGGAGCTTTCTTACGTTTAAACTCTGATGCTAAATGCCTGCCCCAGACTTTATCAACTACATCTTCTCCATGTCTAGCACATAGCTGTGACCAGCAATCAGATTCTACCATTTCATCATGTGGATGCATGATTTGACCAGCTGAGTCGTAGCTCTTCCTAAAATTCTCGAATGGAATGAATCTACTAAGAATATCATCCACAGTAGCGTAGTCCTTAGCACCTATCTGGTCTAAGTCACTATTACTAATACCAAGACCATCAGTGGGAACTAGCTTGCAAGAATTATATATAGCACATGACATTGCTTTATAATTATCGCAAGTTTCTTTATAATCATTACGAAGAGCTTCTAGAGCTTTACTTTTATAATGGTCTTGCAAATAGTTTGCCAGTCCGTAAACTTCAGTCTTCCACAGGTCTTGAATCGGGTCAAAGTCACCAACATCACCATGAATAGTCCAGAATCCAAGCTGATACTCAGTTTGATTATCTGTACTCATTACTAATCCTTTGTGAATAGATGCTATATCATAGAGATGCTTCATCCTACACCTAGCTTGCAAGTTACCATTAGCAATGGGAGTTCTGCCAGCAAGTTCTTCCAAATCACTTACCCAATACCAATCGTAGCCTTTACAGTCTTTAATCAATCCCGCATCAGCACAAAGGTCAAACAGGGATGCTTTATAGGAATTGCTCAAGTTAAACACCTTAAATTCGCTGCAGAAAGCTTCTCCTACTAATTTAGACACACTAAATTCATCGTCCTTATTCTTAATAGGAAGACTTCTACCTATAAGAGGAATATCGGTCTTCTTACTAACCTCATGACATATGGCAGCGACAACAGTGGAGTCAATTCCTCCACTGATGCCTAATACCATTGCTTTGAGATTGTTCTTTGTAAGATATTCTGCTGTTTTATCAACTAAGGTATTAAATACCTTCTCATAATTTAATTCTTTCATTCTTCATTTAGTTTTACAATATCAACTTCTTCTGAGTAATATCCATTAGATGTTCCAAACCACTTTATAATAACCGTGGCTTTGATTGTCTCTAATTTGTAAAAAGTCCAGGTATAACTATCTGCATACTCTGGAAGTTTACAATCAATTGGAGTAGTCTGACGAAAGGTTCTTTCTTCGGCATTTAAAATAGGCGACCCTACTAAATCATCTAAGTCTCCATCTATATCATCAACTGTAACTGATTCACAGCAATCTTGTGAGTGATACATCATATAACTGGAGCCATCACTAAATTTAAAAACAATGGAATCAAAAGATTTTTCCACAGATACTAGAGTTTTACCTATAAATTCGTCTAAAACATTTAATTCCCACATAATCCTAATTCTTTTAAACAGATTTCTACTTCTTTTTCTGAACCAGTGTGTTTACCTAAGTCATCGGATAACTTCACACAGTCATATACCGGCTGATTTGCATTCATTTGGCATGATGTAAGCTTCATAACGATATTAGAAGGTTTATGTTCTGTATCATTAGTAAGGTTAGTGCCAATTCCAAAGGATGCTTTGATTCTTGTCATACAATATAAAGCAATATCTTCGGCTTTCTCAAAGTCAAGAGCATTACTAAAGATAATAGTCTTAGTAGAAGGGTCTATTCCTAACTCCTTGTAACGAGCAATCATTTTATTTACAAATTCATACTCGTCTCCAGAATCCTGTCTTACTCCATCGAATAACTTAGCTTGCTTACGAGAGAAATTTTTGATAAATACATCAGATGTGTAAGTATCGGTAAGGGCAATTCCCAAGTCACCGTCATATACATTTACCCAATTTTCAAGAGCCATGTAATTAGCTTGTTTATAGCCATACATAGCACCGTGAAACATAAACCATTCATGTGGATGAGTTCCCATTGGTTTCATATCATATTTCATTGCAAAGTAACAGTTAGAAGTTCCAGTACAATAAATAGATTTCTCTTTTATGTACTTAATAACCAACTCTTGGATATTGTAGGAGAATCTTCTACGAGTCCCAAACTCGGAGAAATAAATTCCTGCCTGATTAGAACGTTTAATTTTATTCTCCAACTTATTAAGCATCAGTTGAGTATCAACTTTATGCTCCAACATTCTGTTTCTCAATTCAGAAACCATTGCAAGAATAGGAACTTCATAAAGAGTTACTTTATAAAGATAATCCTTCACTAAGATATGAAGATGTTTTTCTTCATCCAAGAAGATTTGTACTTTACTTGGGTTAAATGTGAATTGAGATAACCATTCCCAGTAATGTCTTGGAATGAATCGAATAGAGTTCATAAACTCAAATTCATCACTTGTAAGTCTTACCTGAGCAAGGTTATATAACTCAATACGAAGTTGCTCAACAAACTCTTCTGTGTATTCAGTATTATCACGGTCTTTAAACTCAAAAGTTCCTACCGCTTGTGGGAACAACTTCATGTAAGCATAAGAAGTTGTAAACTTGTATAAATCTGTATCTAAAATTGATTTAATTATCATTTCTCTATTGGTTGATAAATGTTTAACTTATTTTCTTTTATAAATTTTTGGAGTGTTGTTCCGCCATCAATAGATGCGATTCCTGGAAGATATATTGAGAGTCTATCCCAAATGGGCCACAGATTTTTAATTGTTTCAAGCACACAATAATCTCCTGCGATTCCACAGATTACTAACTCCGTATCCTCTGGAATACGCAAAACAACCTCGTCATCTAGACTATCTCCTTGGTAGTAGGCATAGTATTCAGGCAGCTCATCAGGTAATTCACTTCTTAAGGGATTAAAGCTTGAAAAAGCTCCGTATTCCTCTCTGCTATGTCCTTTCTCAAACACCTTATATTTAATATCATTGTTCCTACAAGCTGTGAGAAGTAAATCATTAATAGCAGCACCTTGAGAGTACTGAACACAATGAACAGGCCATTCTCCACCATTATCTTTGAAGGAAACATGGTCAGGTTCATGCCAATCAGCAGTAAACCATACTTCTTCAAAATTCTCTTTATAGATAAGGTCTTCTACATTCCACAAAGCAGGAGTGGCTCCCTTTACATATAAAGAGCCACTCTCTAAGCAGAAATCATTCTGCATATCAACTACAATAAGTATTTTCCTCATCACTCCCAACTAGCTAATATCCCACCAATTACAATAAGTATTAACCATATAGCTATTGGAATCCACAGAGGACACAATACCCACCACCAAGACCAAGCTATAACTCCACATAGCTTCAGTACAATAAATACTATCAGAAGAACTCCACTTAAGCCAATTCCTCCACCACTATTACTATTACTCATAATTCAATTATTAAAGGTTCAAACGATTGAATATATCTTTCATCTACTAAAGATACGTTTGCCATTTTCATATCATCCAAAGTCATCAATCTATGCTCTCCAGAATGGATATGTCCACAGAAAGTATACTTCGGATGTTTTCTCATAATTTCATCAGCAAGCCAAGAATTTCCTGCATCCTCTTTAGTCCAAGACTGATGAATAACGCCTAATCCGCACAGCTTAGGAGCATCATGCGAGATTACTATATCACAATGTTCTGGCATTGTAGAATATGCTTCTATAAGAGTTTTCTCTTCGTACATATATGCCCAATTACCGAATATTTTACAATATGGAGTTCCCCAAATTGTGTATTCGGTTCCATCTTTATAATCAATGTAAGTATATGACTCATTATCGAGCATTACTAACTTCCCATCAGTGGGAGTATAAAGAAGGGAATTCTTAGATAGAGTATTTTGGTATATAGATGCTAATGCGAAATCGTGATTTCCTCCTACCATAAACACTTTTTCACAAGGTAAATTATTTACCCATTGAGCAAATTCATGACTAAGCCATTTCTTACTTTGTGGGATATTCCTTTGCATTTTTAAAGGAGTGATGTCCCCACAGATTAGATAAATATCACATTCCTCTGTTATTTCTGGGAGAATCCCATGTAAATCAGATAGTGCTCCAAATTTCATTTATGTTTTCTATTTTTTATATGTTTTTTACTAGAATCTTTAGAAATAATATTTACTTCTATTTCTACAAGTTCATCATTCCTTGGAAGGTCACCATAACTAGTTAAAGAATAATAAATATCTTCAGTTATTTCGTCGAAGTCTTCATCTTCTTCCCACCAAACTCCATCACCGCCAAGAATTGGCCTTGTTCTCCACAAACATAGCCCTTCTTCGTCTTTAGTTAACCAAAGTCTCATTCTGTAACCTTCCTTTTAAATTCATCAAATGATTTTATATCTGGAACTTCATCTCTATTGATTATCCAGTATTTACTAGGAGCCACACCTTTCTTTTCAGCTCTGTATTCATTGTACCTTTCAGCAATATCAAAGAACTCTCTTAGTTTACATTCCCCAAGAGCACTGGCTAAATCCTCTATTTTAAATACAAAATATTTGAATTTATTGCCGTATTCATCTTCTCTTGAATATACATCTTTTATGAATTGCTCAAGTGGAGGAATTTCAACTGGCTCATCTTCCCACCTTTGTTCTCCAGCATAGAAATAGAACATTTCTCTATAGATAGGTGGTAAGTCTGGAAGATAATCAAAGGAGATGGCTTTACTATCAACCCACTCTCCTACCACAGTATCACGGATAGGAGTTCCTTTTGTATCAAGTAACCAACGCTTTCCATCTTCATCGGTTATTGCAAATGTCTTTCTCATATTTCAATTTCAAATTTTATAGGTTCATTTTCATAAGTCATTCCTTCTGGTATAGGAAAGCTAAACAAAGATTTGGGATGAAGGTCGTTGACTTTACCCCAAGCATCATACTTAGGATTTACATTCCAAGATTCTCCATCCCAAATGGGAGGATTGTCATAATACCAACCCTTCCCATCTTTATCTATTGCGTAGTAATAAGTTTTAATCATTACTAAGAGTCACTGTACCTTTAAATAACTTAACGTCATCCATATATGAATACGTCATTAAAGTTCCTGGTACAAAAGCTGGATGTTCTAAAAGAATTATAGTGTGTCCTGTTTGGTCACGCCCTACATAGATGCCTATATTATTGGGTTTACCATCAAACGCAAACTCGATAATATTTCCCTGCTTAAGAATAGAATCAATGCCAGGTTTATCTATAAAAACTTTCATTCCTTCAAGTCTCCCATTACGTTACGGTTAATTCTATCTTCAACACGTTCTTTACAAGCATCAAGGTATGCTTCAAGTGCTGCTACTTGCTTAGCGTTCTGTTCACAAGGGAACTTCTCATTCAGCTTCTTCACTCTATCAAGTAAGATAAGTGCAAGTTGCTCTGATTGCCAACCAGGAGTTACTGTACCGTCTTCATGCTTGTGAACAAACTGAATTGTGTCAGTAGCATCCACATACTTGGTTTTGCCATTAACAAAGCCTGCACACATTTTAGCACGGTAACGATGAGCACCATCGTCTGGAATTACTTCAATGGTTGGTTCGAGACTTGGATAAACCAATAATTCCTCTATTGTTTGATATTTCTTTTTTAAAGCCATAGTATTTTATTGTTTAATCATTATATGATATTATTTTGTAATATACGGTACTACCTACCCAACGCCAACCCAGATAATTTACTGGAACCCATGCAGGTTTACTAAGCAAATCTCTAAATTCTAATGGCGTTAGATTACGTACTATATCTGTTTGTGGTGATGCTCCCTCAAGACTTATTAATACCTTCATGTTTTAACCAGTCTTGGAAGTACCACAATTGTCCACATCCTCCACCAATATCGTCCTGACCAGCAGGATTAAATACTCTAGTGGAGAAACCTAGTTCACAGAGTCTCCTGTTAAAGTCTCTAATAAGACGAATTTGTCTATCAATAGAATTCTTTACAGTTTCATCCTTTTCACAAATTACAGAAAGAGTAGTTTCCCAAACATCGGTTCGAAAGAGTTTGTACAGTCTCCTTGCGTCTTCTTCTGTATCATTTCCTTCATGTACACAGTAATTGAAGAATGGTTTTCTTCCTGTGTTCGCTGCCCAAAATTCTCCCGCAGCAGCAATCTGGCGGAGAGTACAAGTCTTAGTCGGAATTAATTTTGCTCTAGCTTCATCAGTTGATTCATGTACTGAAAACTGCAATCCGACTTGAGGTATTCTTTTGGAGAGTTCAATAAACTCTGACATTGCATGATATAATGTAGATGGAGCAGATGTGGACACTAATAGTTGAGCATTTGGATATAAGTCATGTAAAGACTCGATAGCTCGCTCCAAATTGATATAATTCAGAAATGGCTCTCCCATACTCATGAACATAATTTGGAATTTCTCAATGTCTTTAGTATTACAATCAATGGTACTTAGAACTGTAGTTACTTGTTCTATTATCTCATGCCAATCAAGATTCCTTACAAAGAACTTTCCTGTTCCACAGAACGTACAGCCAACCGGACATCCAGACTGTACAGAACAGCAAATTACTGTTCTCTTCGCGTATTCTCCATAACGATAAAGGACTGCTTCTGCAATTCCTTTTTTCGTTACTGCACTAGCTCCCCATTCAAATACAAACTTCTTGACATTAGTGTCAGAAGATTCAAAAATCTTATATTCCATTTTTAACCTCTTAAATTTCTTTTAGTGATTATTTCCTTTAATTGTTGCCAAGATACTGGTGTGTAATCGTTATTATCTACACCAACATCATACTGATTTGGAACTAATTTATCTTCAAAAGGAGTTTTCTTTCCTTTTTCAGTATGAATGTGTCCATACAATTGCCAACTTCCTCTATGAGAACCGTCCCATGTAATCATAGGATAGTGACTCATAAAGAGTTGTTGGTTATTACATTCTTCATCACCTGTTATAGTAATCATCATCTGTCTTTCAACAGCTTCGAACCCATTTTCTGGAATATATTTTAGCTTATCATGATTACCTAATACGAGGTATTTATAGCCGTTTAGTTGAGGTAAAATTTTCTCCCAACGTGTCTTTTGACCAAAGCAGAAATCGCCCAATATGAAGACTGTATCGTCCCACTGGACTACCTTATTCCAATTTAGTATGAGTTGTCGATTCATTTCGTCAGCAGACTCAAACGGACGACTACAATACTTAATTATATTTGCGTGGTCAAAGTGACAATCAGAAGTAAAAAATACCTTATTACAGTCAAATTTATTTGTCAGATTTGCCATGTATTTTCTTATTGTCGATTTTTAAATAACAAGAATCTGGTAGTTCTTGTCCATCCAACTTTACAGAGGGAATATCCATAGACACCAGATTCTCAAACAATTTAGACTCCGTGGATATTTTGACATATCCCTCTGGAGCCATCAATTCTTTAGCTTGTTCGTTAGTTAGCCAAACCTCAAATATTTGCTTGACTTCCGCCCGTAATAAATGGGTCGGTTTTGTACCTTTCATAACATTCGCACTTTTTAAATTTCTTTCCTGACGTACAGTAAGGACAGATTTCATTTCTTCCGGTCTTGTGACCATGAGTTCCTGTTCTAATTTTACTTTTCCAGGGAGTGTGCATCTTTATCCACATATTTCTGAACTCTTCATTCTGAAACATTTCTTGCATAAATTCCGCACCGTTGTTTTCCTTTTTATCCTTCTTTTCATCTACTTCTTCAACACCTAAAGTTGTGTCGATGTCATACGGAGTTACTATTAAGTCTTCCATTTTTTATAAGATATAAATTATAATATACTTTCTTTTAAAACACACACTACAAGTTCAGATAATTGGGCTATCCATTCTTCTTCGGCAATCTCTTTAAGCTCCCCGTAAGCTACATCAGTAAACCAATTAGGAAACTCTCGATTATAGAATTGCAAATTTTTGCATTGATAGTCCCACTCTGCGCCGCAACCATAGAAATCAAGTCTATCTTCATCACAATCTTCGTCAAGAACATACATAAATCGCAGCCCTGATTCGTATCTGTTCTGTATGAAAAACTTTCCTACATACTCGGACTCACTATTATCAACACAATTTTTAAGTTGTTCTTTTAGTGATATTAATTTTTCCTTATAGAGAGCAATCTCTCTCATTATTTGGTCTCTTTTCATTTGTTAAAATTCAGAATTAATAATCTGTGTTATAATCTTCAAATAAGGAACACTTGTTAAAAGCATTAGTAATCCGTATGGTTCTACCAATGCTTTTCTCACTCCATTTAAATGTTATTTTATCCATCCTCTTTTAATAAATTCTTCGTGTAAAGGATGTGCCAACTCATAAGCCTGTGGGTGCGCACTTCCTGCATCTCTTAACTTAAAGAAGCCTTTCCATTGTTCAATAGTTCCAGTCATTACTAATTCTGTCTTAAGACTATTAGGTAATACATCTCTAGCTTGTTGAGCTTTCCAGTTTAATTCCAATAGGTCAAAGTACTCTCTCTCTGCATGACATAGTGCTCTTACAAAGGATGCTTCTTCAGCATTCTTACACCTATCAATAATAAGACATTTATCATACTTCTCTTCAACATCTTCAAGAGAGTAAGAACCTTCTTCAAGACCTAACCAGCTAGGTATAATACAAGTAAGTTGATACCCAAACTTGCCCTTAGAATAGTTGCAATACCTTGTACTTTCTTGAGCAAATGAGAATACTCTATGCCTTACAAATTCCATCTGTTAATACTTAGGCTCTTTATCCTAAGTTTCTCCAAGTTTCCTTGGAGTGTCGGACTATATCACCATCCTTTACAGGATGCCCAGCACTCGTGTCAGTATTATATTCTATGTGTAGTATAGGAGACTCGAACTCCTGTGATAGCTAATCCTCTTCCAACATAGTAGTAGGTCTACCTATTAATGTAGTTCGCATACAACTACCTCTTACCACATATAGTTTCAACTGTTAGTCTCTGAACCTTCCAACTTTGTTAAAGGTTGGCTCGGCTGCTGATTAGCATGATTTAGTATTTTATTACACATTTCAAATAGTTCCTCCGTTGACATATCCCCTTTCATCCAATTAACTCTCTTTGTTACCCATTGAAGATTTCCTCTAATATAACCTTTAGAAGAGTCTATTCTATCTAAAGATAAAGGTAAATCCTTCCTTACATGGTCTAAAGAACCATCTTCAGGAAGAAGATTATCTCCAGTTAAGGCACATTTGAAATCCTGTAATTCAAGTAAGTCATATAGATATTCAGGGGTTACATCTTCTGCAAATTCCTTATTTCTCAGAATTGCATTTCCTCTTAACCTATTTATAAAACTTTCTCTAAAGTTAGATACTATTTTTCCATTGGCGCATCTTCTACAACTTTGATATTTAGTTGAATCCATAATTTGTGATGCAGGCATCCATCTTTCATTCCCACATTGACATCTAACTCTATATCTAAGTTGATTATTTATGTACTCAGGTCCAGATATAACTTCCCATGTGCCAAATCTATATCCTAATGGGATATTTAACCTCCTATTTTTATTAGAGCATTCTTTACACATAGTAGTTCTGCCATTCTTAAGGGATGAGCATTGAACATAATACTCTTTCCCACACTCACATCTAACTTTATAGTAATAACTATTCTTAATTCTTGTCCTAGAATTTTCTATGACTGTTAATTTTCCAAATTTGTCTCCTATATTTACCATATTCATTAAATTTTCATATGCAAATATACAACAAATTTTTCAATTACCCAAATAATAAAATACTAAATTTTAGCTTTCCAGCAATTCACTGGGTTTTCTTAACACATTACTGTATTAAGCCACAAATTCTTTATGGGATACTCCTCTGTCACATACAAACTTAACAGTAATTCTCTTAGCATGATACTCTGTAGGTTCACATAGATATTCAAGAACTCCTTGTAGGTCATGCTCTATTATTACCCTATAGTTAGTAGTATAGTAGTAATAATCTCCATCACTAATATATCTTGTATAGGGATTAAGGCATAAAGTACTCCAGTTAGTTCCAAACTGGAATCCCTCATCTACTACACTATTAGGAACTTTAAGATACACAGTACCATGCTCTAACATAGCACCGTGTCCTGACTTAACCATTCTATCCACAAACTCCTTTGCAGAAGTTTCTGTTATTTTGTCCTCTGATTTGTAACAAGTTCTTCCAGCTATTTCTATTTGTCTATATACAGAGTTTATAAGCTCATCTTTCCACATTCGAGGGCCAATTTCCATATCTGCTGGAATAACTATATCTCTTGGTTTTTGTTCTATTATTTCAAAACTTGGTTTTATTAATTTCATTTTGCTTTCGCGAATAATGGACTACGTAACATAATCTCTTTTACTGACAATTCTTCAAGGACTCTTGCATAATTGTTTATCATCTCTAATCCATATTCTTTATTGTAACCTTCGTCATGTCCTAATGTATTAGAAACCAATTGAATTGCAGAAGAGATTAACCCTATGTCTGTTGTATCAACTGGAGCTAATGTGTAGGTTTCATCAATTCTATCATTACAGCTAAATCTAAAACTAGAAGCACGACATTGCTTCTTTATAAAAGTTACATTTTTCAGGATGCAGATACTACTTTCGAGAGTTTTCATTACAACCCCATCATAGAATCCCATCCCTATTAAAAATCCTCCTCTGTATACTCTATAAAGTATCTCGTTACTATAACTATTATTATACCAATTATAAAATTGCTCGTAGCTTAACATATTAATGAATCCAATGGTCTCCAATTGATATATCTGCTGTTAATGGCGCTCTTGTACAAAATGGCTTACCTCCAGATTCCATACATTGAACTAGTATCTTAGCTACTTCTTCTGCTATCTCTTCGGGAGCTTCAAGATTGATTTCGTCATGTACAGGAATACAATACTTAACTTTAAAAAGTAAATTGTTTTCCTTTAACCAATTGAATAGCTTTATAGAAGCTAGCTTGAAGCACAGTGCCCCTGCTCCTTGTCATATTTGTTATCTCTGAGACTCTTTATTCTCAGACTCTACATTTTCTTTTTCAATGTAGTTCGGACTATATCTTAAAATGTTTTTACAAAAGTTATATAATTCTTCTGGAGTCGCTGAATTCTTCATAGTATTAGCTTTCATACTAATAATTTGAATATTTCCTTTTATATATCCTTTAGAATTATCTATTCTATCTATCGATGGGGAATAAGAATAATCATCCTTACTCCCAAATTGAAAGGGAACTTCCAATATAGGGCAATATTTTGGAATTACTATATCTTCCAACTCTAAATTAAAATCTAGACCTCTTTGTTCTGCCCTATACCTACATTTTCTTAGGATTTCTGCCTCATAGTTATTTTCACGTGATTTCCTTTTTTGTTCCGCAATTTCAGCTTTATACTCAGGACTTACCTTCAATCGAAGTTTTCTGAAATAATTCTTATCTCTACCTTGATTAATAGCAGAATGTTCAGAATAGCACGCTTTACATAACCATTTTCTACCAGTTTTGCTTTTTGCATCTTCTGCAAATTCAATTATTGGAAGTTCTCTTTTACAAACTGGGCAAATATTCATTCCTTCAGTCTGTAACACTTCAATAGATGTTCCTAATCTTGTTCTTCGTTTTTCCCTAGTACAAATTTTGCAAAAATTAGTATGACCGTCTTTGCATCCTTTATTTTTTGGGAAATCCTCTAATGGAAGTTCTTTTCCGCAACTTTTACATACTTTTGTCTCCATATAAATTATTATTACTCTGTTTTTAATTCACAACAAAGATAATAATAATTTTTGGATAATTAAAACATTTTCTCCCTTTTCGTGGAATTTTACCTTCCTTACCGCCTTGAAGTAAGGAATCCATATTCTAGTCTCTACACCTTCATAATATTACTATTATGCTTGGCTCGGTATTCCCATCTCAGGGTTCACCGAATTTAAGGAGTTTTAATCCGACACAAGTCTCCTCCATCGGATAATTCACCGATTGCTTCATAGAATCAGATAATCTTCTTCTTAAAAAGTCTGCTTCTTGAACCAATGGATTACTTTCATCACGAGTTTGCATAGCATACTGCCCATCTACTGTTCCTAAATCATCATTTATCCTATTCAGATTATCCCAATCATAAATAAATGCTTTATGTCCTGTCACAGGACTTAATAGAATATATCCATGTTGTACAACAAATGACTTTTGACGTTCTTGATAAGCCTTCAATCCAGCGAAACCATTCATATAGTTATCCTCAATTTCTTGAGCTCTCTTTTTCGGAATACCATAGTTTCTTACTAAAGTAGAAGCATTACCTGCATAATTAAAGCAGAACTCATATCCCTTTGCCTCTTGTCTAAGTTCTGGGAATTGTTTTTTTACTTTTTCAGTAGGCATATCTTGAGGAATTTTGTCCTTAAATACCATCTTGGCCGTCAGAGAATGCATGTCTTTAGAACCATTAATAAGTTCATCAAGCATAGCTTTATCGTTAGCAACAGATGCCATTAAGAAGGATTCTTGGCCACTATAATCTACAGATATCCATTTATTTCCAGGCTCTGAAACGAAACAGGCTCTAGTAATTGCAGTATGTGGAAGATTCTGAAGATTCGGGTTACTTGAACTTAATCGTCCTGTATCTGTTCCAAGCTGATAAAAATCGGCATGGATACGTCCGCTTACTGGATTTATAAGCTTTAAGAATTTTTCTCCAAAAGCCTTCACTAACTGCCCTGTTTTCTTAAACTCTATATAAGGTTCAATGATAGAACATTTAGCTTTCTGTGGCTCAATAATATCAATTCCAGCAGATTTAGTTTTCTGTTTAGTTTTCTTGTCTACTGTTGTACAATTTATTCCGAGCAATTCAAATAATGGAACAACTTGTTTACTACTATTCCAGTTTATATTACACCTATATGCGTTATCAAATCCAGAGAATAAATCTCCTTGTAGATTCATTTCTACATAATCGAAAGGTATTCCAAATGAATATTCTATTCCTTCATCAACGACTTTCCTCTTTACCCCAAATGCAGTAGGAGGAATCTTCATCAAGTCTTTCATTTCCTTTCTAAGTGTAGTCATAATACTCGTCTTTACAAATGGACGATTCTTAAGCTGTGGGTCTGGATGAACCATTTTATGTTCTTCATAAAAATCTTCCACCCATTTATTGATGCTTGCTTCTGCGTCTTTCATTTGCCTAATATCGTCCTTCATCTTAGCTCTCCATTTTTCTACATCAATCTTAGCACCGCAATATTCAATATAGGCAATAACAGGAACAAAATGATTCTCGAAATCAACAGCTTTAAGAAGGTCTTTCTTTACCAACTCAACTGTTTGCTTTTCTTTAATCCTAGTAAGATAAACAACGTCATGTGCAGCATAAACTATAACATCTTCTGTTAATCCTGTATTAACAATTTTACCTCGAATACTCTTATCCAAATCCAAGCCTAAATAATGATGTGCTGCGGATTGTAAAGACAGACTATGAAATTGGGCTGGATATCCCAAATACAATAGCTTCTCAGCTATCATTCCGTCCCATACATTTACAGGGACTATTCTATGATGATATAAAAATTTTAAATCAAATGAAAGATTCCATCCTAGTAATGTAATATCAGGATTCTCAAACACTGGTCTAAAATAATTAACATCAATTGTTGTGGTATCTACTATTATTTGGTCCTCACCTAAGCCAAATTGAATACACAATAAGGCTTTTGTATAAGGGTCTAATCCTTCAGTTTCACTATCATATTCAATCCATGTATGTTCAAGGATGCGCTTTAATGCTTCTTCTTTAGACATGATTTCATATGCATCGGACTTAAAGAATCTTTGTTGTTCAGTAACAAGATAAATCATTAATCGACGTATACATCAAGTTTGGTTATGTCTATATCTCCTCTTAATGCTAAATCATCTGCAAATCTCTGCTTCAACAACTCTGCGATTTCAAATTCATCTTTATCCAATGTTCCAAAATACTCATAGAAAAAGTCTCCTGTAATCTCTACAGAAAACTTAAACACTTTCTCGTTTATGTTGTATGGAGCGCTTTCGTCCATTTCCGCTCCTAGTGGTAGGTTTGACATCCTCTTTTTCAGATAAAATGTTACAAATGTCTTTCATCTCACTTATTTCGTAGCCCAACATAGTTCCTAAATGACTTCCTAATTCCGGAGGAAGATACGGTAAACATAAACTTACCGCTTCAAAGAACGGAACTAGGTTACTAATCTTAGTAATTAACAATTCTCGGTTCATGGTAGTATAATAATGTTGGACTGTCTCTGTGGATATCAAGAGCATCAAACCCGTTAAGTGCCAATTCTTGTTGACATTGTTCTACATCAAATTTAGATGTGATAAGATGATAACCATGTAAAGTAGGAACAACGAGCTTCACTCTATCTTCCTCATTACCTCTACACTTCGAAATAATGTCTACTATACTATGCAGCTTCCATTTATCATATACATCAACATCTACCAGTCTCAGTAGGTTCTTTCCGCTAAGGGAAGGTAATTCTCCACAAACATGGTCCCAAACTCTTGGAGCTTGGAAGGTATTTCCTTCCATAAGCATCCTTGCAAGTTTCTCTTGTGCTCCACAAGCTGTTTTGAAATAGCTTCTCTTGTTGAGATGAATGTATGCTCTTGCATTGTTATTTTGACACAGCTCGATTATTTTTTGTTTCTTTTCCTCAAGATGTTCGATACTGTGAATATAATAGGCTTTAATGAGTCTTGCTCCATTATTACCTCTTCCTGTTTCATTTCCGTCCTTTTTGCGCTGAATCACTTGAAGGAAATAAAAATCATCTTCAGATTCAAACTTTAAGAACTCCTCAATTAAATCAAAGTTATCTACTGTCATAATTCTTTTTTTGCTACACAATTACCGTAATAATGACTGCCACTTATTGAATATGTCAAGTTACCTTTCTTAAAAGTAGCCCAATAATCTAATTCCCAACCGTTTGTTTCATGTTCAAGCTCCTCGAATCCTAGCTGTTCCATTACTTCTAGAACTATATCAAAAGGACATTTACCAACAAAACACTCCGGTAATGTCTCCATGATAGCTAGGAAATTAGCTTTAACATCTCTAAGAGATTGAGTTAACAATTCTCCGTGATTTATAATATTTGTTTCAGTCACTCGGAATCACATTTAAGTCTGTCAAATAAAATCCATTATCATCTAAGTCTTTCTGTACGAAGTATCCATTAACTCCAACAGTCTCTCCTCCAAGAGTATGTATCATGACTTCTCTGTCTTGGTCATATCTTTCAAGGATTTTAATTAATTGCCCCACAAGTATTGCCATTTGTCATAATGTAAAGAAAACTTATATAATCTGTTAGCTGCCTCAACTGGAGTATGACCATCCCATTCATCAGCTTTCCATCTTTCAGGAACATTGAACAGATTCCATTCTTCAGCCCTATAATGATTGCTCACTTGACCAGTAGGAAGGTTAGCCATAACAATAAACCATCCTCCTCCAAAGCATAGTTCGCCATCTGCATGTCTGTAAGATTTATGGACCTCATATTTACCTTCCAAGCTGTTAAAGAATGCTGCATTGTACAGCATTCTGTAGTGATATAACTCATCAAAGGTATGAAATCCGTCTGAGATTTGTCCTTCTGGCAAAAATAAATTTTTAAGTCTTTGTAATAGTTTCATTAGAATTTTCCCTCATTAGGTTGTAAACAAGTTAAACCTTGTTCTCTCCACATCTCAACACATTTACAATTGTCTTCAAGAACGAATTGAACATTATATTTTCCCTTAATATTGTCCTCGTAGATTTTTTTCTTACATTCAGCTCCGGGACTGTAGTCTTTAACTGGACGGAAGAACAACTCATCAACTTTAATATCATGCTTAGCCAACCATTCTTTAGTAGCTGCTACAATTTCTGGAGTGCCTTCTCTACCAGTAACAATAAATACTTTACACTTCTCATACATACGTCTAACAAGTGTACAAGTACCTTCAATTGCAATATCATTTAACATACCTTCAGCTGCACCTTCTCCAAAGTAAGGTCTGCCAGTAGTATTTAGACACAATGTAGCATCCATATCCACTAATATAACAGGATGACCTCCGTCTACATGCTCGGCACTTTTACTTAACATATTTTTAATATCCTCTTGGATAATAAAGTCACGGTATCTTCTCCAAGTGTCTTTAATTACCTTAGCTCCCATTGGCTGCTCGCGCATTGTGTCACGACGAATACATTCATCAACTGAAATGAAGAAATCCTTAAATTCCAGTTCATATTCAAATTCTGTGGTGGCGTTAGCAACTTTAATGACGTCTTCCCACCATTTTACCTCTTTGGGATTGAGATTCATGTTGTCTATAACAATGTTGTATCCTCTTCTAGTTGCTTCACAAGCAAAAGAACGCTTGAGTTCAGTTACTAGCCCTTCTCTGTTCGGAACCCAATATTCTCCAAGCATGTTACGAATATCGTCATTATTGAAACGGACTCTATGTTCTGGGTCTTCTTTAGCCCATGCCTTTGCCCAGGTTGATTTACCAGAGGCTTGAATACCTCTACAAAGTATTAATTTTCGTTTTTCCATTACTCACGGTACACTAATTGATTAATTACTCCTTCTTTACCCTCGTATGTAGCTCCTACTATTTGTTCGAGATTTTCATCTGGATACTCATCTCCATTTTGTTCTCGAATAATCTCCATAGCTCTAAAAGCATTACGAGCAGCGACTATAATTATCCCTGCTTCGTAATTCCCATAAAATTCATTAGTATATAAATACATTACTTTACAGCTCTATATAGTTCAATTACACTGTGCACAGTATAGTTACGATATGCTTCTTCAACAAGCTCTTGAGCTTTAACTGTCTCTGTTCTAGACAATTCTGGGACCATAAACATTCCATCCTTAGTTTCAATAACAAAGGTAATTCCTTCTACTATTGGATTCTTCTCCGCATCAGGATATCCATAGAACATAAAACTACCAAATGATATTGCACCAAATCTATACAAGTTGTCTTTAATATTGTCAAATGGTTTATCAGTTAGTTTGTCTGGAAGAGGAGTTTCACAATCAAGTTTATATTTCTTTCTCCATCTGATTTTTACCACAGATTCATTTATGGTATATTCAAGGTAGTCATCTCCTACCATACTTGGAATTTTAGGTAGTAAAGCCCAGAATAATTTACCAATGTTTTCGTCTACGATTTGTTTTACTTCTTTACTAGTCATTTTATTAATTTTTTTAAGATTCTGATTCAATATCTACCTCACCTTTGTCAAGAGCTTTACCTTCTCCGTCAAGGAACTTAAAGCACTTCAACTTAAAGGCTTCCGATTTCATATTCTCAATCTTGATTACAATTCCTTCATGAGGAACTTTATTATCACAAATTGGAGAATTACATTCCATATAGAACTTCTTCTCATTAGCTAATCTAGCCAAGAAGTTCTCATTCCAATGGTCAGACGGAGCCAAGTCAGGATATAAATCCTTCGCATATCCATAATAGAACTCTTCTACTGGATTAAGTCCAACCATTTTACACCACAATTGTACTTCACGAGCAGAGAACTCATGTACTTTACCGTCTACGTTAGTAATAGTTACACGATAAATCTGAACTCCGAAATGCTTTCTATACTCATATTTCTCGTCTCCGACTGGTGGAAGGAAGCCATAATCGTAATTCTTTTGGATATACCCACCATTGGGCAAGAATCCAATGATTTCATAGTATGCAGTCATACCTTTAGACAGACACGGACGAACAATGTCATCAGCATATTTCCATACATCGACTCCATAGAATCCTCCCTGAACATTTCTGTTGTAATACTGGTTTTTGATTACAGAACGAGAAGAATACAAATAGTCGTACTTGTCAAACTCCTCTCCGGTCAACCAACGAGCAATTTTCTGTTTCCAGTTTAGTTCTTGCTTACACAATACATAAGCAGATATTCCAGAAGTTCCGTGAACTTTAGAAGTTATGCTGATAAGGTCGTTGGGATGTAAAACATGTGGACACTTTTTGATAAGGACGGTATCATAGTGGAATCTGAACTGATTTTCGATGATTTTATCAAGTCCCTTAGGCTGCTTTCCTTTACCCGAATTGCCTGAGCCTGGCTCTCCCGGAGTGCGAGTATTTTTAGGGATATACTTCTTATTAACCCAAAATGTTTTTCCGTCATGTTCAATAGAGTCAAATTCTGTTCCTTCTTCTACTTTAAGTTCAACATTAACTGTTGACATCACCCAATTTTCAAGAACTACAATAGGGATAATAAATCCTTCAGACAGCTCTCCACGCAATCTGATAGCCTTCACACGACCGTTATCTTCAAACATTCCAGTCTTCGTCTGGTCTACATTCAGCTCACCATGACGATATAAATTTGCGTAGCTAAGGAATTTAGGATTGATGCAACAAGCTGTTGGGAAATACACATATAATCCCGGTTCGGAATCAATACCAGTAATGATATTAAATCCATCAATACAGCAACATTTTAACTTCGTAACCTCTGGGTCAGAGTGTTTATGGAAGTTATCAATTTTTACAATCTTTGCCAAGTAGTTTACATTGGCATTTTTACTTTGGATTAATTTCATAATTCAATTAATTGTTCTGGTGTTACAAAATGAAAATCACTGTCCTCAAATGTGAGGTGTAATTTATAGGTTTCAAAGCTTTTAATTGCTTCAATGTAGTCTTCTACAGTACAATCCTCATTGAATATTCCTGAAGACCATACGTGTATTTCTCCATTTGCTTTAAAGAAACTGACAAACTCTAGAGTATCAGTTTTTATGGTTAAACAGGAGTAACCAACAGGCTTAAGAAATTTATCTTTGGATATTTCCCTATAGCCCATAAATAAGGCAGCTTTCTTAAGGTTCATATATACTCCATTCTTTAGACAAGACTGCATCAGTATAGAACTTAGTTACTACATAGTTTACATGTGAGTCCTTGATTCCACATATAATTTTTCCGTCTTCCATGAAGTACATTCTAGTCTTACCTTCTAAAGTTAAACAAACTGTAAGACCACTTTCCATAAAGGAGATTGCATCTCCAAATCCAAATTTTTCCATATTTTTATCTTTCTTTTATTAGTTCTAAAAATTCATCCCAGTTTTCTGTGCTGTCATACATAGCTTCAATAACATCACTAGTAAAACGGCTCATTAGTCTGAGAGTTTGTTCAAATACGTCTTTAAACATATCGTCCTGTTCATCCTTATTAAGCGTCTTGCCAGTCATTCCGACCAGCAATTCGCCTACTTTGGATGCAATGTCTATTTGTTTCTTATAGCTCATAGGCTCGTGTGGCTCTGTATTCACACATAAAGTTTGCAAATGATTGTGCTAATGCTTCATCTTGCTTATTGTTGTAGAAGAACTGGAAGCAATGAAATAACTCATGCCAGAAAGTATTTTCTATTTGCTGTTCAGTTAATTGCACTATTTTTCCTTCATCATCCATGCTTTTGGCTACGACTATTTTTCTCCTTATATCATTGTGGTAGCCGTAATTTCCATCATCGGACTTATCTACAACTTGTACCTCATACTCGGTATTTGCTATTTTAAACCTTTTAGGGATTTCCATTCGTTTAAGAAGTCTTCCATTATAAGTTCAGATTCTGATTCATCTATCCGCACATCACCAGTGTCTATTTCCATACTGATTATATCATATATGGCGTCCGCTAATTCACCCTCGTCCTTACATTCCAAAAAATCTTCTGGATTCAGTTTGAGTTCAGAATAAATAAAACCTTTCCAAATGTACCTATTAAACTCTACCCAATGCTCACTCATAGTCTCTTATACATTTTAATACAGGTTGTAAAGGAGTTCCTTCTTCTGAATAATAGAAGAACTTAACAGTAGCCATTTTACCGATAATATCATCTAGATTGTCTCGATATTCTTGTTTCAATTCCCTACTTCCCATTGGTTTAGCCTTAAATTCTATTCCATCTTCGGTTATGCAAGTAAAACACATATCTTCATCACGAAGACCCTCCGAAATACCAGTGATTTCAAATTCCGCATCCTGATATTCTTTGATTTTAATCATATCATTAGTTCGTTTACCAAAACCATACAGCTTACTTGGATTACGAATAACAACACCCTCAAAACCTTCACCTACATACTTATCATGTAACTTTTTAATATTTGTCCAACCACTAACTTCTTCTTGAGGAACAAGTCTTATTTGTAAATCCTTAGTAAGAATAGGGGTGAACAAATCAGAAGTAATATTCAACTCTTCTGCCATTTCAAGCATTTGCTCATTTCTTTGAGTAAAGTCAGCTTCTGCATCCATAATGTCATACATCCAAAACTCTAATTCAAGAGTTCTAGAGTCGTCTTGCTCTAACCTTGCGGTACCAGAAATCCATTGAAGTGGTCTACCATGAGAATATAGTTCTCCGTCGATAGATACATCTGGATGATTCTTAAACCACTCTACCAAAGCTAGATTATTTCTTATATGAGCAGTAGCTGGGTCATAGTCTCCTCCACCTCTACTTGAAGAATGAACTTCCCCATCTTTAAAATAGAAGGAACAGCGAACTCCATCAATCTTGCGAGATGCTAGCCACACTTTGACCTTATCATATACACTTGTTGCAACTTTATTAAAGTCTTTAGCAAGCATATGTTTTTTACATCCATTAGCATCGGTCTTATGCTCTGGAAGAATTTCATCAAGCTGGGCTTTAGTATAATCTTCGATTTCTCCCTCAATTAACTTATAGCCCTTGTCTTGGTATTTTTTCAGGTGGGAATTATATTCAAGTTCTGCCTGTTGTGTGACAGTTCTCTTTACCTTACCTTTAGTAATTGTTATATCTGGCTGTGCTGTAACCTTACCTTGGTATTGGTAAGTATTTCTTTTAATTGTAAAGCCAGAGAGTTCACTTCCTTCACAGGAAATTTCAACTACTCTGATTTTACCTTTTGAGTCTTTAGAAATTAAAGTATTCCTCATTATTTCTCTCCAGTATGTCCAAATCCACCTTTACGTTCTGTTTCATTTAATCTAGCTACTTCTTCCCATTCAACTGTAGAAACCCATCCAAACACTAATTGAGCAATGCGTTCTCCATCCTCAATATATACTGCTTCATGTCCTTGATTAATAAGGATTACATGTATTTCATCCCTGAAATCTGCATCCACAGTGCCAGGAGTATTAAGTACAGTAATTCCCTTCTTTAGAGCTAATCCACTCCTAGGTCTTACTTGACATTCTGCCACATATCCATCTGTAAGATTATCAGGAAGAGCAATCTTTAATCCAGTTGGAATAAGTGCTCTAGCTCCTGGGTCAAGGCGCAGCATTGTGACTTTATTGACATCAGATTTGAAAAGAATTTCACAATCTCCAAATGCTTTAATAGGATTATCAACTGTTACTCTGCTGAAGTCTGCACGTACATCCATACCTGCTGACATAGGAGTTTCATACTGCGGAAGTTTATTGTTCGATAGATTAATTACTTGTACCTTCATTTAAATAATTCATTAGGGAGTTTAATACGTCTTTATCTGCTTCTGAATAGAAAGCCTTAATTAGTTCATCTCCTTCATAAACAGCAACAAACGGAGTCATTCTGGCTCCGCATGATGCTTTTATTTTATATGCTTGCTTTTTTTCTTTATAGCTGCCTTCATCAAACAACTCTAAAAAGATTCCAGATAAATTTGCATCTAGTATCCTCTTTGAATCAGAAGGATTACTATAAACAAACTTTACTGTTACCATGCAATTGTTATGTAAAGATACTTAGTAGTGTAAGGACCTGTCTCACACGAGAACTCAATTATGTCACTATCGTCGAATAAATCATAAATACTTCCATATCTATCTTCCCCTAGTGTAGTCCAGTCAACATAATCTCTTAAGTACTCTGGAACGCTATGTCTCTCATCCATTATATAGTCTTGTCTAGCGTCATAGAGCATATCCTCAATATTATCGTCATTATATACTCTATATGTTTTTTCAGTACCATCTTCTTTTTCAAAAGTAATTTCTCCATCATCCCACTCATCAACTGTGATTTTTTTAAGGATTTTCTGAATTTCTTCTTCTGGAGTGTCTTCATCAAAATAAGCTTTATACAGGTCTAGGACGGCTACAGCTTTCCAAGGGTCGTCATATTCATTATCTTCTAAATAAGTAACCATAAAATTGAGTTTCTCTTCTCTTTCAGTCATTTTAGTAAATTTTTTATTGTAATAAATGAACATCTTTTCTTGTCCGAGACAATGCTACATATTGCAGTTGTCTTCTTTCATCTTCATCTTTACAAAGGTTGATATTCTTCATATCAACGAAAACCTCTCCATAAGAACTTCCTTGAGACTTATGTGTAGAGCAGGCATAACCATAATCAAAGGATTTCTTTCTAATTAACCTATTTTCATAGAACATATCTACTGGAGTTGTGAAACTTCCAATGACATTGTAATATTCCTTCCAAGCGGTTCTAGATTGTTGAAGTCTGCCGTTCTCCTTTAGGTTAATAGCTTGTAATCGCAGCCCTTCAATACGTGATGCTAGAGCTTGCATATAATCAGAATCAATATCTCTTGAAATCATAGATACTGGAGTTCTGTCATCTGTATTAGAATCATACAGTGTAAGCTCATATCCTGGAACTTTCATAAACCCAGGAATATAAATATCACGCTTTTCTGGCTCGTCTACTATAATATAATCCATTGAGTTCCAGAATTTAATACCATTAAACTCGAGATTCTCATATCCGGTTAAAAACTCAAACTGATGATATTCAGTAGTCTTTGCGTCCTCCCAGATTACTCGTCTGATGCAATTGTTATAGCTGGTAACCATAACATTTGTATATGACAATATTTTAGTTGCCAATATATCTCCATCTCTCATTGCTTTCTTATAAGCTGGCACTGCTGCCTTTAGAAATGGAATAACATCAGAATGACAATATAGAGAACCCTCCTCTGATTCAACAGAGTGGAATCTATCAATAGTGTTACTTCTCAAAGTAGTTAATATAGGCATTAATGCATTATTCTCTGCTTGCCTATAAATCTTAGTAAGAATATATCTGTCCTCTAAATTAAATACTTTAGAAGTAGTGAGTGAATTGACAGGGCGTAATTGACATTTGTCTCCCACAAATATCACTTTACAATTAAATGCAACACACTTCTCTATCAACAAATCAAATAAATCATCATTTATCATAGAAGATTCGTCACATATAACTACTCCACCTCTCGGTATCTGTATTCTCCTATCATTCACCCTGAACTTTAAATCTTTAAAGTCTAACTCAAGAATTTCAATATTTGGAGAAAGTTGTAACAATTGATGCAGTGTTATAGCATTTCTATCAGTGAATCTTGAAAGCACCAACTTAGCCTTATGAGTTGGAGCGCATAGAGTATATTCCATTGCAAATTCAGAATCCATATACTCAATGAGAGTTCTCATTAAGAAACTTTTTCCTGTACCTGCTGCTCCAATCAATGAAAATGCTCTTTTGTTCTTATCTTTTAAGAACTCCTTCATTGCATCTAATGCTTCTACTTGCTGTTCTCCTAGTTGAGGTTTTTCTGTTTCTACACCTATATTTGATAGTGTGAAGTTAAACATACTATGCAAACAATAGTGTTAACAATACTATCACATTAATGACAGTTTTATACGGATATATGTCCATATCCCTCTCCAAGTCAGAGTATTTCCTCAAATAATCTCTCCCTACTGGATTAAGTACAAATATAGAAGTTAATACCATATTCGCAATCCATATCCATACAATGATTTGTGCTATTAAAACCATAATGCTATATAATAAAAAAGAGCAACCTTATGGCTGCTCTTTCCAAAATAAATTAGTAATATCTTCTAATACATAAAGGCCTGCTTCTTCATATGTTTTATTAACTTTATACATTTTCTGATTGGTGTTAGGATTATCAAGTGGGCCTAATTCCTCAATATACGGTCCTAACTTAATAAAATCATACTCCCCCAGTCTTCTTTCTAAACCAAGCGGTAATTGTTCTCTTCCAGAATACCATGCTGTTTTGAGAGAAGGATAAAGAGCTCTTATATGCTTGCATAGGTAATAAATGTCCATAGGATTGGAATCTCCTCCCATAAAAGCCACACAGGTTATTCCTTCATTCTTGTTAATCAGACAATCTAGTTCGCTGTGAGTCAATTCCTTACCAATATCCTCTGCCAAGTAAGAACTATGACAGCCCTTACAATGACATGGACAATTAGAAATGTTTATACAGAGAGTTACCTCAAGAGGAATCTCTCGTAGTGTTACTGCTGTGTCTGTATATTTAAGCATTTGTATATCCTAATTTAGAATTGTCTACTGTGTAAGTAAGAGAATTGTACACTCTATGTGTTTGCTCTTCTTGTCTGCCTGCTGACCAATTCTTTATCTTAGTAAGATAACCAATGATTCTGTCATACATATCTATGTGAGTGCTTCCACACTTAGGACAAGTAGTAACAGGAACCTTAGTAATGAACCCACAGTCTTGACATTCAGAGTTTGGAACATTAAATGTTAGATAACTACATCCAACAGTGGCAGCGTAGTTGAGTAACAGACTTGCCTGATTCTTAGTAGGATGTTCGGATAGATTAATATGAGCTGCACTACCTCCGTCTAACCAATCACCAACATATTCACTTCCATGAAGTTTGATTTTCTCCAAGATTGAACTGTTAGATTCTGGTAAAAATACATAAGAAGTATATAAGTTTCTTTCTTTAGGAACCCAATACCCATCAGCTTTATCCCAGTTGTAATTCTTCACAGCTAAAGATTCAGCAGGAACCAGTTCAGTGTTGAACATAGTTTTCTTAGTATTATGGAGTTGATTTTGCTCTTTGATAGTTCCGAAAATAAGATTACAGAACTCTTTGTACTCATCATTGTCACTACATTCAATTCCCAAGAACATTGCAGCTTCATTTAATCCATTTAAGCCAATGGTTAAATACTGATTATTCAGGTTGATAAATCCAGCTTCATATACAGGCAACAAATGTGCATTATATAAGTCCCAAAGTAGCTCATTGTAAGCTGTATGATACTTATAGACTCTGTCTAAAATATTGGTTAGATACTCTTTTACCTCTGGATAGCAATGCTTGCTGAGTTGTGTTCCCGGAATAGGACATTCATCTTTAGTTTCTCTTATAAAATTCTGAATAATTCTATTCAGGTTAAGAGTAATTACAGATTTAGAACCAGTTTGTTCTCCAACCAATCCATTAGTAAATGTAAATTCATTAGATTGGAGTTTATTCTTTAATCGGCAGCAACTTGATAAAGAGTCCACACTATCACTTATATAAGTAAAGAATGAATGTCCTTCTGCATACTCTTCTGAAACAAATTGTTCCCATTCCTTATCTTGAAACTCTCCGTCCTTATAAAGAAGAGATACTGTTTCTACTGGGAATGTGAGCATACAACGAAGTCTCTCTTGATTAAACCACTTCATAAATTTCTTTTGAAGCCAGTTAAGAGAATTCCATTTTGGAGTATCTCCATCAGGGAATACAAAATGTCCATACATTCCTTCAAAGTAAGGTTTATCAAAATAACTTACATTCCAGAAAGCTGATTGAAAACCTCTTGCTGCTGCCGGCTGATTCACAGAATATACGATTTGTTGGAAGTACTGTTCTATTTGCTTACCGATAGTACCTTCGTCAATCTTATTTCCATTTTCGTCTTCGTGCCACCTACGCTTAGCGTTATCACCATCAGCATATTTAAAATAATAATCACCCCATTTCTTACGAGCAAAGTGGTCAAACATTACTAAGAAACTTGCAGTTGCAACAGCTCCCGCAAATTGGGAAGATACAGCAAATATCATATTTACAAACATTCCACAAAATGAATCAAGGTTCTTTGGAGATGCAGATAAACCACCAATTCCCTTAATTCCGCCTTGCAGGAATGGATAACAGGATAAAGCTACACAATATGGGAATCCAAATGTAGAATTTTCATCATGTTTATAGATGATATGGCTCTTTAAATCTCTTTCATACTGTTTGTAGTCGAAATCAGGATATAGTACTTGAAGTTTCTCCTTTACTCTATACCTATTAAGGTCTATATTATTACTTTTATATAGCTCATTGTTAAGTACCGCAATATTCTTATTGGCAACATTTGAGTTATCATCAACTTCTGAGCCTTCCGCTGCATTAGAAGCCTTCATAAATTCTTTTATAAATTCTTCTCTTTCTCTCACATTCTCACGAACACGAGCTCTGTTTTCTCTATATAAGATATAAGCTTTAGCAACATCAGGGAAATCAAAGTCCATAAGAATCTCCTCTATCTGGTCTTGTATGTCCTCAATCGTTATTTCATCCCATACTTCAATAGAATCTAAAATATCCTCGACAGTATCTTCTTGTGGTGTATATCCGCAAGCACTAAATGCTTTCAGGACTGCAATTTTGATTTTTGAGGCATTGAAAGCCTCGCTTGTTCCGTCTCTTTTTACTACGTTCATAAATATATAATTGTTTATATTGTGCCGAAATGCTTTACAAAGATAATAAAAATTTTCGACACCTCAAAACAAATCACTATACTGTTAAGATGTCTTTTAGTAGCAAAGTTTTCTCAACCTTGTTCATTATATCTTTTCCTCCATCATTACTAATTAATTGAGTAAATGCATTATATACAGTGAACATATTTACTGGCTGGTCTTCTGGGATGAAATATTCAGATTTTTTATCGAATAGTAATTTATAAGCATCTATTGGAGTACTAGTTGCCAACTTTACTTTTCCATATCCAGAATCATATGCCATATTAATAGAGTTTCTCACCCACATTCCAAGATTTCTCTCGATTTGTTCATCAGTTCTTGCAAACTCTGTATTGTGTAGTTTTTCCAACCATACTTTCATATCATTAGTCTGCTCCATTAGAGTGGTTACAGGTCTATAATTGATAGCTTTTTCTGGTGACAATTCTTGAATGCTCAAGAAAGAAGGATTGAATACACAAAGGTTTGTACAAGCTCTATTAAGTCCACCTCTATAAATCTTTACTATTGGCTTACGTACATCTAATCCATATATAAAACCAACTACTTCATCGTGATTATCAAATGAATACTCTTCTGGCATTACTGCCTGTATCCATACACGATTATAAGTAATATCTTCCATATCTATTCCTCCATCTTTGGTTTTAGTTATCTGGTCTGGCATCTTTACTTGGATTCTGAAATCATCAGTAAATTTAGACATTCTTTCCAAGAAAGGTGTTACGTAAGCTTCAGTTTTAAAATACTCATTGTCTTTAATAACTGTAGCTTTACCTTTTAATAATTCAGGCAGCGTTATTTCCACTTAAGTTTAATATTTTCAATGTTGTTGAACGATTTATTCCATCTATGAACTTGTTGAGGGAATCCTCGTAATCTTCAAGTAAGTCTTCTCCGAATATTTCAGGAAGCACTTCTTCATCAAACCTAAAGCTTTTAGTGTAAGCATCAAATTCGAGGTAGAAATCATCAATGTCTTCAACATATTCGTTTTCAGCCTTTTCCTCTCCTACTAAGCAATCAAGCAATTGATACTCAACTTCAAACTTTCGTTGTATAGCCCATATAAATTCTCTTTCGGCATCTCCTTCATCCAAGCAAAAGACATTTACATCTTCTGGGTCTAAAAAGCCTTCAGTTGCATTACACAGTGAGATGAGGTGCGAAATTGCCTCTTCTCCTGTATAATTCATCAATACTTCTATGATAAAATCATTCATTGTAATACGATTCTTCCGTCAATAATTTTTGTTCCATCTACGATTGAATAATCAGTACAAGCCGGAGTATTTCCGAAATTCTTGTGAATCCATTCAGAACTTCCAAATAGAGAACCTACTGATTTATATGTAAACCTACGTCCATAGGTTGTTGCGGATTGATGTAAATCTCCCTTTACAAATACAACTTTATTTCCGAATATCTGTTTGTTATCAAGATATTCATTAATAAAGTTCTCTGTCTTTACATCTAAAGTTAGAGGAAGATTCTTGAACATATCCTTATTATCCTTTCCATGACAAAGGACAAATGTTGTGTCTCCCACTTTGAACTCTCCAATGAACTTATCGAAGATTGTACAATCTACACCTTTGTGGGTAAGAATTGCTTCTAAAGCTACATTGGCAGCATATCCAAAGTCTCCATCATGATTTGATTCCCCGACACAGATATACTTCATTTTGTTATAGTTCATGTGGTTTAATGTATCAAAGAATTCTACCATACATTCGATAAATGTATGGATTTGTTCTTTATTACACATGTTTTGTGGTAAAGAATGTCCACCACGAGTGGTTTGACCGTTATATCCGTCAAGAGAATCTCCAAGATTACAAACATAGATGTTATTGAATCCTCCATATAAAGCATTCAGTCTGAACAATTCATCAGTAATTAGTCTCAACCGTCTTTCTACTTCAGCCTTATCATAAGGATTAGAATAGATTGACAGCGAAGATACATATGCTCCAATGTGCATATCTGACAGATAAATGATTATATCTTGTTTACCACAAGACTTCTTTGGGACATACTTAGTAAGGTTTGTGAGATTCAATCCATCTAATTCAATATGGATTCCTTCTTCCAGTTTTCTTTTCAATTCAACATTTTCAAGAGCATATTTCTTAAGAAGAAGTCTATCATTTTTAATGGATTGTTCCTCCATTGTTCTAAGGAAATCATTTTCCTTTTCACGCATTTGCATATTAACTAACTCTTCTTGAGTGTGTTCCTCAATAATATGAGGTGCAAATGGAGCTACAGCTTTAGTAATACTGAATACTCGGAGAATACGTTTAAAATCAATAAGAGAATATTCTGGGAAATATCTACTTACTTCTCTTTGAGTAATAGACATTCCATAATATGAATACATACGATGTATGTTGTTCATTTCATCCCTTGTAAGTCTTCCTGTAAGAGGGGCCTTGTCCTTTCTTAGAACTTTAAATTCATAGAACTTAATCTTTCCGTCCTCATCACGAATAAGATTAACACTATTTCTATCGTCGTCTGCTTCAAGTTGGACTTGTTCCAAAGTAGTATCATCAGATACTTGTTCTTCAACCGGCTGTGAGAATATAGAACTCTTATCTTCAAGAGATTTTTCCCACAATTCATTGATAGCATCCATATCTTCTTTACTTACCATTCCTTCTTTGTAATGATTGGAGATATTTTCATACGTATCTTCAAAATACTTTTTAGGAAGTTTATTGGCTTTAGTAAAGTCCGACTTTGTAGTTTCTAATTCAACTAACTGTGATAAACGTGTGATAAAATTAGTAATTGTTTTTTTGTAAATCATTTTTCAATGTTTTAAGTTAAGCTGTTACGCCTTTAAAGTTTATTAAAATAAAAAAGGAGTCCGCCTAAATTAATAGACGGACTCCTCTGGGGCTGTATTGATACATAGAAATTATGCTACAATACCAAAGCAAAGGTATGTTCCTTTCTTAGCACTCTTAGAAGGAGTATATTCTACCTCAAATGCGATAGGTTCACCTTCAAGTACTTGTTTTGTGTAAGTGCAAACGATGTCACCTTTATAACCTTTATCAGTGTAAAGGGATTTTGCAATTTCTTTAGCCTTAGCTTTTGTTTCGCTAGTTTCTGCGATAACAGAGCCAGATTTCTTATCAATTAACTGATAAGTAGTTTTGTACTTTCTCTTACCTTTTTCGTTCTTTACGTCATTTACTTTGTAAGGACGTTCACGAGTGTCAGCAGCTCCGGCTTCGATTGTAATCATACAACCTGCGTTCTTAACATTCTTAGTGTGTTTTGCAAGATAATCCAGACAGAACTCTTTGATGTCCTTTTCTGTGATTCCACCTTCGTGGTTTTTCTTCCAATTCTTGTACGCTTGAGTTGCGTCTTTCATTACTTCAAATGGTAATTGAGCCTTTGCTTCTTCTTTAGTAAATGCACATACTTCTAATTTCTGGAAATTCAATACTTGTGTTGCCATAATTCAAAAAATTTTTTAAACATTATTCTTATTAATCATCTTCTATTTATTGTTACAAAGATAGTCATTTTTCTGTAACTCACCAAACTAATTTGGTAAATAAATCTTAATAAAGTATAATCTAATTCTTGAATTATCTATAATGTTCTTCCGAAGAAGTGATACAAAGATACTACATTTTTTCGAGGTTGCAAAACCTCACTTGTTAAAAAGTGTAAAAATAAATTTATATCAAATTTCTTCAATAGGATTTGGAGGAAAGCAAAAGCTGTTATTACACATTTGTTTCCATGTGGTCTCGCTCTCCTCGTAGAATTTATCCACTATTTTATCATCACGCTTTTCTATAAGACCTGCAGCCCATAAAAGCTGGTGAAATCTTAGTTCAGGATGTTGTGCCATCAACTCTGTTAACCTACAGATGATAGCTTTATTATACATCAATGTTCGCGTCATAATTAAAATGGTAAATATTCATGAAGTATCTTTCCAATTTGCGTTGCCATCTCAGCCGGAGTTTTAATTCCGAATGTGGGAAACTCTGTACAGCCATACATAAAGTCTTCACACATAATAGCTAGCCCCTTTATAAACTTCTCTGGAAGGGGGTCTTTGGCAGTAATCTGCATTAGTATTTTATAAGGAGTGATGTCTGGCTTTTGCTGTTTGGCTTTCATAGTCAAATGGCAAGTCAGAGCAATCACTGCAAATTTATTGCTGACGTCAACATTCAGATAGCCGAGCGAGAAGTTGTCGGCATAAAGCTGTTTCATTTCATCATACGTCATATCGTAATATTCCATTAAATAGGTGTCTCCCATGGATTTACAGTATAAAATGCAACCATTCGCAATAGCTTTACAAACTCTGCGAATCCTCTTATTAGTTCTTTCTTACTGACTTTATATACTCCAGCAAAATAATTGGGAACAGTAGATACCAATAGCATGTTTGCTTTCATGTCGGGCTCTTTAAGCCCGTATATATGTTCAGCAGCTAGCATTAGTAACCAACCATACATACCCATTTGCCGATAATAATGATATTGCTCCCAACTTTCATTAAATCGAGTCAAATAATGACCAGTAGTTTTTAAGTCATTTAATGTGATAAGGTTCTCATCTGGACAAATAGTATAATTATCCAGTTTAGCTTTTAGCTTCAATATGAAAGGCTCGTGGTCTGGAACTGTCACTTCGACGTCCAGTATAACGGCTTGCTCATTTAAAGACAATGGTGGAGTCATTATAAATTGAGGATTTAATAGAGACTGTATCTCCTTATTCCTATTTACTGACTGCAAACAAAGCTGTAATTTCTCCCTTGATTTGGAATCCAGATAGATTGGAACCTTGGATGTATTATTTCCAAATTCATATTTCTTTCTGTCAATCCAATATTCTGTGCACTTATTACGTATGGATAAGATTTTCTTATCGTCCATTTTACCCTTGTAATAATCTATCTTGTCAGAAGCGGCTATAATATCTTCATCAGATACTTCACCTTTTATTAAAAAGACAGAATATAGTTCATCTGCCATGAATCCAGCTTTTGCTGTTGGTCTATCGACCGAGTCCACTAAAGTAAATTCATTTGGCTGTAAAACTAATTCATGCACTGCAGAACCAAATACTAACGAATCGGAGTAAGCGGTTTTCAATCCTTCAAAATACTGCTCTGGAGACCCTCCTTGCTCAGGGTTTATATATTTAAGTCTCGAGTTACTGATATAATCTCTATATCCATTCCCAAAATACTCTTCATCAGTAATGTCAAGTACCTTGAGTGTTTCTACTAGGGGATTGAGCTTGATGTCATTCAAGCTCATAGGCATGTAATTCTAATTTAAATGTTGCACTCGGAGTATCTAAATCATCAGCTGATTCATATACACTCATTGTCCCATTCTTATAGTCCATATCAATACAATATGCTTTGTCTCCCGCTTTATATTTACCAACGTCCTTGATAAATACACAATTCATAAAAGCTATAAAAAGAGTATCGCATAGGTCCCAACTTCCCCAAGTGAATAATTGTTTTTCCATTAACCGTAGGTTTTCATAAAGCAATAGGCATCCATAATTTCGTCCTTACAAAGAGAGAAAACCTTATACATAGGAAAGTCAGAAGTTCTTTCGGTGTGATATACCAATGCAGGTAAGCCTGAATTGTGACATTTCAATACATTGCTGACTGAATCATCAATAAATACATCGACCTTACCTTTAATCATATCAGCTTTATTGCCGTGCTGATAGACCATTTGATAGATAGGAGCTTTCGGGAATCCGTTCATCTCCAGCCACTTCTTAGTCCATTCCTTATTGTTTACTCTTTTTGTGCAATACAGAGCTGGCTGGAAATCTGGCATATTAATAACCTTCAGACCAAGCCAAAAATCTCTGTCTTTAGATAATACCTGCTGCACGTTTTTAGTAATTATACTATCTTCGAGCATACGTGGATTGTTTTTTGTATCAAAATACTCACAATATGCTCCCCAAAAGTCGGCTAGACAATCGTCTATGTCTAATCCAATTCTAAATCTCTTCATGTAAAAATTTTAATTTTATTTTTTATAAAGCGTCTATATCAATAACATCGCCTACTTGAGCATTGGCTGCTTCAACGATATCGACAAACTCATTCCAATCTCCAGGATAATCTAAATCCCAGAGATTTACATAAGTTTCAATGATTTTGTCCTTAGCTTCTTGAAGGCTTCTGGCTGTAACTTTCTCAATCCAGACGCTATCAGATGTGCCGAAAGGAGCTACGTATGTGTTCATTCACAAACATCATCAAAGGTTTCAACAATATCAATCATCTCTTCTGGAAGAACATCCCAGACTTGGTCAAAAATGGTTTGTGGCATTCTTTCATAATAAGCGTAAGCAATACTACCAGCCATAGCTGCAATAGTATCACTATCTCCACCCATAGAAATAGCTAGTTTTAAACAATCCTCATAGTCTTCAGATTCCAGAAATGCAAGTAAGGCAATTGGAACACTGCCTTGACAAGTAGAGTCAAAATGGTATCCTGGACGAATTTCATCTAAAGTCTTAGATGCATACTCTGGATAATACTTATTGAGAATATCTCTAACAGAATTTTTAGTCCGAAGTTTCTGTTTCATTACATATATTGCTAAAGCGATAGCTTGTGCGCCCTTTACTCCTTCTGGGTCATTATGAGAACATAAAGCAGAGTTCTTAGCAAGTTCCAAACATTCTTCTACACTATGTGCATAAAATCCGACAGGACTAACACGCATAGCAGAACCGTTTCCATAACTTCCATAAGGGACAGGATTATCAATCCATTTACGGAACATTCCACCATATCCTCTGTTGGGATATTTCTTACACATTTCTTGGATGCACTCTCCAAATTGCTCTGGAGTAGGATTTCCGTACTTCAGAATAGCATTTGCTACTCCAATAGTACATACAGTATCGTCTGTAAAACCATTACCTGTTCTTACTAAACGAACCACTTCATACAGTTTAGTTCTTCCGAACTTTGCTTCATAGGAGGAACCGCAGATATCACCTGCAATTGCTCCAAATAGTACATAGTCTATTATCATTGGTAGCTGACTGAGTTTTTAATAGTTATTTCTTCGTTATAAAAGTTGAATCCTTCTGGAGTTCCAAAACTTGCCATTGAAAATGACCTGTCTATTGCTCCTTCGTAGATTTCATCATCTTCAGCTTCTTTAGATACCTTGACAATCATTCCTTTAAAACCTCCACCTACTGGCTCTATTGCAAGAACGATATAGTCATAGCCATTGCTTGCGTATCTGAGAAGGCACGGATAAGGGAGTGTCTCAGACGTCATAGGAAACATGATTTTCTCTCTTTCTGTTTTAGGAGTATGCTTAATCATAATTCAATTATTTTAATTGGATTTAAGTTAAATGAACTTGGGGTTATTTGTACTTTATCTTTTGTAAGAATCACGTTCTTACTTAAAGATTCGGGTGGATAAAGATAAGTAGGAATCTTCGAGTTCTTCAAATACTTGCAAAAGTGTGCTCCAAATGCGACATTAGTTACGTTCTCCTCAAGAATTTTCTCTTCAAGATATTCAAATACTCCTTCGTCTAGTCCTTTTGAACTTCTACCAGAAGGCATTAACGGAAGAAGAACATGATACTTGATATCACTACCATAGCGTTTCCACTCTTTAATAAAATCATCAACAGAGTCTTTGGTAGAAATAATGTGATGGATATTCACATTGGTATCACCCATTGTAATTAAGTTGACAATAGCCATATCAGCATTCCTTTTTAATGCTTTATTGCCAAGACTTACTGCCACTCCACCAACAAAGTTCCGAGTATACTCAAGCAATTCTCTACTAGTTTTAATACTGGACAGTGTAATACCATTAGTAGTATAATTAGGAACTACTCCTGTATTATACACTGTTTCCAAGAACTTACAAAAGTCTGGATGAATGGTAGGCTCGCCAGTAGAACCAATAGCAATTTGAAATGGCTTATTTGTAAATACTGTCCCATTCTTTACTTTAGATTGATATGTATCCATCCACTTCTCCCATGTTTCACAAATATTAGGATAGTTAATTCCCTTTTGTGAAGCACTTACATAGCAGAAAGGACATTCTGCATTACACAATGTGTTAATTCCAACATCATAAAATTCAGCCATATCAGCAGGAAGTTCTTTAGCAACTCCACTACCAAGTCTGATTGTCTTAAGGTTGAACCACAGTGCATTGTAATTATATGCGGGGAATACTCTCTTCTTGGCACCCCAATGTTTAAAATCTTTCATCTTATTCTTTATTTAATTTCGTTCGTTTTCGGGAAGTTTATTCCATTCTGAATGTCCAACAAGTTCAACAATTCTCTTAGTCTCTGGGTCTATTCTGCAATAGCCAGTACAACCTATAACATTGAGATTGTTGATTATCCATTGAATTGTACCTCTTCTTGCGTCATCAATATCAATCCAGAGATGCTTTTCTAGTTCTTCAATCGACTCTTTAAACATAAGAGAGTATATTTCTTTAGTAAAGAACTCTCTTTTATTCTCTGGAATTTCATCGAACTTGTAACGATTGTATAAATCATCGAATGTTTGTATTTCCAATTCTCCACCCATTCCAGAAGAAGAGTCATACTTATTCATTTCCTCGTCGGGAAGTTTTTCCCATTCCTCCCAAGAACCTTTAAAGTAATTCTTGTCAGCAATTTCAGTAATAAGTTGCTTGAGCTCACTGATAGGCATTTCTGCCTTAACAGTGAACACTTCAGAGCTTGAATTTGTAATGATGTCTGATACAGACTGCAAATCTATTCCTATTCTCATACTATTATTGTATAATTGTCTTCACCAAATTTCTCCTTTAGAATCGCTCTAATTCCAGCTTCGTAGAATGTTTCAAAGTCCTCAATTCCATAAGGAACTTCAAGAGATATAGAATATTCGCCATCTTCGGCATATTCCCACACTCCGGGAGACATTTCATAATCATTTCCAGGAAATAGTTCTTGCATGACTTTATATATCTCATTATGAGTTTTTTCGTCTTTAGAATCTATCCTAAGAAATACTTCCGAGCTTGAATTAGTAATAATATCAGAGATTGATTGAACTTTAAATGTTATTTTAAGTTTCATAGTTTTTTAATGTCTTGATTCCCAGCAAATTGCATCACCTCTTGCATCTTCGAGAACTTCACAACAATCAGCAAAGTGGTCTTCGATTTCTACAAAGTAAATGTCCTCAAATTCATCAATACGAGGCATTATGTATAAATCTACAAATGCATTCCAGTCTTCAAGGCTAAAACAATCATCGTCTGGTACCTCAATATTGAGAAAGTTACATATTAGGTCTTTTTCCCAATAATTGTTGCGAATCCATCCTTCACCAACTGCATCAATACTAATACATCCATCTGATGGTATACCATTATAGTACTCTGCATCTCCTTGATGCATTAAGAATGTTTCAGAAGAGGAGTTTGTGATAATGTCAGAAATACTTTGTATTTTTGTTAAAATTTTCATACTTTAATCTTTTTAAATCTGCCACATTTTTTACATAAAAAAGTAATTTCTACCCAAGTGGGATGTTTATCAGTCTCACTCCAGTATAGTTCACTCTCTTTTATTTGTTCCCATTCGTGGCAACATAGGAATTTCTTTTTAAACGCTTCTAATAAGTCTTTAAACATATTATCCACAACGATAGTCTGCACTGTATAGCTCTTCTAGTGCATTTAATGCACAAGCCGCAAGTTTTGCATCTTCATTGTCCAAACCTTCTTTCACGTTAACATAGAAAGTCTTAAGTGCAGGCATATAATCGTAACTATCATCATTTTCCTGTTTACAGAACTCATTATATGTCATAGCACCATTATCAATTGCAACTTTTTTGATTTCTTCATAGATAAAGTCTAGAGCTTTTCCATTCTCTCCTTCCCAATAAGGAAGTTTGTCGGAAGCCATATCATATATTTTGAGAAGAGCTTTCCCGTATTTGCCTGTATCTTCGTCTTCAATACAGCGTCTAATACAATTATGGCGATATTCGTCTTCCCATCTATCATCAAATTCTTCTTTATATACAAACAAGTCAGAAAAAGTTAACTCACTTTTTGCAGCCAAGAGTATGCTATTTACCACATCTTTAATAAGAGATTCAGCATTATCGGATAGAATTGTGAATGTCTCTGTGGAACTGTTTGTTATAAGGTCAATGACCGATTGAATTTCAATTTTCATTTTTATCCTAAATGATAACAGTTAATATTTAAATAATCTATTTCTATAACTCCATTACCTTCCCTCTTTAATACTGACCGCATCTTCAAGATTACTATCATCATTTAAAAGAGTCTGGAGATTTTTTATTTCTCGCTCATGGTAGTCTATTTCATCATATAAGTCCATAATTATATGGTTATGTTGTTCGATTTGATTTTCCAGAGCTTCTCTTTGTTCGTTTGTCATAATAATAAAAAAGGCGACTATTGTTTAGTCGCCTTAATTAGTTCATAGAAATATTCTTTTGTCATAATGACATACTCTCCAATGGAGCCCATATTGACTTCTTTATTTACTTGATAGTTATGAAATACTACAAGTGGTCTGTCTTTACGTGGGCAGCCTGGGATAATGTCTTGGTACGAGGGCTTATTCTTAGTACATTTACATTGTACATAGAACGGTAACGTGTTTGGAATTGTTTCTGCTATATCTATTTTATCAGCATCAAGGTTCTTAGATTCAGACCTAGAGGATTTTAATCCTTCAAATCCGAGTGCTGTCAGTTCCTTGATAATCTTTAACTCATAGTTGTTACCTTTTCTCTTAGCATACGCTCCTGTGTGTTTCTTCTTTGGTTTCTCTTGTTCTTCTGCCATAATAATTTACTCCTTCTTGGATTAATTCCAAGGTTTTTTTGTGTCCATACTTCTTGTGAAAATCTGAAATATCCTTAGCACCATAGCTACGAGGTATCATAAGACAGACCAAACCAGTTTCTTTTCTAATCTTTTTCATATTAGAAACCCCGGCTAGGTCATTGTCATATAACACACATATGTGCTCAAATCTACTTTTCAATTCATCAAAAAGAGTTTGCGGAATAAATAAATTCTCAGAGTTAGGCGCTATGGCAGGTATTCCACACGAATAAAAAGTCATTACGTCTTTCAGTGACTTAGTAATAACCAACACTTTGCCCTTTTTCGGAAGTTGGTCTAGTCCCTGTATCATTTTAGCAGACCAATTAGAAAGGAATCTATACGACTTGCGTTTAGGAAAATAAATTCTCCATAACTCTAGTCCATCCTTTTTACCTTTATAGTAACCATAAATGGGACTTTGTTCGTTGGAAGAAGCAAAATAATTTCCATTTAAAAAAATGGATTTACAAGAATATACCCTAAACTTTTTCAGTATAGGGGGTGTGATACCATAAGAAGCCCACCACTCAAGCTCCTTTTGAGAGAAATCTTGCATTTCAATTTGAATACTGGCTGGTCCAGTCTCCTCAAATTTCTCTGCACGTTCATTAATTTTGCCTTTGTTCTTTTTAAGATTTGGGGAAGATATTAGTCCAAAATCATTGGCTATGATTTTCAAGGCCTGATGATATGTACAACTAAATTTCCTCATTACAACGCTAATAAAATTTCCGTAGAAATCTCCCTTAAAGTCATTAAAGATAACATCTCCAGACTTATTCACATAAAATGAACAAGTCGGATGGTCATCAATTCTTAGAGGCGATTTAAATAATCCCTTCTTAACAGGAATACCCAAATAGTATTCCATATAAGTTTCTTGGGAGTATTTAGATAACAAATAGTCTTTTGTGATTGTAGGTTCAATCGTGAATTGCATATTAACATACTATTTTATTGAACCACAAAGATAACAGTTTTAAATCTCAATTCCAAATAACTCTTAATGAGATTAGTAAGAGCTAAGGGATATTAGCTTTTACTTCAAAGAGTTAAAGTCAATAGCATCGACAGATGCAGTATCAGAAGCTGCGTCAGCTGCACTATTCTTTTTCTCGATAGCATCAACGTCAGTCGGCTTCTTAGCCTTTAAATCTTCTTTTCTCTTTAAATCATATTCAGTAAAGAATAGATTTTCACCGATGAAGTTATCAGAAACGAATACTTCACCTTGTTTGTTAAGAGCCAAGAAATAAGGAAGACGAGGTACGAAATTTCCGTCTTTGTCTGTTGCCCCTATAAGTTTCAAGTTAGTCTCTGTACCAAATTTTGGTTTAAGAATATTGATGAAATTTTCACAAAGTTCACCGAACGTCTTAAATGGAATTCCCTTTAGTTTTTCGAACTCTTTCGGAGCTATCACAGTTCCTAATTGAGCAATAAAGGACATTGTTCTTTCAAAGTTGCTAGGGCTTTCAACTTCGTGTCCTTCTTTGTTTTGGCGAGTTGGTCTCTTGTCGTCTCCTTCTTTTGGGAAGAAGATGCTTTCTTCATAGTAACCGTCGTTGTTCTCAAATCTCACTTTCAAAATTTCATATACAGCATCAGGGTCTTTCTTTCCCTTTAATGTCTCTACCTTAACGTCTGCGAGCTTAACTCTGTGAATCTCATAAGGTTTCAATCTTGGTTTAGATGTTGATACTGCGGGTGCTGCTGAAAGGTTAAAATTTAATTCCATATTGTAGATTATTTTAATGTAAAGTCGAATTTTGTTATAGTATCTTCTTCTACTGAATCATCTTGTACCATATTTGCAAGTTGAATATCCAATGGAATATCTTCACTTGGCTCTTCATCTACTTCATTTACATCAATCTTATCATCTACTACTTCTGATTCCTCTGGCATACTGTCCCCTATAAGCATGAATAGTCCATCCTTATGTGCATGGGGTATAAGTGTAAATTGGGAACCATATTCACTAAGAGTTTCATTAGCCTTACCTCTACAACTTACAGTTAAAGAGTTAGTCAGCTTATTTCCTCCCTTAGTTCCAAATGCTTCATTAGAACCTATCACAGGCTTTAGAAGCTTGCCTTGCTTTTCGTACTTAATATCAATTCTATCATCAGGACTGACACCAAGTGCTTCTGCAGCGGCTTCATTCAATATATATTTATTATCTTCAAGAACAATTAAAGGTTCTTTACTATCTGGAAGGGAAGACTTAGACTTCTTTTTGGAAGTACTTTTGGTTTCAACCTTTTTCGCACCAGTTTCTCCTTCGTTCAAGATTTCGCGAGACACAGGAGTGTATTCCCCTGTCTCTGGGTCGAAATCGAACACAATCAGCATTTTAATCCTCACCATTATATTCCTTAATACGTTGAATTACCATGTTCAAATCATTATCTATCAATAGTTCATCAAACAATCCCATTGGAGACTTAGCAGTGCAAGTTCCGTCCGAGTTAGTCTTGAACATATAACGAGGTTTATTTTCTTCATCCTTCTCGATTGTAGTGAAAAGTACATAAGTGAACAAACCTTCTAGAGTAATAACTGAATCCAACATCTTACCAAGAGTTTTAATCTTTAGATATTGGTTAACTCTATCCCCAATATTCTCACTATGAGTAGATACTACAATATACAAATCATCACGAAGATTCATTGCATTTTTCAGCACTGAATAAGCATGTTGTGCCATTTCAGTAAACTTCTCATATCCCTTCTCTTTAGCTCTATCCATAGCTTCAAACGCCATGAAATACTGGAAGTCATCAATAATAACGTATTTAATCCACGCCATTTTGCTATTGATTAGTTTCAACATAGTTGCCACATTATCAACGCTAGTTGTTGTGTAGAAGTTACCCAACTCTTCTGGTGTTTTACCAGCTGTGTTTAAGTTACGATACTTCTTTTTTGCACCAGGAATACCCGGTCTTTTACCTGTTGTTGTGATGATAAAAGTTTCTTCTGGATTTAAATTTCTGATTGAAGTAGTCTTTCCAGAACCAGACTCTCCGCAAATACAAATCATTTCTGCCATTATAGTGTAATAGTTATTTGTAAAGGTTTATTTTCTTTGGCATCTATTTTCTTTGGCTGAATCTCTTCATACTTTTCCTTTACATAGTCGGAAGTTAAATACTTCCCGTAATCATAGATTTCGTCAGATTTTGGCAACTCTTTCCAGAGTCCGCACTTTCCATAGAAAGCAGTTCCTACCTCTATATCCGACTCGCCATAACGATTCTTTAGAACAGTTATGCTTCTAAATCTAGATTGTAATGTTTTTATGTCGTAACCCTTATATTTATTCAGTCTTTCTCTGAACGGATTGAATATAGAAATAATGATTTCACTATCCTGAGCTGGAGAACCACTATCCTTTATATCTGAGATTTGCATATTATCAAATCCAGCTTTCTTTCTATCCATTGAGGTGGAATCTCTGTTTGCCTGCATAATAACTAGCGGACTAATTCCACATCTATTTCTCAAAGTTACCAAATAAGATGAAATTAAATCCATTTCTTCCTTTAGACTTCTTCCTTGAGATTTACGAACAAGACTCAAGTGGTCTATCACTACTAAATGAATCAGGTCTTCGTTGTCTGGCTCATAAATAGTTCTAGTTTCAGTCTCAATAAATTTACCTCTTCCTTCCAGTTCTTTCATTAAGGATGAATACAGAATTTCTGCATTTAAAGCCTTATCATGAACTGTAATTACCTTTTCAACATCATGTAGCCAAGGTAAAGATGCAAGAACTAAATTATAGTGCTCTTCGCTTAATGTATATCCCTTCTCTTTAGAAAGTAATTCTTTAGTAGATAATTCAACTCCATATTCCTCGAATATGTGCATACATAGTAGTTTAGCAAAGAGTAACTCACTACTCATTTCCAAACTATAATATGTAACTTTGAAGTTGTCGTCATGTAAATGTTCAACCAGTGGTCTGTAAATGTAAGAATACAAAGCTAATGAGGTCTTACCAGAACCAGTTCCACTAAATAACAGAGTGTAAGTTCCCTTAGTTACTCCATCTATTATACTCTCCAACTTGGGCATACCCATACTTAATCCCCAGTTCTTTCCACTTCTTCCTAATGTGATTTGATGTACTAACGAGTTTGTTATCATAAAGACCTGATTGCTGAAAAGTTTACACCATCATAATCTCCACTCATTAATAATTCTATGTCTTTCCACTTTTGCGAAATTACAAACTCACAAATACCAAAATTTATAAAACTAGTATTTTCAAGTGCCCAATTCAAGCACTCTAACACATGCTCATGTTCGGCTGGATTGTGTCTTATGGATTTACCATAAAACCGGAAGAAATCCTCAAGACTGTCAAATTTCTTAGCAATATTACGTAATCCATACGTAACTCCATTAATATTAGTAAATGCAGGATAAGCTTCAAACAGCTCTTTCCCCATTTCAAACGAAGCTCTATAAAAAGTCTTTAAGAAATTAACGGCAAAATCAACCTTCTCAGGGTGAAACTGTTCTCCTTTATTAGGAATCTTGTAAGACTTTAATATTATGCCTTTATTTTGTAAAGAGACTAGAGTGCTTCTTAAATCTCCTCTCATTTCCTCTGGTATTGCTAAAAATCTAAAAACATATTCAGGGTTATATTCTTCTTTCGCAAGAAGTAAAATTCTAATTGTAAACAGCTCATTCGGAGAAATTTGATACTTCTCTAAAATTGCCAGCTCATTGTCTATTGTTAAACTTAATTTATCCAAACAGTTAAAAATTAAATAAGTAATTTATTAATCTCTAACTGTAATCACTTTAATCTCCTTTCGGAGCGGTATCAATTACATACGGTTTTATGAACTCTTCTATAAGTTCATTTACTCGGTCACTCATTTTACTACAATCAACAAGTGTGCCATTATCAAGCTCTAATATGCCATCCTTGACTTCATTCTCTGGGACTGCTTCAAGCATCTGATTTAAAATGAGTAACTCTACTTGTCTTTCTAATATCATTTCGAATTGAATTACAAAGATAATAAAAATAATTGACATTTCCAAACCTAAGTGAGATTTAGGCAAATTTAACCTAAATCACTTGGTTGGCCCTTCCCATGTCTCTAAAAAAGATTCTAGGTTTCTCTGGCACTCGGCAGGGTCTTTATATGTATATTTGCTATCCCAGCACTGATATCCACATTCTACTGCCCAAGTCCATCCCCAGAGTTCCTCAATCTCATCATAATCATAATACATGAATATGCCATAGTTTTTTCCTGCTTCTTCTATTGTCATACTAATATCTAAACATAAAGGTCATTGGTTTTTTCGTCACCTCTTCAAAAGGTTCTCTTCTTAACACATGCATTAACTGTTCTTCGTCCAAAGTTACAAATTTCTTGTTGAGATGCGATTTATTAAACCACTCTTCTTCAACAGTTCCCCTTATCACAAAGGTAAATATTTCCGCACGCTTATTAGGAGCAAACCTGACTACTCTTCCAGTTCTTTGTACCATTTTGGTAGAACTAGAATCCATTCCTAAGATTATGGCTACAGATAATCCTGGAACATCCATTCCCTCGTCCGCTTTTTTCACGGTATTTAATACCCCAGTAGCCATTTTACTAAACTCTTCGAGAGTTATTCTGCTTTTCTTTTTCGAATCTTTTCCAGTGTAAACCGACCCTCTTTTTATTTGCTCTGCAATCTTAGTAGTTGCAGAAAATGTGACTATTTTGCAATCCTTTCTATGGTCACAAATAAGTTGAGTGAGTCGGATTTTATCTGGATGATTGTAAATGAATTGTTTTCTTTGCTGCATAGTCCTTGTAAAACCAACAGCATGGAATGTAATTTCCTTTAGAACTTGAGACTTTATATTTCCATCCTTTATTCTGTCTCTTTCACAGATAAAGTCTCTATACGCTAGCCTATGCTTGTATCCGTCCTTGCCAATCATTTGCATGACTAGAGGGAAATTGTAATCAAAATAAGCGAAGTGCTCACTGAACTCCCTGTTATACTCACGGTACTCAGAGATATCTGCATCAATATACACTTTATATTCAACATAATCAGAAACCCATCCATTTTGTAAGGCTTCCTCAAGAGAAATACTGTCAATGATTGGACAATACTTCTCAATGATTTTATGTCTTCCATCAAGTCTCTCAAGTGTTGCGGTTAAGCCTAGTATCATTCGATACTTGACTCTTTCAAATACTTCACTAAATGTATCAGCTCCCATTCTATGAATTTCATCAATTATAAGTATATCGCAAGTCCATTCGTGTTTAACGACGGTATTGATTACTACAACCTCTGCGTTCATAAAGATTCCATGTTTAGTAAGTTGCATAATCCATTGCTCTTTAAGCAAGTCTGTCGGGACTACAACCAATATTCTAAACTGTGGGTATTTATTCAAGACACTCTTTGCACATTTAATGGCAGTATAAGTTTTGCCTACACCAGTACCATATTCTAAAGTTCCTCTACATTTATTATCAATCCATTTAATTCTACCTTCTTCCTGTCTTTCATCACGAGTTGGCGGTGTAAATAAATCCAAAATTAGATTATAGATGCTAATATTACATAATTATCTACAGGAATAGTAGAAAGTTTCCCCAAAATTAATGAAACTTTAAAGAGAAACAACTCAATTTTAGAGAGTGTATCCATGATATTCAGCAACCTTTTCGATTTGCTCCATTCTAGTTTCCCACTGCTCGATATGATACTTCACTTCTTCTTCAAGTAAGAACAATACTTTATCTCTCAAAGTAGTCAGTTGTTCGGTAGTTAAATCGAAATACTTCTTACTCTTCAAGTTAATCATTGCTCTCAATTGTCCATATGTCAATCCCCTCGAATTTACATATAGTTTAGCAGTAGATTTTAAATTGAGACGTTCCCTTACTACTTCTAATCTGTCTCTGATATTACCGTTCTCGTCCTTTTCAGTCAAGTCTTTCATTTCCTGTGGAGTGAACCATAATCCCTGTTTCAGAATAAAGGTAAGGGTTATATGTTGTTTGTTAAATTTACCTAGTGCATCTAGGCATCCATCCAATACTAGCTCGATAGGTATGCTTGCAAATTCCAACGGGATTCCGTTTGTAAGGGTAGAGATAGGATATTCTTTTAGTTTATCCTTAGTAAGTTGTTCCTTGTTGGCTTCAATGACTTTACTCAAATCATTTCTATACAAGAATCTCGGATAACGCTTTCTGTCTTCTGTTTCTTTCTCAAGATAACGAAGATAAAGCTCAGTGTTACATTTGTCTCTCTGTTCCTTAATAATATCTAACAATACATATCTTCCCGGATGTGCTTTGTCAGTGTTATATAACATAGATTTACAGTGTTGATAAAAACTTCTCAACTGTTCTTCTGTACAGTCAACCAGACGATATTCTGATTGAACTTTTTCTCCACCAAACTCTTCTTTAGCACCTTTCCAAATGAAAGATTTAATATTATTATCCTTTGCTGCAAGCGCTTCTTCTAGCTTTTCTTTAACTATCATAACTTTTATAAACTTTTACTATTCTTAATTTTTCATCATCTCTTTGTTTTAAAAGTTATCTATTGTGTTCTTAGCCGTTACATATACATAACATACTCTTTCTTTTCTTCTGGTTTAGGTATAAACTTAATAAATTGTATGTTATTATAATTATAGGGAATCATTTTACTCCCATCGAACCATGTATCAATTCCGGCTCTAATCTCTTTATACTCTAGAAAGCCTACTTCTCCTAGACGTAGTGAGCGGTGTTCCCAATTCGGGAACTGCACACACATAAGATACTCTTTACTTTCTAAATCCTGAAATACATACGTGACATATTGCTCGGGGTCAGTACTACTCGCAACCAGTTTCGCAAGTATTGTTATCATCCTCTATGATGTAGTCACGAATAAGGTCTTCCTTATCTGTTTCCGTGTCTTCATCTGTGGGGATTGCACAATACTCAATCCAGTCTTCCATGTAGCTATCAAACACCTCATTGGCATATGCTACCAATTCCGGGTCTTCATCGTCTCTATCCCAACCAAGTTCTCTATGAGCTTCTTCCATTGCATCAGCATAGGTACCTAAGCCATTAGCTCCCTCGTAGGAATCATATTCCTCACAAGCTGCTGCCCATGCTTCATGTTCTGCATCTTCATGAGATTCAAATAGGCCCGTATACTGATACTTTTTACCACCAAAGCCCCCGCCGAGTCCGGCGTATATGTTATATTCTTTCATTTTACTTCTGTCAATTTCTTTTACTGCCATAATACATTATATTCAGGAATTTCAATTCCAAGTTCCGTACACTTGTTATATTGAGCTTGCGAGATTCTACCTCTATAACCGGGCACTCCATTCATTACACGAATCCAGCCAGCCGCTTCCATTTCTGACACCGTTTTCTTGAAGTAATAATAGGCAAGGTCATCATGTTGCATCCATTCACAAGGATATGTATGCCCTTCTCTATCAATCCACCCATTATTTTTCCACTCCTTACCGCGAGGGTCAAGATAAGTATTTCTGTAATCGAGGTCCTCAAAATCATCGGCTTCTGCTTCCTCAAGTACTTCAAAACAACTTACTGGACACCTGCCGTAGCTTCCTGTGTAACACAAGACGTCTACTCCATCACGGTAATCCTCAATGTCTTCATCCCGTATTTGTCTCCAACCGGCTTGAGTATGAGGAAATCCGGTTTCTACTATTTTTATAAACAAGCCCATATAAGAATCAGCGTTATATAATACAAATACGTTTTCATTTCTTAAATAACCAATATAGAATTTTATTTTCTTCCCAACCCTTCCATTCAAATTCTATGAAGCTTATTCCTGTAAGTAAAACTACCATAAAAGCTACATTGAGGATTGGGATTAAGCAAACGGCATAAAGTGCTATTTTTACAGCATTGGGAACTTTTATTTTCTTCCCAGTTATATCACTATAAGCATAGTTATTTGCCATTTTTATCCACCACGTTACTAACAAGATGGATATAATTATCGCTATTAAAAACATCATTTTATTTTTCTTTATAATCTACACAACCATACTTCGCAAAGTCACAAATCTTCTTTTCGATTCCTATAAAACAAGGATATTTTACACACTCTTTACAAGTTCGAGCCGGATATTTGTATTTAACTCCGTCCTTATCCTTATCTATTGCCTGCTTTTTTGCCATTAGTTTTTGGTTTATAATTCTCACAGAAATTTACAGCGGCATCTAATGCTTCGCTATATTTCAAATATCCAGCTCTCGGCAATCCATTATTGGAATCTGCCCAATGAGCTGTTGTGACATTACCTACATAAACTCCAGCAGTCCACAACCATTGACCTTTATTTTGTTGTGGAAATATGCAGATTCGGAATCCTTTTGCTTCCCATTGTTCGATTGTTTCAATCATCGGCTAACCACGCTAAGAATATTGCCCAAGCTATACATGTAAGAGCCATAGCTATTACATTGCTTACTAAGGATGATATTACAGCAGCTCCGAGAATTAAACCAATCCAGTACCTTATGTCTTTCATTTTATAAATAACACAGCAAAAAGTCCAGCAGCGACAGTAAATCCACCTATTGATAGATTTCTCCACTTCTTTATCCTTTTCTCTTTCTTAGTCAATTGTAAATTGAGTGAACTAATAACTTGGTCGTTCAAGTCAGCCTGTAACATACACCTATTTAACTGGGATAATCTCAAAGAATCAGCAACAGCTAAATTCTTATTAATGGTCTCCAATCCATTTACTTGCTGAATAAGCAAGTCTACTTCTTTAGAGAGTTTTCTATGCTCTAAAAAGATTAGATTAGTGTGCTTCAACTGTTGAGGAGTTATCACCACCAAAGAATCTTCCGTAACTTTCGGATAGGTAGTCTGAGAAAAACTTGACATCGTCCCCAAGAGGCTGATTAGTAATATCAATATAATCTGCTTCATATTTTTCACGAATTTTAATTATTTTTACTTTAGTAGTATCAACAGCATTACGTAAACTATCGTTAATTTTATTGATACTGCTGATGTGATTATTTAAAGAGTCGATGTCTCTCACCAACTCTTTATAATCATCACTGGGAGATGTCGGAAGGTTTTTTCTGTAGACTCTATCCATAATAGTCATTGTACCTGCTATGCAGATTAATGCTATTAATAGATAAAGTGCCCAGTTATCCTTCATTATAATTCTCCTCTTCTTTGCAATTCGGCATCATATTGCAGACACTCGCTAAGGATTTCGAGTTCCCAATCCGGAGCAGTCAACAGATAATCATGAACTTCCTTCATTCTTGGGCTCAGACTTTGACGTTTTTCTTCAAGTTCAAGTTCGAAGAAATATCTTTCTGCATCAGCTTTATAAGCTGCAAGATACTTACCCGGATTCTTTTCAAAGAACTCTGCTTCCTGTTCAAGAACAGCCTGTACCATAGTAGAATTGATAACACCACAAGTGTCAGCGCGAAGGATAGTGAATGGGTTTTCTTTTGCCTTTCTTTCAGCTTCGGTTATACCAATTCCACGAACATATTCATCACCATCACGTCTTACTGCAATACCCAGGCGAAGTTGTTTTACTTCTGTATCGCTTGCGTTATCGTCACCTTCCTCAATCGGGCAACTAAGTGCACAGATTGTATACTCACGTTCGTCACCTTTATAATCAATAAAAGTTCCTTCAATAAATTCAGCTACTTTTTTCATTTTGTTTATTTTTTAATGTTTATTAATCGTCATTTGGGTTTCTTCCCGGATAATCCAGATAGAAACTCAGGATAGTATCCTGTTTAGTTTGCCAGTCAGTGTCCTCATTTGCCATTTCAGCAATAGTACGACTGATTGACTCTTCTTCGATTTGTTCCAGAACAAGTTTACCATGTTCATCATCGTTGCCTTTCAACCATGCTTCTGTAGCCCAATCACCTTCCTGTATAGCCTGCTTTACAATCTTATTAATTGATTCTGTAGTTTCGATTTCTCTGTCTACGGTAGCTTCGAATGGATAGGCTCTATTAGGAATATCTACATTTATAGCTTCAATTCTTGGATACTGAAATTCGGCATCATTATAGTTTAGATACCAAAGAATCCAGTTGTGATGATTATCTTCTTCATCAGCTCTTAGAATAAAGTATTCTTCAAGCTTCGGAAGTCCTTGACAACTAAAATAGTTGGCAAATGTTCTGTAAAGGTTGTGATTGCTCAATTCTGCACCGAGTTGTTTTACCAACATTTCAATCATTGCATGACTAAGAGTACATACTCTTCTGCTCTTGTCGATTGTTTGCTCGGTCTTTGCCATTGTAGGAGCAACACTATCGTTTTTTACGACTGGTCTTTCGCTTTCCTTTTTCTCCATTTTTATCATATAATTTAAATCCATTACTCTCAATATATGACATAGGAGCGCCAACCCATGCAACACATTTCATATAAGTACATGTCTTGGTCTTTACGGTTTCGCACTCCTTAAACTTGCCAATTGGTTTATCAGTTGAGTAGTGTTGAGAGCCTACACATTCAGCTCTATCCTTGAAGATTCTATAAAGATTCACTTCGTAGATAAAGCTGTCTGTCACTACTACTTTAACGTCCCCAGAATGGTAGACTGGTTCCGGTGTAGGTTTTGCCATTCCATGAATAGTTTACAAGGTTGTCTTTGTACTTTGCCAAGATTTTTGGAATATCACTTTGTCCACATTTAATGGATAAAGTGGTCTTTCCACCCTTCGGAACCTTGTGTAACCTTACTATGAGCTTGTCATAGAACGGAATACTCTTTTTCTTTCCTGCCCATCGGGTAAGAAACTCGGTCTTGTCACGAGCCCGCTCACGCTTCAGGATGAATTTTTCGGAAGGAGTCTTAGTCCAAACCGAAGGGTCTCTCGGCACAAGTGGTGGAACACGTAATCCCAACGCTACCATTTCTGCGTCGTTATATACATCAACTCTTAATTCTTCGTCACTCTGTTGTACTCTTTTTGGTTTTTCAATCTTTTTCATGATTATAATTATTTATTGATTTGAATTACTGATACTCCACCCTTATAGCCATTACTGACTATAATAAATTCATAACCTTTATAGGTAAAGGTATGTACAGTGCCGTCGTTTTTGAAGCTAGAACCGAATGTTCCTATACGATTAACAACTACACCATTATAACTCCTGTTTTCAGCCGGAGTTCCACTGCAACCTACCATGAGAGCTACTCCCAAGGCAAGTCCAAGTAATAATTTTTTCAAATTTTCCTGAATAGAATTTTAAAAACTATGCTATACTTAGCCAATGTAGTCCAATCATCACCAGACATATCCGCGACGGCTCGTATAACTAGAACTAAAAACACTAAATTAACAACAGGACAAAGTGCTAAGACTATTCCAATAATGGCATGGATTAACAGCACATCATCCTCTTCCTTCGCTATTTTATAGGTCGCTTGTAATAAGTCTACCCATAATAAAACGGGAAGTATATAAAAGAATATAATTACCCAAATCATATAGAACGCACTGTTTTACAAATGTTGCACTTATAGATTTTGTTCTCATAATCACATAAGGAGTGATTTGTCTGACCTTGACAACGGGCACAGAAGAGATTCTTCACTGGAGTGTACACTTCCTTCTTTTTTGTTTCTTTTTTGGATTGCTTTTTCATATTTATCAAATGCTTTAACTACCATACGTTCTACAGTGGGATTGTTTTTTCTTTTATAAAAGTCATTCCACCTTCCTGCTTTATAAATCCAGTTAATGTCTTCGGAGTTTACATAACTTATTAAAATTACTTCACTTCCCCAACTCGATTCATAGTTGACCAATTCCCCACCTACCATTAAGGTAAAATGGTTGCAATTAACCAAACTATTTCCGTCAACATAAGATTGTCTACTCTTAAGAGCTCTCCTTGCTTTTAGTCGATTGGTTTTACAGAATTTCTTTGAGAAAGTCCAATCCTCTATTGCAAGTTTATACTTTATCTTACGTTTATCAAGTTCACGGGCCACTAAATAAGCAAAATAACAGCAACCTCCAGAATTTATGTTAAATTTTTCTTCACAAGTAGCTGCCACTGCATTTATAGTCTCAATTAATTCGGTATACATATTTTTTCTATTTCCTTCTGAATCTGTTTATAGTCTTCCAAATACTTTTTTAAAGATATGGCACCATCTCCATGTTTGGACTGTATCCTATAGCTGATAATTCGTTTTATAGCAGCATCTAGAGGCAATCCATACCCAACAATTTTAAATTCCTCTCTTGGTTCTCCACCTTTGGGCCTTACAATATGTAAAAGCTCAAGGTCGAACATTGGAGAAGATTCATTTACTGGGGTTAACTTAAAGTCTTTTTCTTTAATCGTCATTTATTATTTCATCAATTACAATGCTTTGTGAGACATAGTTTGGAGCTCCTCCCATATCTTCTCCCTGATAATAGTAACTTCCTTTAGGAATATGACAACGTACCATTACTACTTCGTCGTTTTCTTCGCGGATAGTACTAAAATCCTCGTGACAGTCACAGGAATGAATAAAACTGTGGAATCCTCCATGGTCTATCACGTTAAAGTAAATTCCTCCAACTGCAATATTCGAGAAATCTTCTTCCGTAGTATAACACTTACCTATTTCATAAGGAAATTTCAAGAAATAAGAGGTTAATTGTCCTTCCTTGAAATTTAGAAACTTGTAACAAGGGACATCGTGTTCCGCAAGTGTGGGCTTAAGAGCAGATGTTCCAGAGACAGGAATATACAGACACATAGCTAAACCTCCTCTACTTTATAGATAGAATTTTTAGTATATACCAAGTTATCCTCCATTTTCAATACTTCGGAAGTGTGGAAGTAATCCAGTATTCCTCTATCTCCACTCATTTCCAACATCCAGCCAACCTTTACTCCTAAAAGCCTTCCTTCCATTGTATAGCCTTCTTCGATACCGTTAGGATGCCCGTCTTTATATCTAACGGATTCCAGTTTGGTTAATCGAACTTTCTTTCCAATTAATTCTTCTACTTTACTCATTTGTGTTTTCTTTTTTAATCCAATTACAGGTTTAGAACTCGGCACAAATAGTTCCATAATTAAAACGGATAAATTAAACCTTGATTAACAAATTGTGTCATTAACATATCCTCTGTCAGTCTAGGTTCAAATTCTACTCTATTATCCAGAATGGCATTGAACTCTGCTGCTAAAGCCTTTACATTCAGAACTTTACATAAGTTCGGATTCTTGACAGCACCAGTGATTGCCTTTACCTCTATGGTGTTATTACTATAATGATATTTAATCCTAACTTTAATGACATCAGAAAGGATTTTATACTTTAGTACGGCATGTACATACTGCCCATCCTTTGTGTCAGGAAGTAGGATGAACTTCTTAATTTTCTTTTTAGTCATGAATTAAGTCAAAAAAATAAGCCCCACCCACATAGCTAAGTGTATATGGATAGGGCTTTTAAGATTAGTTTTAGATATTATACTGCTTATTTAGATTTGTTCAGTTTGTCGGCGATATCCATTACCATCTTCAAACCTACTGCATCCATTGCATTACCTCCATTGCTGCCACCCATCATGACATCAGGAACCCACTTAACCTCTGATTTAGACAATGCTTCTGCTACACCAACAGTTGTCTTATAGTCCCATTCAGCTTTCTCCTGTGGAGTTAAACCTGCTTGAACTTTAAGTTTATTAGCTTCTGCTTCTGCTCTACCTTCAGCGATAATTTTCTTAGCTTTCTCATTAGCTTCTTTAGCTTGCAACTCAGCCACTTCAAATGCTTGTTGTGCTTTAGTTACTTCTACAGCCTTAACTTTTTCCTGTTCCCATTTAGCCTGCGCTGCGGATGCTTTACCTTCTTCTTCAATCTGAATTGTTTTCTGAACAGCTTCCAACGCTTTAGCCTTTGCAGTTACAATAGACATATCTGCTTCTCTTTGTTTAGAAATCTGAGCCAAAGTTGCTGATTCATATTCCAAATCGTTGATTGATAATTGAGAAACTTTCAAACCATAGAAAGCAAACGGAGATTCTTCCTGTCTTTTCACACCATTAGGAGCAAGACTATCCGAAATTGCTTCTGCTACTTTCTGTAATTGTTTTTCACCAGTAAGAGGATTGATAGTTTCTACTGTCTTAACACGAGTCTTATAAACACCATAATTCAACTGGTCTGTAATAAGTGCAATTAAGTCAGTTCTTTTCTCACTTACTGATTCCAATGAAGACATAAGAGGGCCACATGATATAACTACTTTACCAAGAGTCGGCTTAACTAAGTCTTTAATAAGTCTCTCCTGTGAACCATAGTGAGTTTGAATACGTTCAAGATACTTTTGCTCTAACGGCATTTCTACTCGAACTGAACCCAATACGAAACCTTTACCCTTATCATTGTAAGTAATAGCCATTGCCGGATTTTCCATACTTACATCCACAGATACGTTACCTTCTTGGTCTTTCTTTACTTCATTGAACCAAATCTGACTGGTTTTGTCATAAACGGATACATTGCCGAACTTCTGCCATTGGAAACCACCATTGGTCCAATATTCATACGTACCGGAGATAGGAATTTGATTGATACCAATCTTACTCTTATCCATGTCTTCCATCAACATCGGGAAACAAGCAATTAACACTACGGCAAAGATGCCAACAATAATACCTAAAAGTTTAAATCTTTTCATTGTTTTTAAATATTTAAAAATTATACAATCTTATTTATAGCTCTCTGGATTTGCTATCCAGTAATAGAATGGAATAATACACCTTACAAGTGTAATTTTCCTGTTAGTTAATTTGAACGCACCGAGCAAGTGGAACACTAACATACCGTAATATATTGCCAATAGCAACATAATTACGAAAACCATGACTTTAAATGCTATCACTATTTTTTACTTAGAGTTTCAACAATCCAATTACCAAAATCATCCTGAATCTTTGCAGCTTTATCTGCGGAAAGATTTAATCCTCCTGTGCCAATCAGGTAACCCCAACCACGAATCAGCATGATTTTATACCACTTATCATCCTTTTGAATTAAGATGTAACCATCTTCATGTTTCAAGGGATGTTCAATACTCTGGCTGTCATCACCGTTAAGAATATTAATTATTTTCTTCTGTGATTCTTCTGCCACGTGCAACACATCTTCATCTCCGTTTTTGTATCTACGAAGAAAGTCAAATGCCATGTGCCCATTTGCATGAAACACTTTATCCGTACCTTCATGTTTCTCTAAAGGTAGCTTATATACTTTTTTAAAATCCATACTTATGTTTTTGGCTGAGTAATGTAAAAGTTTTCAATTCCTTGTTCTATGGCTTTAATAAGAGCTTCCTTGTATTCATTAAATCCAAAAGGAGAAAATATTCTCTCGTAACAAGGTTTTCCTGCTGTTGATTTCTCGTGGTTCAACAAGAATGTTTCTGCTGTAAAATATCCAGTACTTCGTCTAATTCCTACTGATGCAAGAATATCGAGATTAATTAAGTTTTGCTGAATATCTACAAGTTGAGAGAGACTTAGAGAAGATTTGTGTGTTTCAAATAACTCTTTTAAATCTTCAAGTTCGTTCTGTAGTTTCATAATGTTCAATCAATTTATCAAATGCTTTAACTCTAGCATTGTGTCCTTCCTCGCTATCTGGAGTCCACCAAAATGCCTTACCGTTTCTATCCCTTGGAGCATTAAGAAAATTCCTGTTAAATTCAGGAAATAGTGCTACTATATCACGTTCATTGTATATAGTACTACCTCTTTCAGTCCCAGCCATAGCGTGCTCAATACAAAAACACATTCCCCAATATTCTGGGTGTTCTACAAACAGCTTTTTAGCTTGCTTGAGAATCTTAAGTTTTTCCGAATTTGTCATAAATTTACAATAATTTTATCCTCCTCCTTTAAAAGTTCTGCTGGAGTGTTATATCCGTGCAGTTTACCGCAACGAACACACCATACTACTCCATAAGAATTTTCTCTCGGTTTACATTTGCCTTTAGCACAAAACTTGGCAACTTTTTGATAGTTTTCTTTATCCATTGTAATTTAGATTATACAAAAAATCCCCGAACTTTAATAAGTCCGAGGATTATTTAGACGTTAAATGATAAGAGTTACATTCACTACAGTAGTAATACCTTCTTTCATTACGTAAAGGATTGTAGTTGCCAATTCTTTTACATTGGGATAATGCAAACATTGCTCCCAACTTATCATACTTTCTTTTCTTACACATTAGCTTAACCAAATAGTTAAAAATTCATCTTCAGAGATTTCAAGTAAATGCTTCTCATACCGCTACTTTTAGTACCCCGTGCTGGATTCAAACCAGCGACCCGCACATTAGAAGTGTGCTGCTCTATTCACTGAGCTAACAGGGCAGGTGTAGGTATTTATCTCGTTACACCTACGGGTCCGGCAATCCTATCTTATATACCGCGTGAGCTAGCGGTCTATGCCCAGTACAAAGACCTTAATCTATGTGTGGGACTTTTGTCCATTTTAAAGTGCATTACGGCAGGATATACCTACCAAGTGCACTGGTACTCCTAACAGCACTCCTATGGAATTACCCAATGGTCTGTCACCTATTCTAATAGAGATAAGGGTCGAAATACATCTTTCTTACTTATCAGTTTTAAGGTTCAAGGGCTCTGGTTTGAGTACTTTAATATAGCCCTTTATTATTTGGAGAGCAGCCGTTCTCTCCATGTCCGGTTCGTGCTCTACAGAGCATACAAGGTTTCGATATTATCGCAGAGGCCGGCTTCCCTTACTCCGAACGGCTTTCTTGTAATTCATCCCACGGAATATACCAATAAGTTTCAAATTCTTCATCAGACAAGATTACATCAGAATCTTCAAATCCAGTCCAACCCATACTACTTCTAAATCCTACGATACAGTCATTTTCACGACTTTCGGAGTTATATCATACTAAGACAGCTTCCTGACCTTCAACAATAAAGGTTTCTCCAATGCATTCCTTTATTTCAGTAGGAATGTGTTCTTCATACAGGCTTTCTGGAATCATATAGCAGGGATGCCCATCAACTGCATAGCAGGAAATGCATTCTCCCCATCTCTCGTGTTCCATAAAGTCTATAACTTCAGGAAACCCAACCATTACATATTTTTCCATATTACCTTCCTTTTACTGAACCGGGTTTCTTATTTGCTGCTTGGTAATCTTTACCTTGTCTGTCCCACCAATCTTGGCGAGCTTTAAGTCTTGCTAATTTCTTTTTATATTTCATGTTTTATAAATTTGATTAATCCTACAAACTTCGAGTTAGAAATCTTATAAACACTAATAATGTGATTAAATTATCCTACTGTTGTTGTCTCGGAGGAGTACGATTCCCCAATTTCAGGACCAAAACCTGACGTGTTGCCAATTACACCACGAGACAGCGATAAGATTAGTGACTACCACTACACTATAGCCCAATAATCAGATGACTTTTCTACATATTTTACCTCTAAGTAGTAGAGGGTTCTACTTATCCTAACTCTAGTATTTGTTGTTACATTGCTGTAAGTCATCTTTGTTGTTTATTTTAGCTAAATGGAATCTGATACTATTTCCAAAGTAACATATTCTTTATTCATGTCATAAGTTGTTGACTTGCATCTACCGCTATTTTATCAGCCCTAGCATTAAATTCATCTTCATAATGTCCTTTTACCCATTCAATATGAAGATTTCCTATAAGACTTCGCTTTTCTTTAACAATATTATCAAGTTCTTGTAAAACATCTAAATTTGTATTTCTCTTATACTTTATACTTCCAATCCGAGAAGTTCCTATTGCATACATAGAGTCACTAATAATAGTCACATCTTCTATATAAGCTGTTATACACTTAAATGCAATAATGATAGCTTTAAGCTCCATTCTGTTGTTAGTTGTATTTTTATAACCTTTAGATACTTCTGCAATCTTAGTAAGTTTGCCATCTACCTCTTTTACAAATACTACTCCGATTCCTCCTTGATTCAGAGCACTACTGTATGCACCATCAGTATAAATTCTATATTTCAAGTTTCGGTTTTTCTACCTGCTTACTTACTAAGAGATAAGAATCTCTTCCCAAGCAAGTTGCAATTCTTAATAAATCATCGTCACTTTCAACAACAATTTTATTTAAGATGAAGGTGTCCATTTCAGAAGGAACTACCATTCTGCCTTTAAGCTCAACAAACTTCTGTTTCCAGAATACTAATTGAGGTTTATAACGTCTAACATTCCATTTTATTGGAGTAAGCTGTTCATCAGGGTTACCTGCCTTGAATCCATCTGCTTCCATCTCTTTACAGACTTCTTCAATAAAGAATCCAAAGTAATAAGCTCTAGCTACATCACCTTTAATGAATCCTTCGTAGTAATCATCATTGGCGTACATTTCCTCCATGAAACGTTGTCTCCATTTATCGCTCTTTTCTAATGTAATCATCTTGATGTAAATTTAAGTTTTACAAGTGGAGGGTGTCAGATTCGAACTGACGGACCCCGAAGGGCCGGCACGTTAGCAGTGTGCTGGTTTAAACCACTCACCCAACCCTCCTTACCATTAACCCAATAAGTCGGTTAACTTATTAAGTGTTTGTTCGTTTTTGTTGGCTACTTCTTCAAGAGCTTGTTTCTCCGCCAAAGCAGCGTCAGCTTCTTGTTGTTTGATTGCAGCTTGTTCTCTAGCTTTAGTAATTACTCCAGACAAGCCGGAAACAGTGTTCTTAAATACTTTCAATAAGTTGTCAGCAGATGATGCTAAATCGGCAGCAGTACTAGCCTTCTTTGAAATTAATGCCATAATCTTTATAAATTTAATTGTTAATATTAAGCGTATCCGAGGTCAGATTCGAACTGACACGAGCTTAGCTCATTAGTTCCTAAGACTAACGCGGCTACCATTTCGCCACTCGGACAAGTAGCAAGGAGTCCATAGTGGGCTGCAGGACGTCTAAATCCACAGCGAACTAAAACAATGGAAGATTTCGGGAGACTCCTTGCGAATATTTTAGTTGTGGGCTCTTAATAGCTCCCCATATTTGTAGTGATTGCAATACCTATGTAAATAGGCAATGTAGACGTACTTATCCTTTATTAAATCGTAGTGCTTCTGTTGAAAGCGAAGAACAGAATCTCTGTCTCCATTTAAAAATTCAACATGATACTCTGCAACTGAAGGATGTACAAAGATACTACTTTTAGTCGACTGTGCAAAGACAATCGCTATAAAAAATGTTAAAATCAAAACCAGTATTCTATTAGACTTTATAATGGTCATATAGCAACGAAATTAAATTTGGATTAATCCATTTCTGCGTGTCTATTATCCTAAACAGATGCAGGAAATCACTCACTACACGTTCATTGTCAAGATACCAGTCAATTTTATTTATCTCAATTTCGAGGTCTTTAATAGACCTTTCATCGGGAAGAGACTCACAGATTTTATCAATTCTGTTATTAAGTCTCCTTGAACACATCACCAAACAGATTAATACTGTTGCTGCTCTTACAAAGTAAATTGCAAGAAATAAACATATAAAAAGGTTCATCATAAGCTCATTAGTTTTTCGTAAGCTGCTGTTAGTTCCTTAAATTTCTCTTCACTACCACCTCTATCGGGATGATAAACAAGAACTAATTTCCTATAAGCTGCTTTAATTATTTTCTTATCAGTTGTTGGAGAGATTTGCAACATTGTGTAAAGAGAAGCATAAGGATTAATTGTCTCTTGCTGGCGTTTAGCTTGTTCTCTTGAGAAATTATCCCACCAGCTCTGATATTGGTGATTAAACCCCGCAAAATCATCATTAAATTCAAATCCTTGATTACCATAGAATCTAGCTCTCTGATATGCATTTTCTTGTCTAACCCTTTCTCTTTCCTTTCTTTCACGCTCCATTCTCTCTTCCCATTCCCTTTGCGCTTTTCTTGCTGCTTCTTGTGCCTTTCTTATGTTTTCCTCTACTTTAGCGGGAATTTCATAAAATATATGGTCAAGAGTTTTATCAACAACATTCCATAAAATAGTAATGTGAATGGGCTTGCTAATAGCATACTTCATTCCAGAATCCCAGAGATTTCCTTTCACATTAACGTATACAGAAATGTTCTGACGATTTTCCTTTAAACCTTTCTCTATAGCTTCTACAACGGCATAGAAATAAGGTTCTCTCTTCCTTTCAAGAAGTTTCAATACAGCTTTAAATTGTGGAATTCTTTCTTTATCAAGTTGGCTACTTAATAAATAAGCAAACCATTTAAAGTGATTGTACTTTTTCAATTCAGAGAAATTACACTTTATAAGAGAATGTTCAGGCTCAAAGTCTGATTCTTCAACAAAATGAGCTCCACTAAAGAAACCATAATATTCAAAGTCAATATTGTATTTCCTACAAGCATATATAAACGCTTTATCTCTACTTGTAACAATGTCTCTTTCCTCTCCCTCATTTAGATTAGAAGAGCCATTAAAGTATTTTAAAGAAATCTTTTTAAAAACATTCATTGTCTCATCTATTTAGTTGTTAAACGTGGGCCTGACCGGACTTGAACCGATAACCTCAACATTATGAGTGTTTTGCTCTGACCGATTGAGCTACAGGCCCAATAAAAAAGGACAGCGATTAAACTGTCCTTTCTTTTTAATTTTTTCTTTTATTCTTCAACGGTTTCTTCTTTCTCTTCATCGTCTTCAACAAGAGTAATACCTAAGCCCCATACTTCAGTGAGTTCTTTCGGCATACTGATTGCTTCATCAGGGAACCATTCATTGTGAGTTTCAATGGCGATTTTCCAATCCACCAATGTGTCACGGAGTTCACTTTTCTTGTTTTGAATTGCTTCCACAAAACGTCTGGGATTGAAATCCTTACTTACCGGAGATAACGAAGTTGTGCTATTGATAGATAAATCCATCAAGTTTGTAAGCTCGTTGATAATACCTTGAGCTTTACGTTTACTGTCAGCAATCAGTGCTTCCTGTTCTTGTTTTACAGTATTAGCAATACCTCTAGCACGGGCTGCTAATAATGATTGACCACTGCGTGATAATACCTTTGCAAATTTCATTTACGTAATTTTTTATACATTAAACATTAATAATTCCAGACATACCATGCCTTGCCTGCATAGATGGCATCGAATACCAATTGTCCGAACTGTGTAGCCACATACAATGCAGTTTCCTCATCCTTACAGGCAAGACAGCCCACAGTGGCGCTGGAATGGCCAACCCCACTATCAGAATCGAAGAAACCAGGGCCGGAATGACCGCCATTAATAGCGCCGCCGCTAAGCAGATAGTATCTTTCTCCTTCTGATGTGAATTTTGCGATGACATTCTTCTTTTCACTGTCAGGCAATTTACTTTGTACATAGAAACGAATCCATGGATACCATACTCTTCCTTCTGTAAGGCTGAAATTGTGGCCCTTATTCAAAGCACGCAATACAGTTTGCAATTCATACATTTTACGAACGGAATAAGGAGCAGAGTTAAGCCAATTTGGATATTCTTCTCCCAACACTTCAAAAGCATCTTCCACAGTCTTTACTAATGACTTAACGTCATCATCAATAAAGCGAATTGTGCGAGTGCTTTCATCATATACAGGAATCTTACCTTCTGGAGCCTGCACTTCAATTACATGTTTTTTACTCATACTAAATATTTAATAAAGTTTTTAATTGAGCCCTCTGTCCGATTCGAACGGACGTGAGATTTCTCTACACGCTTACAAGGCGCGTGCAATCGACCACTATGCGAAGAGGGCAGAAACAGATGTGAATTTTTTAAGACGGATTCGAACCGAAATCTCCTAGCGAGCTAGGCGTAATAACCGTTTATACTATACTTCCTATTTTTGGTGGAAATTAAAAGGATTTGCTGTTACACATCTTTACATAACCTTGCCAGGTTGTCGAACGTGTGGGATTCGAACCCCAACTTCTCATAGACAGTGAGATATTATACCATTTCACTACACGCTCGATTGTTGGTAGATGTCAGCCGTTTCCATTCTACCATTGCGTACTACGGTGCTGACTACCGCCTAAGATTTCCATGTCCTCACGTTATCTCAGGGTGTGTATGATTATTATTGCCTAACCAATTACTTGGCTGGGAGGATTATGCACAAGAGCACTGCCCACGGGATTCGAACCCGTATTAGCATCATCGAAAGTGATGTGTCCTAGTCCAATTAGACGAGAGCAGCAGAAAGCGGAAGACATTTTTATACGTTGCTCTACCTGACTGAGCTAAATGAAGCAAGCTTCACTATGAGATTTGAACTCATGACCGACGGCTTACAAGGCTAGATTGTTATTGCTGTAAGTCTTCCTTTTATTAACTTAACCTATTTTTCTTTTGGCTTAAAAATGAATCTGGCAGGATAGTTTTCACCAAGACCTGGCTTGTCATATTCAACTTCCCAACCATTTTTACGATATTCATCTTCTACATCTAACCACTTGTTTTCCCAAATAGTCTGAACAGTTATGTCGTCAGAAGGACAAAGATGAATAATTTCAGTAATAACTTCACCTTGCAATATTACAGTGCCATAAGCATCATAATTCTTTGCAAGAAGATTGTTAAATGCCTGATACACAAAATCAGGAATGGATGCAAGTTTATGTTCTTTAGCATCTTTTGGTGTAAATATTTTCATATTATTTATTTTTAAGTAGTAATCTTTATTAATCCCAAAACCAAATTTCACGAGCCATAGCTCGTCTCATTGATATTTTTCCTTCAAGAGCTTTAAACCATTTTTGGTGTCTGAAATGTTGAAATCTACATTTTCCACTTTTTCCTCCACAAACACGATAAGTCCATCGTCTTCCATGAGAGCGTTTACCAACGTATTTACTAGCAGTTTTCCATTTCTTTCCGTTGCTCATATTATTAATAAGGGTTAGAGGAGGCTGTAGGAGTCGAACCTACTCAACGAATGGGTACGTTACATCGGATTTCAAGTCCGTTCCATTACCGTTCTGGCAAACCTCCATTTTATTCATAAAATAACATTATTTACGGGTGTAGTATGGGATTCGAACCCATGCGTTTCTTATGTACCAGAATCACAATCTGGCGGCATCAACCACTAGCCGAACTACACCATGTTTATTTATCGGTAAACGAAGAAATATCTTGGAAACTCTCCTCCAAATAGAGTAAGGGCTACATTACATAACCAAATGCTTGGAACAGGGACATCAGAACAAGAAATCCATTCATAAGTTGCTCCAAATTCATCTTGCTGTGGAGTAATATGAAAATAAAGGTCATTTCTCTCTGTCTCAATTTCTGTATCAACTTTCAATGTAACAACTTCTTTATTGTCAGGATATTCGGTAACGTACCATTCTAAGAAATCATCAGCACCGTTTACCATTTGTAAATCATCAATGCTTCCAGCCCAAGGAATATCAACAAACCATCGTTGAGCTAATTTTTTAAATGTTAGTTCAAGTTTCATATTATTTCTTTATTAAGTGGAGCCAGTGGGACTCGAACCCACGACTTTCTGCGTGCAAGGCAGACGTTCTAGCCATCTGAACTATGACCCCAAGTTATAATTGAGGGGAGTGTCGGGTTCGAACCGACAACCTATGGGTTAACAGCCCATTGCTCTGCCAATTATAGCTAACTCCCCGAATACGGATTACTATTTAAATGTGTCGCTATTTTCTGGTGCAATAATTTAAGGTAATTGCTGTAAGTAATCCTTGTAATATATTTTAATATGTAAAAACAGTAGTCATTTATAATCCCTATGTGTAGGAACTTACTCCCCCATTGGAAGTGTTCCCGTTGGTAACCAAGTATAGCTGTGTGAAGCTTGCTCGAAATACCATACAAAAGCTCTTTTTAATAATTTCATAACTTTCATACTTTTAAGGGTTAAATGAATAAATAAATAAATAATCTAAAAACTCTGGTCAACCACACGCATCCCACCAGTTTGTACTTCCCGCTCCTCTTAGTACAAGCGACTCTGTTGTTCCTACAGATTATCTCCTAAGTATCCAAGCGAGTTATCACCTGCCACAGCCTTGTCCGTTGTGAGTTTAGTTTAAAGATATTACCAAGATATAATTCCGGAGAACATACAGGTAGTATCTCTGTAAGAAATAAGTTTTGAATCAATGAATTTAGATTGAGAATGACGATATTCTACTAAATAAGGTTCTCCCCATCTTCCTCCAAAGAGTCTAGATTTACCAGCAACTTGCAAAGTTCCTTGATAAAGATGTTGATTTAAGAAATCAAACATTCTTTCAATACCACCTGCACATCTTAAGCTGAATGTAAAGGACAAAGCCCTTCTTTCGTTAGTCTCTAATGTATTTAAAGTATTAAACACATCCAAGAAACTGTCTTTTGCATTAACAATGCTGTTACAGAAATCACAATCTACCATAGGGGCTTTCACCATATATTGTAGTGTTGCAATATCACCTCTAACAACTTCCCCACCGTATCTATGTTTGTCACATAGTAAGATTTTAGATGGATGGATAGTTTCTTCGAGTACTTGTTTATACTTATCAGGACAATCACCTGCCAGACCTAAAACCTTAGATGGCTTGCTAGTTAATGCTTCAAATAACATTCTCTGTGCAGTTCTCTTTGCATTTCTACGTTCTTCAAACATAATCTTTAATTTTTGTGAGTAATCTAACCTTGTGTGCCCTCTGGGTCTCGAACCCAGCGTGGAATTACTTCCTCCGGATTAAAAGTCCGGTGCAGTAGCCAGCTCTGCTCAAGGCACTTAAAAGTCCTATAAAAATAGGACTGACTACTTAAGAAAAAGTAGTGTTTTAAAAACAGAACACTATAAAAGCTGTGTCAAATTAAAAGTTTGATGCTGAATATAATTTGCTGTAAGTGTTCTTTTTATTAACTAAAATTGAAGAGCCCAGAGTCGGATTCAAACCGACGACAGATTTCTCAAACGGTTTTGCAGACCGTCCCCTTAATCACTCGGGCATCTGGGCATAAACAGAAGTCTTTTTGTTGACAATATAACCAATTGTTGTATTAAATTTGCTGTGAGACTTCTTTGTATTTTTGGTATTCTGAAATATTCTACTAAAGAGAACCACTTTCGATAGTCTTCTCACGTACCAATCGAGTTAATTCCCTGTCACACTTACGTGCCTTGTGCAGTTTTTACCTGCTGCCCAGTACACTTATTTCTTGTTGAATAAGTATGAAAAAGTCACCCAAATTTATCGTCACATTCGGTAAACGGTGAGGTCGGACGGGTAGGACTTGAACCTACGACCCTTACCTTATCAGAGTAATGCTCTAACCAACTGAGCTACCGTCCGGATTACGAGACTTGCCTATATGCGTCCATATAAGTAGTATCTCAACCTATCTTCTACTTCGGTCGTTGATAGGACTGATTTCCTCCCACCTTTGCGCATCCATATCCGAATTTGGAGAGGCGTAGGAAGGATATTTGGTATTCCACGATAAGAGGTCGTTACTCTCTCACCACCGCTTGTTTAAGGCGGCTATGCAACTCTACACTATATCGTCTTTATAATTTATAAATTAAAGTTTTATATTTGTCTTTCATTATTTTGAATCCCAATGGAAGTAAAGCATATTCATATACCTTTCTTCTCCTCTCATCGTCAGGATAAACCTCAATAGAGTCTCCTGGGAATTTCCATTTAGCATAATCAATAAAGTCAAGTAAACATTTCTTAGCCCACAACAAAGACTTTATTCCGTCTTTGCCAGTTGTTTTACCTTCTTGATAACCATGCTTCCTTTTAGTGGTTACATAAAAGGCAAAGTTTAAGGTTTCATTGTAAGTTCTGTACACTTCACAGATAATTATTTGATTACATTCGTTACGTGATTTATAAATGTAGTGGTCAAGATATTCTTCACCTGATTCTCTTTGTATATCGTACATATCTTTAACTTTTTTAGTTGCGGAGCTGGGAATCGAACCCAGAACCCAAGCTTATGAAACTCGTGAGATACCATTTCTACGCACTCCGCAATATCATTTGTTTATTCCTTGCATTAATATATCTCCAGTAATATCACCTGCTACATTTAGAAGATACTCTGCAAAATTATTTTCAGCTGACGGTTGGGTATTTTTATCTATCCTCCTTGCTATTTTAAGCAATTCATCTAACTTTTTAATAATTATATCGAGTTTGTCTTCCATAGTAGTGATTATATGTGCGGGTAAAGAGACTCGAACTCTTCCCTTCTGATTGGAAGTCAGACATGCTCAAAACCATTGACACCACACCCGCAGATTAAAAAGGCTTAACTAGCCTTTTGTTTGTTATATTTTTCAATCCATTTGTTACACTTTACTTTGAGTCTTTCTTCAAAGAGCTTTTGAAAATCGTCTCCGTAAACACTGACACCCAAGTCTACTACATTAATAAATGTGTCAACCAATTCATCACAAAGATTGAGAGCTTCTGTTTTCTTATAATCAGAAAGACCAGTAATAATACTAACCTCTCCCATTACCTCACCACTCTCTTCTGCCAACTTAATGGCAATGTCCTGAGTTGTTCGCCCGTTTTTAATAGACTTTCCAACTTCAACAACGTGTTCAATTACATCAATCATAATTTATTTCCTTAATTGTGAGTACAAAGATACTACATATTTTTAATGTTACAAAATAGTAACTGTTAATTTCTGTTAAAGAATGGACTACTTTCCCAAGCAATCCATTTATGTGTCTAATTTAAAAAATAAAATTATAGAAACTATGAGAACTTTTTTGCTGAACGGTCAGGATTCGAACCTGAGTGAGCTTTCGCTGATGGTTTTGGAGACCATTCTCGTCGACCACTTGAGTACCGCCCAATATAAACGGATGCTATTGTTTTTGCATATCAAAATAATAAATTGCTGCATGACATCCTTCATTTTTTAACTACCATTTGTGGGAGTAGTAGGATTCGAACCTACTAAGCCAAAGGCACTTGATTTACAGTCAAGCCCACCTCTCCAACTGTGGCGTACTCCCTAGTTCATTCTATCCACGCGGCTACCAATTACCGGTTACGTGCCCAAGAAAAACAGATGTGCATCTTTAAACGTTCAATGGTTGGCAAACATTTTCTTAAATTGCTGTTACACATCTTTGTAATCAATTAACAACTAAAATCAAAACACAATGGTAAGTCTGGATAGCAGGATTCGAACCTGCGGTCTCTTGGTCCCAAACCAAGCATCTTACCAACTCGACTATACCCAGAATTTGGGAGATTAATCATTCTCCCAGTAAGTTTTTAAATCAGCAGCTGAACTTCCTTTATATAAAATTCCAGCCTTAATAGCTTCATTTAATTTTTCAGTAATTACTTCGACAGATTGTCCTCCAAATTTGGAATATACTTCCATACGTTTTTTCGGATTCATGACTTTGGAATATCCTCGAACATTTTTACACACTTCTGTCCAAAATGCAGTCCATTCAGTTCTATCATTATGATTACACGTGTATTTCACAGAGGATGTCTTAGTAGCTTTCTTTGTACTTTTGTTATTAGATATGTTTCTCTTTACTTCTTTATTTAAACTCTTTATCTCTTTTATGTATAAATAATTAGAGATGAAAGTTTTAACTCCCGCTAAATTAAATGTCAATATCTGTGGTCCTTCTTTCACTTGAACCAAATATACTGTTTTAGCATTTAAAGGATTAACAATTCTAACATCACAAGTAATCTTTGAAGCTTCTGGAAAGTGGTCACTCAAACCAATCTTAGCTTTACCAATTGTATAGTATTTGCTATTAGTAGTTTGAGAATCACATATTGCATCCTTCTTAGTCATTAAAGACTCAAGATATTTACTTATGTAAGACATTAGTGTTGATATTTACGGATTCTGCACTTGCAATCAGGGTCATGAACTACTCCCATAGTTCTTGTCTTAGCACTACCTGTGGTAAATGAAATATACGTATGACCACTGTATTCAAATTTCTCGACTCTTGTTGAATATGCCTGAACTTTAATAACAGAGTATTGTGGCTCAACTCTAGTACATCCTACTAAGGATATAATAGCTAGCAGATAAATTACCTTCCTCATAATATTAATCTTTAATTAATAACTTATTTTAATTGTGGGACGAGAGGGCTTCGAACCCCCGACGCCAGGCTCTTCAGGCCTGCGCTCTACCAGCTGAGCTATCGTCCCATTTCCTGTAGACATCACAATCTCTTTTTTAGTCTACAGGTTGCTCTCTATCCTCCCATATTCTGGGATTCCACACTATTGTTTACGGATTAGGTTCGTGTTTCCTCTTACCTTTTGGTACCTTTGAGAGCTTTTCCGTACTTATTTATAGTATAAGTTAGTGCTTTGCTGTACCTAATCCTTGTTAGAAATTACCTATCTACTTAATCTTTACCTAACCGCTGTTAGAGAGTAAGCATATTCAATAATTCTTGATTCATTGCTGCTTGGAATAATTCCAGAGCATTCTTCGGAATACTTTCAACAGGTGTTTTACCAGTAAGGAAGGCAATTCCAGCTGGGTCAAGACCACTCATATAGAAAGTATATGCGTCGTCACAGAGTGATTCAAACTTCGGACGAGGACTTGAGGAATAATATCCGTTAGGAATATCCCATAGAACCATAACGAAGTTATCAACGAACTCTTTAGAGAATCTCGTTCTCAATAGTTGACGGAACGCAGTAAATACTGACTGATTACGTCCAACAGAGTTGAACTCACCATCAGAAATACAGATGATACCACTTGGGAAATCTTCTTCTGCATATCCCTTATCTCTAAGAGATACAAGAAGTTGTGCAACTGACATTAAATTGGTTCCACAATAACCATCACCATGAAACTTAGTGAATTTTTCATAAGGAGTATCTCCCCTCCACTCTTTCATTATGCAAGTATTTGAGAACTCAAGTACAGTATTTGCAAACTTCCCTTCCAGTAAGTATGACAGATACAGACCAATGGATTTTGCTACATGATATGCACTGACACCAAGTCCAGCAGCCTTAGAAGTCATGGAACCAGATGTGTCAAGAACAGCGATAAGTCCGGTTTTACGGTTCATATCTTGCTTAGCTGTTTCGATAAGAGACATAAACTGTTTATTTATTGTCTCAATCTGGTAAGGCTTCAGATTGCTGTGTGTTCCATAATATCCCATATCAGGGAACAGTTCATACACAAATCCTGTAAACTTAGCCACTGGTTTTGCTGCGAGCCATTTTTCGTAAGCCTGTGTCAGGTTGTGGTTTTCTAAGAACTTACCTTTAGCAAGTAATGCAAGTGCTCTACCAGCAATCGAATCGAAATCAAGATTTTTGTAGTCTTGACGGCTAATTGCCTGCTGCCATTTGTGGGCATTGCCTGATGCTTTAAGTTCACGATACATTTTATATGCACGCCACTTACCTCCTTCACCTTCTCCCAAGTCGAATATTTCTTTAACGATTTTCTTTGCAATAAAGTTATTGCATTGAGAACGCAAAGAAGTACACTTCTTGCTTGGCTTTATCTGTGGAAGATACTTTCTCACCAAGTTAGTTTGGTTATCATCAGCCAATCCACCAACAATAAACCTGATGATGTATTTCCAATCAAGAACTTTATTGACTGCACCATGATATTCAAGGTCAAGCCTTAGAATTTCAAAGACATCATCCCACGAACCTGCTGTAACAAACACAGGTAAGTTCTTTTTGAAGATTTTTGGGTGATTGATGGCAAGCCAAATCATCCTCATGAAGAACTCGGATTTAAGTCCTTGTCCTCTTTGAACACCCAATTTCTTGCCAGTAAACAGTTTCGGATTACGAGTAATCAAACGAATGTACACTGCTTCTTTAATAGCTGTCAATGGGTCTACTGCCCAAAGCCTTTCCATAGTCTGGGAAACCTCAGCAAACTCTCTGGGTTTTCTGTAATTACCAATGGCTGCGAAGTCATCGACAAATACATTACCTGACGTATCATACTTCAAACTTCCGTTACCGGATGTAGTTTGATGTTCCATCTTATATGCTTCTCTCTGGAAGATATTTTCAAACTTGGGAGCTTGTACTCCCGAACCTTTAGTAACTTTAGGAGTTACTTCATAAAGCGATGTTCTTTTTCTGTCAAACATATTCAGGTTATTAATTCATTATTACTTGTAGCTCCAGTGAGACTCGAACTCGCACGCCCATTTCTGGACATCAGGGCTTAAACCTGACGCGTCTACCAATTCCGCCATAGAGCCATCCTAATTATTTAGAATCCATCTTCATCAATATCGTCATTATAAACGTAGTCAATCATTGCACCTGCAAGTATGACTAATCCAAATGAAACAAATAGAGATAAAATAAATATTATAACTACTCCCAGTATAAATTCTGCCATACTTTTCCTTTCTGATTAAGTGATGCAAAGATACTACAAAAAATTGAGCCTACAAACCTTTATTAGTTAAAATTTGTAAATTCTTCTTCATTCATTATGAGTTAGATTTATTTTGCTTATTTCCTAGTTATCTTTAAATATTTTAGTTGATAACCAACAAATAAAGCTAAATCCAGCTGCTATTGCTGCCATACAGAGAGTTCCCCGAAGAAAATAAATCATAAAATCCATATCTATATTCCTTTCTTCCATTTAACATACAAGATAGCCAATCCGTATAAAATCGGAAAGGCTATCATACCATAAATAAACTCCATTTAGTTTGGTGTACTAAATATGAAGCAAACAATCAATATCACGCATATTACCGTGAGGAGTCCCATTACACTTCAACAATTTGAGATTTCATGCAGATATTCGGAGTACTGAGAACAGCGTATGCTTGTGCACTACCGACTCCTACCATTTTGACCTTTACACAGTCAGAATCAACAACAATAGGTGTAACATCATCACCATATTGGTTAGTGTCAACTGTTACAGCAGCAACTCCCAATTCAGAAGAGATGTGGCCACAAATATCAGAAAGAACTTCCGGAAATGAATCATTGACCAAAATACATTCGAGCATTCCGTTCTGTGATATAACAGCCACTACCGGAGAGTCGTTGCTTACTTCGATTGCCAACTTATTTTCACCTTCTTGTACTCTTGCAAATTCTAATTTCTTCATCTTTATATGATTTTATGATTAATAAATGTCGTTTTCAAGTTGTGCTGATACACATACTTGTTCCATATCATAGTCAGGATTTTTCTGAGCTATTTCAATGGCTGATTTCACTACTTCGTTGAGACAACCATGTTCTTGGGCATTCTCTAACATTCGTTCAATGATTCCGTTCATAGTTTACAACTTTCAATGATTTCTTTAGTTATAACTCCATTATTCTTTCTGGATAAAGCATCGAGCATATCAAGGTCAAACTCTTCCTTTTGAAATTTGAATTGAATCCATGTTGGTTCACTCGGTCTGTAATCCAAGAATGTTTTACATTCTGTAGTTCCAAGAACCTCGTGTACCATAGCAAGAATACGTTCACCTGCTTTCTTAGTTTTTACGAATCCAGATAAATCATATCCAACACCTCTGGAGTTCCAATATTCTCCTTCTTCTGGACGTTCGTCCTTAGGCATCCAATGCCAGCTTGGAATACCAATCCTTGGATGAGGAATACGGATTGCCTGTTCCATTACATATTCGGAATGAGGATTCTCAGGGTCTTCCGGATAGATTGCATATTTGCAAATCATAGAAACATGACCTCTTACTTCGAATTTAAGTCCACAATGTCTACAAGTTGCAGAGGATAATCCTCCACCAGATACACAACTCCCTTTAGCAGAATCACATCCACAATTTGGGCAACCGAACTGTTTAAAATCAGAATATAATATTGATAACATTTAGTAATTGGATTTAAATACAACTTCTTTAAAGCACACAAATGATTTTCCCTCTTCTTCGATAATACAATCGTTCTCTTCTAAGAACTTAGTAATAAAGAATGTAGGAATGTCATAGTTATCAGTCACAAACATATCACGCTCTTTATCAAAGTGATAACGTTCATGTCTTTCAAGCCGAGTAGGATTTCCATTAAGAGTAATTTCACCAGACAAAGGATTATCTTCATCTGGTTTAATTCCCTTTATATAGATTGAGTACTTGGCATCTGGCAAATAAACTTGCTGAATTACACTCACTTACACTTCCTCCCAAGTAATGGTTACAACTTTCTTCAGGATTCTGTAATTTCCGGTCTGCTTAAGGATAGCAATTGCTGATTCAACCAATTCACTTTCATCCATGATTTTAGATTGTTGAGTGTTTGTGGGAGTTTCGGAAGCAGCCATTTCTGCCTTCTTTTCTCTACTACGCTTATTCAGCTCATTAGCTTTTTGTCTGTATTCTTTGAGATAGTTCTCCACTCTTCCAATGTAAACTGGGTCGTTTGGAAGTTTGTATCCTGATTTTGTTGCTTCGAACAGCCCAAACTCTTGAGCAGTTGTGGAATATGTAGGAAGACCAGGCAGGATTCCCTTCAACAAAGTCGAAAGTTCACTAAGGGTAAAGATTTTACCTCTGTTCTCGTCTCTTGCCACATTGTACTTTCTACAAATCTCTTTTGCATCATTTTTCTTTCCCATAATCTTGAAATTTTAGTTATTAATAATTGATTGCATTTTACACCTAAAACTTATAAGGATGAGCCAATGGTGCTATTAACCGTAACCGGCATTTCCATCTTAGACTTATTATAAGAAACTGGTGTTGCAAGACGTCCTATCCTAAGAGGAACCAGACTGTCTTATAGTTTTTTAGTGTTTGTTAGTAGCTCTTGTACGCATTACTCGGCAGAGGAGCCTTACCGAAACCTACAATGTAGGACGCTGTTTAAAACTTAAAGATTAACTTAAATTAAAACAATCATATAGACTCCTGCTTTAACGCATGAAACAGGAACGTTTTAATTTGGGCATTACACGCATTATGTCCATTTTGCATGTAAAGGATTCTAAGCATTTGCAACTACTTAGAAGAGCTAAACCCAGTTGCCAGTCTTTACAGCGCTGGCTCTCTGTTTATTTCTTTATACTTCATAGCTAATTCTTTATTCTCTTCTGGAGATAAAGATTTAATACTATAAGTACGAGTGACTTTACCTAAGAAATAATTATACTCTTCGATATGAAGAGTAAACTCTGTTTCTGTGCAAGTTATGTCTACAAGTTTCCCGTCTAAATGAGTCTTAGAATGCTCAGCAATTTGATGTAAATATGCAAGAGCTTCTTCAGAAGTGCGGAACTGCTTACCATTGTCAGTTCCACTTGAAATGAATGTGTATATCATAATTGTGCGCGATTGACCTACATCACAAGGTTTTAATTGTTATTTTACTATGTAAGGAGCTACTGTATATACGAACTTGAACGCACTTTTTGCGAAGTCCGATTCCAGTTTAGCTAATTCTGCTCCAAATGCAGCTTCTGCTGCCTCTCTAGTATCATATAACACAGAGAAATTATTAGTTACAATATATTTCTTCATTGTTGTATGTATTTAAAGATTGTGGACCTGGGCGGAGTCGAACCGCCGTCCAAACAAAGTCCAATAATAGAATTTTACGTGTGTCTCTATTTTATTACATCAGCTGTTGAGTTCAGCATGTAGATAGTTTTATTAGAAGAGCTAGATTCTTTACAAGTGGGCTCATCTAGCACCTTCCCACTTAACTAATTAGCAAACTACCAAATTGGGCTTGACCGAACGGTCGCTCCACCACTCCATTTACGTTGGAGAACGGATGATATTTCAGAGATTCGTCACATCTCATGGACCACATCTTCCATCTGCTTTATGACATTAGGAGATTTCAGCTTTACTAACCCTTTGGCTTTCAAGTTAAGTGGGCTGCTCTATATGCTTCTTCCCACACCTCTTCTGTTTCTAGGTCTCTCCAATTAACCCGACTTAGAGCTAATTTAATAGATAAGCCAGCAGCTTAGGCTGCCATTCTGTAGTCGCTTCTTTCAGCATTTATTGTTTTTCTTCGTTTACAGAGATTGCGCTCTACACGTTCTATTACCTTCTCTATGCTGTCAAAACCATACAGGCCCTTAAAAGAAAGTAAGCTTAGACACAGTAGTTTGGATAGTCACCTACTGTGCCATACTTACAGTGTAATCCGTCTAATGTCTTTTAATAACTTCTCTTTCATTTCCTTGTGTTTTTTAATTTTACTTCGTTCCATCTGTTATTTATAGAGGCTTTGGACTCTCATATCTAAGATATGGCTACATTAAACGAATGATTTGCCCTGTATTCACATACAAGACAAATCTTTACTAATTTAAAAAAATGAAGTAACAACATAAATTTTTGAGGGAATGAAGAGATTCGAACTCTCAACCTTACCGTTCGTAGCGGTATGCTCTAATCCAATTGAGCTACATTCCCGACCAGCGGATTTCCCCGCTTTTGTCATATTAGTTTTATAAAAAATGGTTGTAATGGTTACCAACCCGGCTGGATTTCGTCTTGGCCTTCGACTACTTGGAATATAGCAATTATTCCTTTCTCATTACCACTATCTTGGATAATTTAAGTACACTGCTTTCATAACACATTTCATCCATAAACATCGTTGTTTAGCGGGCTGCATTATTAAATAGTATGATAGTCAGTTCTTATCAGAGTGTTGCGCACCACTCAACAGCGTACTGGAAGCCACACAAGGCCTGACTCCCTTATTGGCACAATTAATAAATATAATATATGACTAAAATCAATTATTCATAAGATTGGATTAAATGCCTTCTGCTTCGAGAGCAATAGGCAACGACTGTGCAACAGTGAGTTGCAAGTCAAATGTGTTAATACCATTGTTACTGCCGCAGAGGTAGAGTTCGTCAATCAAATTCTTACACTCATCGCGTTCATTTGGGTTGTCGACTTGGGCGAGTTCCATTTCTGTATCAACTATACCCGAAAACAAAATACCCGGAAGATAGATTTTCTTATCCTCTTCTGATAATGATTCAATCACTGCATTTACTGGAAGTTCTTTCAATTTCATATTGTTCTAAGATTTGAGCTCTATTAGTGACTATAAATATCCTTTATGGAATCTTAACGGTGTTACAGTTCATTAACTAATGCTGTAATTTCATCCTGCACATCGTCAATACATTCGCGGAAGTTTTCGACAATTGCAAGATTTTCTTCAGTTGGCTCTTGAGCCCATGCGAGTTCAGCCTTCTCTAAGTAATCTAAGAGTTTACGGCGACGTTCGTTCAACTTCTCTAATCTTTCTTCAGGATGTTCTCCTTCCAAGATAAGAGCAAAAAATACTGATGTTATAACTCTTCTTTGCATTGTTTAAAGAATTTATTACGGATATAGTTAATGAATAGGAGAATTGGAGATAATGCAAGTATGTTCATACAAACAGTATCGAACAAACCCCAATTCCAGTGAGTGATTTCGTAGCCTGCAATATACTTGATTGCAACTCCAGTTGTAGCTAACAGAATTAAGGCACTGATTAACAGACCAAGGCAAACAATCCCAACTAAGATTAATGCCACTACATTCTTTATTATATTCATCTATGTTTATTAGTTAAAATAAAAAATAGGATATAAATAGGGTTAAAAAATACAGAATGAGCGAATTAATTGTAATTGACTACATCCACTGTATTTCTGGTGAGTTTTTGAAAATTGGAAAAATTGGGAAAATAGTGGGCGATAAGCAGAGTCCTCTCGCGCTCCTATCTATCCTCCTCACACCGGCAAGACTCGAATTATTTCCCAAACTGTTGCTTTACTTTGCTTAAAAAGAAGTAAATACATTAAGGGAGTGTTGGGATAACATTGTGAACAAGGGAGATATTCATTTGTCCGCATGTCACGAATCCGCTTAACCTTTTCATCTGTAACATATCCTAGAACAGTTTTAAATTGTCCAGTCTTTTTTCCATAGTGCTTCGTTGCTGTGTACATGGCTACATGCTGCTTATAGATTAAAGGAGTGCTACATAAAGGATAAAAAGGATAGTCATTTCTGACTATCCTATGTGTTTACAGATTAACAGATTAACGGGTAAACGGTAAATCCATGTTTGCAGCCGCAAAATGACTTTTCAAATTTTCATCTTGCGACGGTTCAAAAGATTCTTTCATTATTTCGCCAATTTTGGCAAAAATTTCTTCTTTTACCTTTGGTTCAAAAGTCCACCGTTTACGAACGGTTGCACCGTTAATTGTTGGTTGTCCGTTTTCAAACTGCAAAGAAACGACATTCTTTTGTTCAAGAGCTTGCAAAACTTGTTTGTTATCAAACCACCCTTTCACTGTTTCGTATGCGCTTTTTCCGTTTGTGCGCGAGCTTCCTGCAATAATTTCAATTTGTGGCATTGCGCGTACCATATCAAGCGTACACCCGTCCGGCAAATTTTCAGATTCGCAAAGGTTTGCGGTTCTTTGTACTCCGGCTATGGAAACACTACCAAATTTCACGAACTCCAAATTTTCGGGATTAAATAACATTGTCATAAATGCGCCGAAAGTCACGCCGTTTGTGCGGATTGTCTTTTCCTCAATGATAGGCAAAACGACTGTTAAATAGTTTGCTGAAAGTCCGTTATCACTTCCCGCACTTGCTGCCGTTTCCATAAACTTTTTTACCTTGTCACTGTTAGCACTCAAAACGTTAATTTTTGCTTTCATAATCTTTTTTTTTGTTTAAAATTGTTACTAAATAAAATTTCTATGTTTAGGCGGAATTTCACCGCCTTATTTTTTACAGGTTGTTAAGCATATTACAAACCGCACTTGCACCGTACAAACGTACCATTTCCAAATAATTCGGAACGTTCGTTTTAACTTTGCTTGTTAAGTTTACGCTTACTTTCTTTGTCTCTTTGTTGTTTTTAACTGTTTTCATGACTGTAAATCTTTTTAAATTAGTAATTTTTCCGTTTGGAAAGAATGAAATTATTTTCATTTTTCTCCAACTACCCTCGGGGGGCGTTAGAGGGTACTGTCCATTCGCTCGCATAGTTAATATACTTAGTCACCCAAAAATCATTTCCCAAATTTCTCTATATACATCACTATATATTATTTGAGCCTCGATTGAGATAGGGGGGGGGACTATATTTAAGTACCTATATATAATGTACGCGCGTGCCTGTACCTAATTATATAATTAACATCTATTTAACTATTTTAAATACATCACATTTGGTAATGTGAAAAAATAGTATTAATTTTGTAACATCAAAATGAAAAATATGATTTATTTAATAAAGAATAGAAACTACTTAAAAATCGGATATTCTAATAATATTGAAGAACGGTTAAAGAATTATAACATACATAATCCTAATTATGAATTATTAGCTATCCGAGACGGAACAAGAGAGTTTGAAACTTTCCTACATAATAGATTTAAAAACTTACAAGTAAAGGGAGAATGGTTTCTATACTCAGAAGATATAGTAAACGATTTCCTTAACTATACAGATTCAAACTTTAACTTCGCTGTGGCACATTCTCAATCACATATAAAGATATATGATTCTGGATTCAAGATGTTGAAGAAGTTAAAATCAAATACAGCATATAATATATTAATTTACTTACATAGTATTTCAGAATATAATGAAGGAATAGTATATTTTAATAATGTTGAAAGAAAAAGATTAATGTCCTTATTAGGAATAAAAAGTAATGCAATTACTAACGCTTTGCGTCTTTTAGAACAAAGTAAATTCTTATTAAGGACTCCAGAATATATATTACTAAATCCTCTTCCTGTTTGGAAAGGAGATGCAAAGACAAGAGATAAGATATTAAAAGAAACAAAAACTACATTTTATATTAATAATGAATTATAGTGAAAAGTTAACACGATGGATGCTAGAGGATACTCTTACTCGTTATCCAGCATTTGATATTCAAAATGAAATTAAAGAACTTCTTGACTTAGGAGTATTAATGATATTCGTTTCTCCTGATAAGAAAAAAGTAGAATTGAAACATAGAAATCTAAATCTTAAATATGTTCTCGAAGATGGAACAATAAGTAAGATTGAGACTTTGGATGCAGGAAGTCTTACTAAAAATCTGATTAGCCTGTTAGAAGGAAATCTAAATCAATTTAAGGAAGAAGATGAAAATATTTATACAGCCATTTATAAAAAGTATATCTCTGATATTGCAGAGATTTATAAAGGACTGGAAGATAAATCTAAAACTCCCAACGAGCTTAATGTAATGATGGTGAAACTCATGCAAAAAATAACCTCTGATTTTATAAAAGCCAAAGATAATTATTTAAAAGAAGTATTTAAAAATAGTGGAATACCTCTAAATCAAGAAACATTAGATAGAGTTAAAAGAGTAATAGATACTACTAAAGATAATAAAACAACAATAAATGATTTAGACTAATGAATCCAATTATAATTATGCAAGTAGACCTTATAGAAGAACAAGAATTTACTTTTGACAATTTCGATGAATTAAAAGGTTATCTTAAAGGTAAAACAATTTATGTGAGAGAGGAATCTTTACAAGAAGTTAGAGACATACTAGGGCTATTGGGCTTTAGACATGAAAAACAAATGGTAGAATATCGCGAGGATACCAGTAGAGTAATTGAAGTAGACAATACTACTTATACGATAGACTTTAGTAAGAATTATGAAGACTACGATATTAATGGAGAGGAGCTTATTGAAGACTATTATAAACTCAAAGAAGAACTTATCTATTCTATCATTCCTTGGCCCATTACTATCTCGGAAGCGAGAGAAATGAATAATCTTAAACTCTCTAAGATTCAAGCACTAGCGGAGACTATGGTACAAATAGTACATAATCTTGAGCTTACAGAAGACGATATGGAAGTAGAATGGATGTTTGGAAAGCATGGAATTAAGGATGCTGCTCAATTCCTCGAAGACTTAGATATCCAGCATGATAATCTTAAATATATATGGTAGAAGGAATACGTAAGTGTATTATTGAATTAAAAAATCTTGAGCAAGGAATTGAATATGCAGTGGCTGACATTAATAAAAGAAATGCAGCCCTTGCATCTCAAGAACAGAATATAATTCAATTAACATCTGAAGTTGAAACTCTTAAAAAAGAGAATGAATCTTTAAAGAAGGAAAACGAAGAACTAAAGAATAAAATAAAAGAATTAGAGAAAGATGAATCAGGAAATCAACCTAGTTGAGGAAGCTTTATATATGGATGCATACATAGTAGAAGAATGGATTTATTACCTTCCAGACATGGAAACAATATTTTTAAATTATGATTAGAAATTTAAGAGAAATTATACTTAATAGAATTGCTGAAATAATCAAGGGAAATGATTATGATGAAATATACGCAACAGGAAAAAGACCTGCATTAGAAGAATTAGAAGTATTAAATAAGTTGTTACAAAATATCTCTGAAACTGATTTAGTAAATGTTCCAGATGAGGACGTTGCAGAAGGAGATGTATATAAAATATCTGATGGCAATAGTCTTATTGCGGGATGTATTAGACTTCCAGAAGTCCCAACACCTTGTAGTAAATGTTCTAACTATCTTGAATCTTTACAAACAGGAAAAACATTAGTATGTAACTGCACATTAGGATTGCCATCTATAACTTGTACTTATGAGTATAAAAGTAACATCGAATAAAGAAATAAGAGACACAGTTCTCGCAGGACTTAAAAGGAACAAGGATAAATATGGTAAGAAGTATTGTCCTTGTTCTTTAATAAGAGAAGATGATACAGTATGCATGTGTAAAGAGTTTAAAGAAATGGAAGAAGGAACTTGCCATTGCCAACTCTATATAAAGACTAAAGACTAATGAGTTACAGTAGTGCAATATATCCAAGTAAGTATCTTGAAATACAATTTACTTCTAGAAGACCTAAGAAATATGAAGTAACTCTTACTGGACTTAGAGGATACGGAATTGATTATGGCATAATAGAACTCTTTACTAACCAATCAGTAGTATGTTCAGAGAATGACTTAGGACAAACCGTATTGGATTTATTAAAGAAGAGTCCAAGTTTATGGGAGGATTCAATTATAAGCGTAAGACAAATATAAAATAATGCAGACATTTGAATTAACATATCCAGTAAGTAATATAAATGGAGTATTTATAGAAGAGGAAGATTTTGAGAAAGACCCAGCAAGAATAGCTTTAAATATAGGACATGTTTCAGTAGTATTTCTTCCAGAACAATATAAGAGTACTTACATGAATACAAATCTTTGGCATAAACTAATGCCTTGTGTAACTATTAATGGAGTCTTACATGCAAAGATATTTTTCTATTCACCCTCATTTAATCTTGATTGGGAATGAACGAAGCAATAAACACATGGAATGAAAAACATCCTAATCAGTTATTAGTATTAAATAGATATGAAAATATATTTACCCTGTGTCTTTATAATAAGAAGGAAGATGGAACTCATGAAAAAGAATTTTCAGTATCAGGAGATAGCTTTAGAAAGGCATGGGATGCATTCATTGAGGTAACAGAATAATGGAATATGATATACGCGAATTTGAAATTCTTCATGAATTAGAAGGAGAAACTAAAATATTTGAGGATAAATATCCTACATATTTTCTTGTTATATTATGTGAGAAAGATATAATGTTTCTTGGTAGATATACAGGAAAACTATTTTCTGAATTTAATAAATCAGAACCTATAGGTTATATAGGAAGAAGAAATTCAGCACGAGAGGTTAGAGAAAGTGCAGAAAAAATGATGATACAAATAAAGGCGGGCACCAAATAGGTACTCGCCTTTTCTATTATATAAGAACTAATAAAAGTCCTGTTACTATTCCAATTGCATCTGCAAGGATGTCATACCAATCCCATTTATTACCCGGAGCTTTACTATCTCCATACTCTTTACCTAATGATAAACCTACTGCTAGACCTATACCTAGCCAAATATTAATACTTCCAGCAATTAACATTACTAAAAGATTAACTAAACAATGTTTCAGTTTATCACTTTGTTTTAGGAAGTTTACTATTTTCTTCAGAATTTCCTTCATTGTTACTAAATTTTTTCCAAATACCTGTTACTGAATCTATTCCTAATAAAGCCATAACACATATTAAAAATGTATCTATCATTAATGGTGCTTGTATACACATTATAGTACAATATATAAGTACTGCAACTGCAACAAACCACCCTATTACTCCACACACTCTTTTAGACGAGATTCCAGAATGTGAAGTAAACATTTGTCTTACGAAAGTTATGAATCTCATTTATTCATAATTTATTTATATATTTGCATATTATTAATTTTAAAATCTAAGATTATGCACATTAAATGTCCTAAATGTAAAAACACTAATTTTTGCATCAGCCAAGACACCATAGACGGTGTAGAATACAACGTTATAAGTTGTGTTATTGATGATTATATTATAGGCGTATATCCTAACTCCGATTCTAAACTTAAAGAACTTCAAGAGAAGATTGAGGATTTAGAAAGTACTATTAGTGATTTAGAGGACCGAATTGAGCGTCTAGAACGATAGTCTCACTTATATAGGCTTTAGGAATTACCATACAATCCTTGCATAATGAATCAGGTATATTAATACCATAAATACTTGAAGCAAGTACAATAGCTTTATCATCTTCTTCTATGAAGTAACCTACTGTACTTGTTTCTATATCTCTATCTAAGTATCTAACATCTTCTGATAAACTGCATCCCTCTCTATCTGTCATGTACTTGCTATTCCATTTAATAAGTACTAAGTCTTTACGTTTTAATTCATTTTCCATACTAACTCCCTACAAACAATTTAACATTACCAGTTTCTATATCAAGTATCATCCTTTCCAGCCATAAATCTTCTATACGGTGTCCCCATATTCCATACTTACCTGGATTCTCCTTCTCTTCTTCGTAAATCCTTCTATATGCAAGAACTATTTCATTTATCAAATCATTCAAAACGATACATTTAACAGTGAATGTGTATGGATTCTTTAACGGATAATTAATAGTTACGTTTACTGTATGATTCTTGAAATAGCTATCAACATAACCAAAGAGGAAAATTCCACAGTCAATGGAGTATTTATGAATCTTTATGCTAACACCTTTAGGAAGTAATTCGCGCTCCCTCTCTATTGTGAATTTAGACGGAAGTCTGTTTATTACTTCTTGCTCATTGAAATCCTTATCACTATATACATCTATATCAGATTCCTTATGAGTTACGCAAACGTAGTACATTAGCTTACGTTCGTTACCAACATTAACATCTAGTTCATGGAGTCTAATTTCAAAATCTGGATTTAATTTTCTAACTTCATTTAAATGGCTTTTATCAATCATAATCATTTAAAGCTATTGTATCAAGTGTAAAAGTTACATACCACCAATATAAATCATCTGCATTATCTATCCCAACTTCCAGTAGCTGTGACCAATTTACTCCTTTATATTTCCTTAAGTTTTTAAGCACATTTAGAACATCTTCCATAGAATTAATAATACATCCTTCAGCCCCATTTGTTCCATTGCTAATTGTCATATAAACTTGTAATTTAGATTTACCTCTAGGAACAACGGCAAATGTTTCATAACGGTCTTTTATGTTCAAAATAATATCTTCTATATGTTCTAGAACATTGGCTTGTAAGGGTTCGCCAGTCAGGTTACACATTCTTAAGCCTTTGGGGGTTCTTTCATAATATAAATGCTTTAAGGACCCAAGTGTATCATACCAAGTTCCAGAGTTAAACAGTTTAATTACTTGTTTACGTTCCTCCTCATTATAAGGACTCCACCTATTCCCAAATCCTCTACTGGTTCTATCATTGTATGTTTCTGTTCCCGATTGTACTATATAGTCAATGATATCATCCAAATTAGATTCTACTATTTCAGTAGCATAGTCTAAAGGGTACTTTCCGTCAACTACTTTAGTAGTATCAGTATCAAGAATGGGATATTCTTCGTATGAGAACAACAGTCCTCTAGTTTTAGGAGTAGAGAATATATGAGCATTAGTGTCAAATAAGAATCCATCAGCATAATGCTCTATTCCCGTTAATGTATCAATACAGAATTGTTTTATCTTGTCTCTTTGTGCCTTTAATGATTCCTCTATTTTATTGCAATCAAATTGCAAGTTTATAGAGTTTTCATCAAAATAGAAAATAAACCACTTGTAAGAATCTAAATCGTTCAAAGTTTTAACCTTTTCATTTTCCATAATTCATTTGTTTAATTATTGATTTTTTATATTTGTAACGTATACCTCCACCTTCCTATCAAGTAATAACTGAACAAGTATCTACTAGATTAATTAGTTATTAACTTCTAAATGGAAAGTAATGGAATATACGTTACAAACAATTTTGAAGAAGCCTGTTCTTGTACACGCATACAAACGTACAAGATTTGGCAAAGTCGAGTTCGTGAGAGAACATCGAAGAAGATTACCTCGTAGGTAAATTTAGTTGGTTTTTAGTTACAAGATTATTTCAATCAAGTAGATGTAACAGTAAAGGTGGTACTGCAATACCACCTTTTTTATTAATCTTAGAAAATAATCATATCTTTGCATAGATAATCATAAACATAGCCCCTCGCAAACATTATGAGATAATTAATAGTCCACGAGATTAATTAGTTATTCACGGTTCTAGCGGGAACTGGACTACTTTTAGTTCTACAAAGTTACTAAAAATCAGTTACTTAACAAAATAGACAATGTTAAAATAGTTTAATTAGCTCCTCCAAAGTACAAGGAGTGCCTTTCACCTCATCAGGTTCTAGAAAATTATCTACGGTTCTACTCTTCATAAATGCAAGATGAAATCTAAATAAAAGAGCCTCTTCTATACTACCTTCAACAAGTTTTCCGTCTATAAAATCTTCGACGGAAGATATAAAACCATGTTTGCGTAATCTACTATATGTTGCTTCTATTATTTCAAACTCTCGTTTACTACGCAATCTATCTACCAATTCACAAAATATTGATAAAGTTTGTTCCCTATTTATTTCCATACTCTTTTATCAATGCATTTATTTTCCTTAAAAACTCTTGCTTGTTTAAGCTATTGTATATTTCTTTGAAATCTTTGCTTCTCCATTGTTGATGCTTGAATACACACACTCCATATATATCCTCTTCTATTTCCTCTAATGAGTTGTACAGATTAATAGAATATATTCCTCTCTCACTTCGATTAGCAAGTATTTGCAAATAATATGAGAACATATTTAATTCTGACAAATCAACTTGTGGGGGTTGATAGTGAGATTTCATATCCCATATTTCCCAATGTGTGATTAGATATTTCTTAAGTTTACTTGCCTTTGTCATTTCTTACTTATATCTTGGATTAGCATTTATCACTAGCGTAGGCTTCCAATAGTATTTATTGAGCAATTGTCTAAATATTTCTTTATCTTTAATGATTCCATAATATATCTTTCTAGGGCAATCAAGTATATCCCAATCATCCCAAAGATTAAATGAAAATAAAATCTCTTCAATCTCTTGCAAAGAATTAAATGGTTTGCCATTATTTTCCTCTCTTAATATATGTATTGCAGATTTAAAAACCATTTCATCTGTATACTCTGCATATTTCCTACTACTATAATCTTTAGTTAGCTCATAAGAGGGATTATCTTTTTTATATCTCTCGTAAAATTCCTCTACTGATACAAAATTACTAGTGTTATGATAAGGGTGATATATTGGATTGTGAGCGTCAAAGGGATTACGGACACACATTGTTTCTATCCTTAGAGGAAATTCTTTAGTTGCATAATTCTCATTTTCCATAGTTCATTTGTTTAATTATTCGTTTCATTTATAAAGTACTCTATTGTATTCCAATACTTATCTACTTGTTGCTTTACATACCACATATCTAAATGAGGACGATTCCCAAAATTATCATCTTGTATATCAAGAATATACTCTCCAATAGGTTCTGGATATAGGTTAGTCACATATATATTCAATACTACTTCCCCTAAATATTTATCTAGTAGCTTAGATTCAGAATAAGGAGTTTCGATAAAATGCCCGTTTGTATCACATTGACTTAACGTAGTAACTAAGAACTCTTTAACTGCATCTTTATTAGTATCTTTATTGACTCTAATTAGTCTATTCCCATTTCCATTTATTGCATTTATTATCATAATCAATTTGTTTTAAATCCGTTTTAGATACCGTTAGTCTAGTTGCCATAATTTATCAAGTTCTTCCCTTAGTTTTTTAGGGCAATCTTTTAACCAATTGTCCTTACTTGCTGGATTTATATGCCTATAAGGTTCTTCTTGAACATCCCAGCCCTTTATGTTTTTGCATTTTTCATGCAAGCTTGATAATTCTTCCTCGGTAAAGGAATTACTAGTAAACTTCTCGAAAAGTTCTTCTGTTGTCATAACCTCGTATTTATTCGTTTTATAAGTAGACAAAATAGCGTTGCTATAATTATCAATAAAAGAATGTCCTCCATATTTATGAGCCAACATCTGATATTCATATAATAATATTGAAGTACTCGTGTTTTGCTTAGCAATCCTAGTATGTAATCAATGCATACAAAAATTATAATCTCTGCTAAAGCTATTCTAACTATTTTGTCCATTCTGCACTTGTATCTTTCCATGTGTATTCATCTGATATACTATCCGTTTTATAAGTAAATAGAATAGTATTATAGCAATGACTATTAATAATATATTCTCTGTTTGACATAATATATGGTATAGCATACTTTTTTTAATAACTAAATTATAATATGCTCCACTTTTGTATTTGTACCACCAATACGTTAATATCCCTTGTACACAGCATTCTACTATAATTAATACAAATAATACTATTCTAGTCATTTTCATCTCTTATCTAAATTAATGCGAATAAATTTATCATTATTATACAAACAAATAATGGTTTTCACTTCTTCCTTTCTTGAATCTGTATATTCCAACTTCACTGTTATGATAACCTCACGTTCATAAG